ATAAGTATAATATTTTTTTCCATCAATAGTTTCCGGTCCATATCCAGTAATATCATTTTTTTTTAAATAACCAAATAACCATTTATTACGATTATTTTCTTCATCTTCAATTAAACCTTCTTTAGTTTCTATATCATTTACTAAATTATCAGCCCGTTCCTTATTTATTTTATATTCTTCTCTTTCATTATTTAATTCTACTATTTTACTATTTAAAGTACTATATGTTGAATTAAGTTTAAGTAAATTTCCATTAGCAATTGTATCTAATAATTTTTTTTTTAATTCATCTATTTTTTTTAGCTTATATGTACTAAACTTTCTATGTAAATATGTTTTATTATATTTTAATATTACTACCCCAGAACCACCATTACCACCTTTATAACTTTCTGCTTCACTTGCTACTGCTGCTCCATCGCTTGCTGCTGCTCCATCGCTTGCTGCTGCTGTTGCTGCTCCATCGCTTGCTTCTGCTCCATCGCTTTCTGCTGCTGTTGCTGCTCCATCGCTTGCTACTGCTCCATCGCTTTCTGCTGCTGTTGCTGCTCCATCGCTTGCTACTGCTCCATCGCTTTCTGCTGCTGTTGCTGCTCCATCTGCTGTCTCGCTGGTATCTATTTCGCTTGTTCCTCCACCGCCTCCTCCAGAACCTGTTCCTTGATAAGCATCATGACCATCACCTCTTACATTACCCCCTCCCCCCCCTCCCTTTCCACCTTGCCCAGCTAAATTTGTACTTGTATATGCATCATCTTCATCGCAATAAATATATAATTGAGTATTCCGAACAGAACTTAATAGTGATATTCCATGCGAACAAACACCTATCGCACCTCCTCCTCCAGAAAGATAAATATTTTGATCATCATCTAGTAGTTTATCTAGTTCATATGTTGTTTTTAAATTTAAATTATTCATATTTAATAAAATATTTGAACCTTGTTTACCATTTTTATTGCTACTGTTATAAGTACTACTGTCAATAATTTGACTATAATACGCTCTATAACCAGTATTATCTGTTAAAATATTAGTAATAAAAAATCTACCTTCGTCTATAGCGCTAAGATCACCAATATCAATCCTACCACCTCTTCCTCCAGTACTATAATCTACATTACTATTTAATAATAGTCCTGAACCATCTGATTGACTTGTTATTATATTATTATTTATTGTTTTATAATTATCTCTATCTATATAATCATAACTATTTACTATTCCTAAATTACCTCCAGATTTACTTATTTTTATTTGAGTAAGTTCAGGATTTTTATATAAACCTCCGCAAGCAAAATATATAAAATTATTACTTTGTTGATCATCCGAATCCGGTTTTTTTAAATAAGATCCTTTTCCTGATTTATCATTTTCATCCCCTTCTCCAGCAACATATCCAGTACCTCCTTTACCAACACCTATTCTATAAATTCCTGGTCCAAATATATAATTACTTTTCCTTATAATAGCTCCTCCACTGCCTCCTGAACCAGTTTCAACATTATTAGGGGGGTCAAAATCACTAATTGTAAAGCTTTGTCCAGCAGAACCACCTCCAACTATTATAATATCCATTTCTACCCCTTGTTCTACAATTTGTTCAAGAGCAACATCATCACCAGTACTAGTTATTTCATAAGAATCTCCAAAATATGATGGAATATTTAATTCATATTCTGTAAAATCACTAATTCCATCATTTGTTAATACTATAATATTGAAAGTTTCTTCACTTTCATCATATTCACTGTAAAAACTATCATATATTGTATTATTTTGAGTACTAAATAATAGGGGCGTTAATACATAATCATCACCTGAATTTGCTATTAAATTAAAACGAGTACTATTATATTCTGGGGTATTACCATCATAACTAGTAATTTTTCTTAATGAAATCTGATTCTTAATATTATCATTATCATATTCTATATTTATTATATAATCAATATTTTGACTTAATGCTTCTGTATCTGTGCCATCATAATATCCATCAATATCAAGAATTTCTTCGGTTGAACCAATAATATTTTTTATTTGTTGATCAGTAAATGTACTTTTTAATTCTGTCAATAAGGTTTTTACATCTTCTGAAGTAGCTGAAACAGAAGACGCTTGATCTTCAGGAACCGCGTCATAATAATTTTCAATTATTATAAAATTATTAAATAAATTACTAAATAAATTAGTTTTTTTATGTTCATGATTACTACTATTAACATAATAATTTGAAGAAAAATATAATATTATACTTATAATTAATAATGTTATTGCTACAGAAATATTTACATTTATTAAATTTGTTATTGAAAAAGTAAAAAATATTATTATTAAAACAAATATACAAATATACATAATTATATTTACTTGGTTTAAATATGACTTATCTCTTTTAATTGTATAATCAAGTTTTTTTATTTTTTCTTCATTATCTATTAAATTTTTATTAATATTATGTAAATCTTTTTTATATTTTATTGCTTCATTTATTTTTGCTTGATCAGTTGTTATATAACCAGTATTATATATCTCCTGTATTTTTGTATTCAATCTTTTAAATTCATCATCATAACTATCACTACTAGTATCTAAACTTTTTATTTTTTTATTTAATTTATTTATTTCTTCTTGATTTTTTTTTTCTATAACCTTTTGTTTTTTTTTTGTATTTTCAACTATACTTAAAATAGAAAAATCATTTTCTTCACTATTTATTAATAATTCAAAATTTGCGAATATATAAGGGTATTCGTTTACAATAATATCGTTAATTTCAGGAATTTTTGATTCATAATTTACTTTTTTATAATAAAAATATATAGCTTTAGAAACATGATAATTAAGTAGTAATTTATAAAATTTATGTAAATATGATTTTGTTAATAATGCATAATAATCTAATTTATTTACATCAAACATCAAATAATTTTTATTAATTATATAATTGTTTAAGAATGTTATATAATCGTTATTATCGTCTGATATCAAAACATTATCTACTTTCAAATCTTTAATACCATTTGGTATAACAATATTTTTATATCCACTTATATCTTGTTCAGTATGTAATTTAAATTTAAGTATTTTTTTTTCTGTTAATTGTTCTATAATTTTATTACTAGTTATTTGAGAATTTTTAATTTCATATCTCATTTTTATTTCAAATTCATATTCATATAAACTTTTATTATCTATATTTTCTTTATCTTTTATTATTTTAGCTAAATTTCTATAATATTCTATTATAAAATCAAATATCATAGAATAATATTTAATTACAGGCAAAGCATAATAAGATAAATCTATATCTATTGAACCAATTGTATTTTCATTATTTAATTGAAAATCGTCTAAATAATAATTAATTTTATCTTTTAAAATATCATTTTTATTAATATCTATTATATCTTTATTTAATAATTTAAGAATATAATTATCAACACTACTATTATAATCATTTAATTTTAAAATATATTGATTTTTCAATAATTTATTATATAAATCCTTAATATTATAATTTTCAAGATAAAAATTCAAATAATTCATAGTTTCTCCTCCTATATCGCCCATTATTGGATTTATTATTTATTCTATATTTATACAATATATATTATATATAAAAAATAATCTATTTATTTTTAAAATAATTTTTTGAATATTTCCAATAACTTTTTTTCGAATCTCTTCTTACCTTTTTATTTATATCTTTAAATAAATAATATAATAATATTAATAAAACAATTATTGTAATTAAAAAATTTATTGTGTATCCAAAATAATTAAAATGTGAAACATAAATATAAAAAATTCCTAAATATATTGATAAATGTATAAAGAATTTATTTAAAGCATTTAAATATAGTAAATCGTGTTCAGTTGTATTTAATTTGGATTCTATTATGTAATCATATAGATTATTTTTATTATCTATTTTTTCATATTTTATTAATTCTTTTTCTAAATTTGGATGTACTTCATCATAATATGTTTTATAATTTGATGATTCATTATATTCAATATTTAAAAAATCAAATATTTGATTTAATATATTTTTAATTACAAAAATATTATTTGATATTAATCCTATTTTATCATTTTTGATAAATGTTTTTAATTCATCTAACTTGCTTGGGTCATAATTTAATAATTCATCTTCTAATATATTCTGTACATCTGAAGAATCTATATATGATGGTTTAGTATCATCGGTATCACTATCTAAATGTATATATACTATATATTTAGCATAAATAGTATCTAATAATTTTCTTTTATTTTCAGAGTCATCATCTATAAATAAAGTATCTAGAATATTTTTTAATGTTAATATTTTAATAATATGTTCTTCTAATTTTAAATATGAAGGCGATGGTAATATTTTCAATTTAAATTGAATGTAATCTTCATTATCATTTTTTTCAGCATTTTCAACAATTATTCTATTTTGAGGTAATTCTAATAGATATGCTATATCATTTTCTAATATATTATAAAACTCATCATCTAATTCATCATCTAATTCTATATCTATAACATTTATAATTCTAACATTATATGTATACGTTTTTTTTTTTTGAATATTTTTAATATTAGTTATTTTTTCTTCTAAATTATTCTTTTGATTACTAAGTGTTGATATTCTACTATCTATATCATTTTTTTCTTTTTCTAAGATGGTTTTTTCATCTTCATATCTACTAATAATAATATTAGCAGCATTTTGTTCTTCTGTTCCCTGATTTGGATCATCCCTTTGTATCCTAAAATCTGCTATCTCTTTGCTTCTTTCGTTATAGTTTTTTCTATAACTTAATAAATTGTCTAAAGTGCTTACTATATTTCCATTTAAGATATTTATATTTGTATCTATTGCTGCTTTTGCAGTATCTATATTTTGATTTATTTCATCTAAAGCATTTATTTGAGTTTCAATTAAATTAATTTCTTTTTTAAAATTATCTATATCTTCTTCTTTATTTCCTTTATCTATTATTTTTTCTCTAATATCTTTAGCATACCTTAAAATTTTTGGTTTTATATCATCATTAATTAATCTTTTTAATTTTTCAATTTCAGTATCTATTTCAGTATTCTTACTATATAATGCTGTATAAAATCTATTCAAATCTTTATTTAACTGGTTGAGTTTATTGTAGTTATCTCCAGCAATGATTAAACTTGTTTCTAATTCTATAATTATTCCATCACTAGCGTTAGTATAGTTTTGTATTAATGATTGTGTATCTTCTATTTCTTTTTCTATATCAGTAATATCATTAATTAATTTAGTTATTTTAGTACTACTATCAGTAATTGTTGCTAATAATGATTCATTATATCCAGAATCATCCTTATTTAAACTATCATAATCAGTAATCATACTAGTAATAATAGTTTGAATACAATTTACACTACTATCATCTCTTACACTACTATCATCTCCACAATTTCCGAAACTATCAAAATAATGCTGAATAGTTTTTCTATCTGTTATTACTCCATTGGCATCTGGATCGGCAAAATCTAAATTTTGATTTTCAAATGTGCTTGTATCCATTAAACTTAAATAATATGTTTCATCAATTCTATATTCAGAAACAGATGTTGTCTGAAAAGTTGATGAAGGGTCAGTTGATGAAGGGACAGTTGATGTAGGGTCAGTTGATGTAGGGTCAGTTGATGTAGTTACTACTGTACCAGGAGTATTTTCTGTACCTTCAAAATACTCATAATAATCATTTTTGAATAATTTTAATACAAAATAAATAAATATCAAAAATATTGTTACAACTATTGATAAAAATTTATTAGTTTCTACTGAATAATAATTAAATAATATAACATTTAATAGAAAAAATGTAATAATTGTATAATATATAAATATAGTTATTGTTTTAATCTTATCTTTAATATTAATATTAATATTATCTTTAAACATAATATCTATATCTCTTTTGTTTTCAATATTTTCATTTATTTCTATTAATTTATCATTAATTTCATTGAAATTACTTATTTTTTCAGATTCAGATAAATCATTCTTTACATTAGTAGCAGTTATAATATGTTTAGCTTTCTGTAATAATGTTTTATAAGTATTAAATAAATATTTAAATTCTATTATTTTTGTACTTATTTGATTAACAATTTTATTTTTAAATTTTATTCTAAAAATAGATTTATTATCATTAATATAGTAATAATATGCTAATAGTATATTATAATTAATCAAAGCAGTATAAAATCTAAATTCATTTTTTTTATATTTATAGTGAAATATACCATAAACATTTTTATTAAAATCATTATTATTTATAATTATATTATTAAATAAATAATTAAATGTTTCCGATATTGTAGTTTGATTATTATTGATATTATTATAATTAATATCAACAATATTACTTGTTATCATAATATCATTACATATTGGTTGTCCATCACATACAAATTTAAGTTTATGTAAATAGTTATAACCATCTATTTGATTAACATTATCTTCTTTAGTTTTATAATAATCTGCTGTAACATCTGTTAAAAAAACATATTTTTTAATATCATTTGATGCTAAATTTGTTAAATAATAATTCATATCATCATCGCTATATTTTTTATAATTATTATCATCTAATGTAAAATCAGTATCTTGAGTAACATTTATTTTTTTTAAAAATATATCTCTTAAAATTAAAGCATTTGAATAATTATCCCCATCACTGATATTTAAAATTCCTTTTTCATTTTGTATTAATATATTATTAAAAAAAAGGTTTCTTATATTATCTATTTTGATATCTGATAAATTACTTATTATACGAATAGTACTTGTTATTTGACTAGTACTTTCCATAATATTTTATATCTTTATTCTATAAATTACAAATTTTTTATTTATAAATTAAATTAAACAATAATAACTTAACGTCGTAGAATACTATTGAAATATTCGTCATGATTTTCATTATTATACTCAGTTGTATTATGTTTATAATAATTATCAAATAAATAATGTTCTTCATATTTATTTTCATCATTTATAATTAAACCATTATTATATTCACTAATACATTCATAATCATTTTGAATATTTTTAAATGGTAATTGATAATTATATGATTCATCATAACAAGAGAAATCAGTTTTTTCACATTCCCATCTATTTAAATCTTCAACAAATATTAATTTTTCATTACTTTCACAGCCAAAATTATTAAGATAAGACATATTTTTTTCTTTCAATTTTTCCTTTGCTTTATTAAATTTACCACTATTTTTTTTATTACTAATATTAACAATTCCTTTATGTATATTTTCATCATTTGTATAACAAATTTTTGTATTATTTAATTTATAAATTATATCTAAAGAATTATATTTAAAACAAGGTTTTGTATCATTTTTAATACAAACTTTGCGATAAACTTCAGAACCATCTTCATTTATATATCCAACTTTTTTATTGATACCATAACATCCACCAATTTCATCTGTAATTGTATATGAACCATTTTCTTCTTTATATTCAGGTTCTTGTATACCTTCATATTGATCTCTATCGCCTGTATAATCATTATACGAACCATCATGATACAATTGACCATCTATATATTCTGGTTGTTGTCCTATTGTTTCCTCTGTATCAATAACTTGTTCTTTTTCTGGAGTACAATTGGTTATAAATATATTATCTATATCATCTTTTTCTAATGCTACCTCATATATTCTAAGATCTCTTAAACCTCCTTCAAATGATATTATATTATTTAAATCTTTTGTATTATTATCAATATCAGTTTTGATTCCTCCAATATATAATGTTTTTTTATCATATTTAAATTTTGATGTGTAACAAGATTTTTCATCTATTATATTATCATATTCAACAGTGAAATTCTTTATTTCTTGCAAATTTTTATAAATTTTTATATTATTTAATTTTTTTACTATAATCCAATGCGTCCATATATCATCATCAATTCTTAGTTCATTATCTTCACTTGTTATAATATTAGTTTTCGTATTGTTTTCACAAGGTAACTGCATATATAATTTATTATCACAAAAACCAATAGATAATATATTATAATTTTTAAAATATTTATTCACATCTGTTTTATATTCCTGCCAATTTATTTTACCAATATCTAACATTTCATGTATTTTACCATTTGATAATAACACGTGTTGTTCTTTATTTTTTGAAAGTTTACATATAAATGATATTGTATATTCATTTCTATATAAAGAAATATTATCAACTTTTAGTAAAGTATTTTTAAGTTCAATATAGTTTTTATAAATTTTATTTATATATGTATCACAAATCGCCTCATACAATGTTCTATTATATATTGAATAATCATATAATGTAGTTTTATCTGGTTTTTCATTTGTAATTAATGGCAAATACAAAAGCAATAAATGTCGATTTTTATCCGTATTACAATATTTAAAAATTTCATTGAAATAATCGCCACCTATCACACTATCTGATATATATGATGGAAATCTAATTGGTTCATTACATTCTCTTATTCTACTTTCTAATTTTTCTTCTATTTTTTCAATATTGTTTATCACTTCAGTTATAACATATTCTTCTTCTCTTTTTAATATTGAATCGGGATTATTAACTTGTTTTAATAATTCGTCAAAGATTTCTTGAGGTGTTTTATATTTTTCATTTGTTTTAATATTCATATTAATAAAAGTATCATCGCCTAAATTTATCGATGATATATTTACTAATTCGCTATCTATGTTTAATGAGGTACTAACATGTTCTATAATATTATATTTGAAACTATCTCTATCAAAAGTAGTATCACTTATATCATAATTTAAAGTTAATTTTAATAATATTTTACAATATTCTATACTATCTTTTTCGCCAATAGTTACAATTGTTGTAATATCTTTAATTAATTCATTTATATTATTATAATTATCATTTTTGACATATTCTATAAATTTTTCTTTATTATCTTCATACATATAATATAAATTTTTTTTATATTTATTATCTAATTTTTTCTGTACAAAAATATTCAAAAATTCTTTTTTATTTTCATTAACAAAAATGTGTTTATAACTCATATATTCTTCAATTAACTCATGATAGCTTTTTAATTTATCTATTGTTAATTTAATTTTAGAATATTTATTATCAATTATACTATCCATAAAATATTTATGTTTATTTTTTTGTTTATTATTAATATCAATAACCTTTTCTAATTTCTTTTTAGTTAAATTTATATTTTCATCTATTGATTTTATTTTAATATTATTATTTATTATTAATTTATTATTTACATCTATTTTATCACTTAATTTTTTTTTAATATTAACGTTTTCTATATTATTTTCATAAGAATGGTATAATTGTTTTAAATTAAAATTTTTATATGTTAAATAATCAATTGTTTTAAGTAACCTTATTTTTTCATTTTCTAAAGTTTTTATATAAACATTTTTATATATTATTTCATATTCTATTATTTTTAAATTAAGTGTTTCTAGTGATATATTTTGATCATATAAATTGATATTTTTTATTAAAAATATTATCAAATATAAAAATATATCTAGTTTATATTTTATAATTATAAAATTTAAATTTAATAATTTATTATTTAATATATCATATTCACTTTTAATATTTTTAATTTTAGTTACAATCAAATTATTGTCCTCATTATTAAATAATTGTAAAATTTTATCTCCAATATTTTCTTTAGTACATACATATTCATTATCTATTTTTTGTATTAATATACACATTGTTTCATAAGATTCTTCAATTTTACTTTCAATTTTATTTTTAACTTCTGCTAAATATTTACTATCATTAACTATTATTTTGATTTTAGTTTCATATTCATTATTATTTTTCTTTTGTAATGTTATATTTTTAATCATTATAAGTTTTAATTTGTTTTTCAATTCTTTAATATCATCTATTGTATTTGATAATTTTAAACAAATATAATTATATTTTTTTAAGAAGTTATTTTCATGTATTAATAACATTTCATAATCATGTTTTGTTTTATCAATTTCTTGTTTGAATTTTACAATAGTTTCATCTTTAATTTTTAATATATCTTGTTTATCTATGTCTAATTTTGTTAAATCTTGGTTTATTTTTTCAATTTCTAAATTTATTTTTTGAATATCATCATTTAAATTAGTAATATCAGCATCTATTATTTCTAATTCATTTATATTATTTTCATCAATATCATTTTTTTCTTTTTGTTTTTTTTCTAAATTTTCTTGATAACTTGATAATATAGTTTCTTTTTTGATTTTATTTTTTTCACTATTAGCAATTAATTCTTTAATTCTTTTAATATTATTTGAAAATATTAAAGTATTTTCACTTAATATTTTTTCATTAGATTCAATACTACTTCTCGATGATTCTAAATTAATTTTTAATAATTCTAATTTAACATTCTCTTGTTTTAATTTTGTAAATAATTTAACTTGATTTTTATATTTTGTTTCAATTAAATCATATTTAGATTTAATTTCTTTATTATATTCGTCAATAATTATATTATCTTTATGTTCATCAATATTAAAAAGATTTTTAACTAATTTAATAGATGTATCATTATGAAAAATTTGTAAATTAATTAATTCTTGTATTTGAAGATTCTTTAAATCTTCTAAAAATTTTATTTTTTTTGTATTATTTTCTAAATTTATTTGCTGTAATTTATCAAATGTTTTATCATAATAGCGATTATAACTATCTTTTTTTTCATTATTTTCTTTTATATTTTCATTAATTTTTTGTAAATCACTTTCAATTTTACTTAAATTTGTTTTATACAATTCTATATTTTCAAGTATCTTATTTCTAAGTTCTTTTTGTGTTTCAATATTAAGATTAACAGTGTCTCTTTCGTGATTGAAATCTTTATAATCACTTAAATAATCTTCTAATTTTTTTTCCTCAACTTTTTCTTTAATTTCATTTTTTAGTAAATTATTTGTATTAATAGCTAATAATATTTCACTAATTATAATTATATATTTATTTTCTTTAAATTTTTCGATCATAATATCTGTTTTATCTTTTAATTTCGCTTCTTGAATTTCTTGAATATTACTTTGTAATAATTGACTTAAATCTGAATTTAATTCTATTAAATTTTCTTTAATTTTAATATGCTTACTTAAATTATATTCATTTAATAATATTTCTAAATCTTTATATTCCATACCACTATAGTAATTTTTAACTTTGTTATCTAACTCAATTCGATGATAGCTTTTTTCTATATCTTCTTGTGTGAATTCTTCTATTACTTGTTCAGTTTCTTCATCTACTTCACTACCAAAATCATATGGTATTTGAGTATCAACTTTAATACGTAAATGTTGAAAATCCATAGAACTTGTTTTTAATAATTTAGTTTCAACATCTTTAATTGATTCTTTTAATTGATTTGTCATAGAGATTGTAGTATCTTTTATAAAGTCATTATCATTTTTTGCTTCTTGACTTCTTTTTTTTAATTCATCAACACTATTTGTTTGTGTAGTTATAAACTCTTCTAATGTTTTCATTGATTCTTCAATATTTTTTCTTTCTTTTTCAAGTTCATTTGTTTTATCATCACTTAATGATAAACTTTTTTTTGATGAACTAATAGCTGTTTCTTTATCTAAATGTTCTATTTCTAATTCATTCACAACTTCTGTTAATTCTGCTATATTACTAACTGTCTTTTCTATTTTTTGAGTTATTTCTTCCATTTGTTTTTCTTCTGTAGTTTTTTCTTCGGTATAGCTACTAATATCTTTTATTAATTGTTCAATATCTTCATTTCCTGTAAAATTTTCTTTGAAATTAAATAGATGATTATTATTATATAATATTATAAGACATATAATTGCCACAGTTATAGCAATTATCATAATAATAATAATATAATCAGTTATTCTAAATAAACTTGTATCATAATTATGATAAATAAAATTTCTAATTAAAAATATTATTAAAGAAATATTAATTACACTTAAAAAAAATATAAAATATTTTGTAATAGTTTTATAATATAAAATTTTATTTATATCATTTAATTCTTCATTCTGTTCTTGTAAATCATCAAAATATTTTTCAGGTTCTTGTGTTTCTTCACTTATTATAATATCTTTAACTGGTTTTGATGTAATTGTTTTAATATCATCGTCTTCATTATTATTTACTTTTTTTGGTTCATTTATTATTTCTTGTATATAATAATTAGGGTCATAAACAATTAATTTATCTAATTTATTCATATTTATATGATAATCGGTTTGTTTTTCTAAAGTTTTATTGATAGGACTTATATTTAAAAATTTATATGAGTTAATTTTAATATATTTAAAAATATCATCGTTAAATTTATTATAATAATCATTTCCTTCTGATAATAAATCGATTATTTTTGTTATTGAATCAAAACGTAATAAATCATAAACCTTAGATATATTATAACAATAACTAAAGTCAACTCTTTTTGATGTTGATAATACAGAATCTTTTAAAACAAGTTTTATATCTTTTAAAATAATACTTAAATGATAATGTAATATAGGTTTTAATAATTCAATTAATTCAATCATATTTTCATAATTTATAAATGTGATAGTTATGTTATTAGTTATTTTTTTAGCATTAAATTCAATAAATATATTATAATTTGTATCATAAATTGTTCCTGATTTTTCAACATCATATTTTAAAGGTATTTTAAAATAATATGTATCATTAGTTATATCATATTTATTATAATATTCATCAGTTGTAATATAATAATATAAATTTCTCAATAATGATAATATACAAAATGATTTAATATAATTATTATTTAATATTTTAGATATATTAATATCACAAACAAAATTATTAATAATATTATATTGATTTTTTACTTTAATAAAATTAAGAAAATAGTCATTATTAGGATTATTTATTTGTTTTTTGTTATAATATGTAGCAAATAATTCATAATTATCGTAATAATAATTATTACTATTTAAAAAATCTTTAATATCTAAATTATTATTATTAATTAAATTAATAAATATATATTTTTCAATATGATAACCGTTATGTATATAATAATTATCGCTTTTAATATCTTTAGTATCTAATTCAATATCATTTACATAGTTTTTTTCATATAAATTTTTAATATTATCATACAGACTATTTATTGTATTAATTTTAATCATTAATATTTAACTCTATAAATAATTAATATTTTATATAATAAAAAATGATTATTTTCATTTTATATTTAAAAATAACTATAATATAAGAAACTAATAAAATATGTCTATATATCCTGAATTAAACTACAGTAATCAAAAAATTGATATTCAAGATGTAAAAGGAATCCAATTTAGTGTTTTAGGTCCAGATGAAATTATTAAACGTTCTGTTGTTGAAATTACTAAAACTGATACATATGCGGGAAGTGAACCTATAATAGGAGGTTTATTTGATACCCGCATGGGTGTATTAGAACACAACAGATTATGTTCAACTTGTGAGCAAAAAAATATATTTTGCCCAGGTCATTTTGGACATATTAAATTAGCAAAACCAGTTTTTCACGCCATGTTCTTTGATATTACAAGAAAAATTTTGAAATGTATTTGTTATAAATGTTCTAAACTATTATTATCAGATAAAACAACTATTGATGATAATATTAGAAATGACATTATAAAAATAAAACAAATCAAAAATAATCAAAAAAGATGGGATGCTTATTTTAAATTGTGTAGTAAATATATTTCACCTACTAAATTTAAAATTTGTGGTGAAGATGGTTCTTGTGGTTGTAATTCTAAACAACCTACTAAATATACTAAAGATGGTTCCATGAAAATTATTGCGGAATGGAAAAATATTAAGAAAAATACAACTGATGATGATGAGGAAGCAGAAGATATAGAATTAGAATTAACAGCCGAAGATATATTAAGAATATTCCAAAAAATTAATGAAGAAGATATGGAATTAATAGGTTTTAACCCTATTTGGAATAGACCTGAATGGTTAATTTGTACTGTATTACCAGTTCCTCCACCATCAGTTAGACCAAGTATTATTGAAGAGAATGGCCAAAGAAGAGAAGATGATTTAACTCATAAATTAAGTGAAATTATTAAAATAAATAATAATATTTATGATAAAATCACTAAGGGAACATCTGAAGAAACAATAAAATTAGTTACTATGGTACTACAATATCATATATTTACTTTTATTGATAATCAAATTCCCGGTCTAGCACCTTCTCAACAAAGAAATGGTAGAAAATTGAAATCTGTTTCTGACCGTATGAAGAAAAAGGAAGGAAGAATTAGAGGTAATTTAAATGGCAAACGCGTTGATCAGTCTTCACGCTCGGTTATTACACCTGATCCATATATTAGTATTGATGAATTAGGAGTACCTATTAAAATTGCTATTAATATTACATTTCCAGAAGTAGTTAACAGATATAATATAAAAGAATTGAAAAAGTTAATTTTAAATGGTCCAGATGTTTGGCCAGGTGCTAAATTAGTTAAAAAGAATGAAAATCTAGTAACTATTAATCTTAAAAATGCTAATTTGGAAAAAATTGCTGATGAATTGAAATTTGGCGACGTAGTTCATAGACATTTAAGAGATGGTGATTATATTCTATTTAATCGTCAACCATCTCTTCATAAAATGTCTATGATGTGTCATAAAGTTGTTATTATGCCTTATCAAACATTCCGTCTAAATGTTTTAGATACACCTCCTTACAATGCTGATTTTGACGGCGATGAAATGAATTTACATTGTCCTCAAAGTATTGAAACAATGTCTGAACTAAGAGATATTGCGGCTGTTCCTTATATGATTATAGCACCAAGGGATGGAAAACCAATTATTGAAATAGTTCAAGACACATTATTAGGTTCATTTAGGTTAACAAAAGATAATGTAGAGATAAGTGATAAGACAATGGCAAATTTACAAATGATTAATAGTAATTTCAAGGGATATTTAGAAAAACCAAATAAAAATTATACTTATACTGGAAAACAAGCTTATTCACAAATCTTACCACCAGGATTAAATATTGATAGAAAAAATAAAGCAGAGAAAAAGGTTACTATTTATAATAGTAAATATTTAGAAGAATCTGATTCTTTAGATAAAACTATATTTCATAGTAAATCTTCTGGATTATTACCTATTATTTATCATGATTACGGACCTTTTCAAACACAGAAATTCTTAGATAATACTCAAAGATTAATTTGTAGATGGTTATTAACAGCTGGTTTTAGTGTAGGTATTAGTGATTTAGTTACAGATAATCAAACTGAATTAAGTCTTAAAACAAAAATTAAAGAAATGAAAGAAAAGGCTTATACAAAATTAGATAATACAAGAAGAGGTTATATTCAAAATAATAGTATATTTAATAATGAAGATTTTATTGAAAGAGAATTAATTGGTATTTTAAATGAAACTACTAATCAAGTTGGTAAAATTGGATTAAGCCAAATTGATGAAAAAAAAAATAGAATGATTAATATGGTTAAATCAGGTTCTAAAGGTAAAGAAACTAATGTTGCTCAAATTATTGCTTGTGTTGGACAACAAAATGTTGATGGTAAACGTATTTCATATGGTTTTACTGATAGAACTTTACCTCATTATACTAAATACGATGATGGACCAGAAGCAAGAGGATTTGTAGAAAATAGTTTCATTTCTGGTTTAACACCACAAGAAGTATTCTTTCATGCTATGGGTGGCCGTGAAGGTTTAATTGATACTGCTGTTAAAACATCTGAAACTGGTTATATTCAAAGAAGGTTAGTTAAAGCAATGGAAGATGCGAAAATTTATTATGATAATACTGTAAGAAATGCTGGTGGTTCAGTAATACAGTTTATATATGGTGAGGATGGTATGGATGGTTGTAAAATAGAAAATCAATATTTATCGTATATGGACATGGATCCATTACTAATGGAAAATATGTTTCATTTACGTAAAAATGATAAATTAAATAATTATTTAACTACGAAAGCTAATAAAGAGGTATTAGAAAATACTTATAAAAGATGTACGGAATATTATGAAAAAATGGTAGATGATAAAGAATATTTATTAAAATATATATTTAATTATAAAAAAAATAAATCTATTAATTATCCTATACCATTTGATCGTATTATTAATAATTATATTAAAAGACTTGAAGCAATTAAAATTAAATCTGTAAAAACTGATTTAACACCCTTATATATTTTAGATAATATTGATAAATTAATTGATACTCTTTATATTAAAACAAAAGATCAAGGTACCAGATTTTTAGAAATATTACTTAGATATCATTTAAATCCCAAAAAACTTATTATCAATTATCACTTTACAGTTGATATATTTGATAATATTATATCACAAATTAAACAATATTACAATGAATCTATCGCTCAACCCGGTGAAATGGTTGGTATTATAGCAGCACAAACTATTGGCGAAATGGGTACACAAATGACTCTTGATTCATTTCATGTATCTGGTACAGCAGCAGCTGTAAAAGCAACAAGTGGTGTACCAAGATTAAAAGAAATTTTAAGTGCTACTAAAAAAACTAAAACACCTACATTACTTATTTATATGAAAGATGATATTGCGACAACTTTAAATCCTTATATAAATGATGATGGCAATGATTGTGATGATCCAAATATTGAAAAAACTAAGAATAGTGCCATGAAAGTTAAGAATTTAATTGAAATTACAAAATTATATGATATATTAAAATCAAGTGAAATTTATTGGGATAAAAGTGATAATAGATATACTACAAATATTAAATGTGATGAAGGTATGTTAAATGTTTATAAAGAATTTCAATTTATTAATCAATTAACATCAGATTCACCATGGGTTATACGTTTAAATTTTGATAAAGAAAAGATGAAACTTTATGATATTAAAATGATAGATATTTATACTAAACTTAATTCAACATATGATAAAGTAGTTGAAGCTGTTTATAGTGATGATAATGCTGATGAATGTGTGTTTAGAATTAAAATGATTGAAAGTATTACAAAAGATATATCATTTGATGATCAATTAGCAGCTATTAAAGCATTAGAACATAATATTATTCATCAAGTATTATTAAAGGGTTATAAAGGTATTAAAAAAGTATCTTTAAATAAAAAGAAATATACCAAATATAATTATGAAACATTTAAATTTGATAATATTGTAGAATGGGTTTTAGATACAGATGGTACTAATCTTATTGAAGTATTATCTAATCCTAATATTGACTCTACAAGAACAATTTCAAATGATATTAGAGAGATTTATGAAACATTTGGAATTGAAGCAGCAAGAACAGCACTATATCACGAATTAATAAATGTAACAAGTGAAGATGCTATGAATTATAGACATTTATCGTTACTTATTGATACAATGACTTATAAAGGACAATTAATGTCTATTGATAGACATGGTATTAATAGAGGAGACATTGGTCCATTGGCTAAATCAAGTTTTGAAGAAACTACAGATATGTTAATTAATGCTAGTATATTTTCAGAATATGATAATGTCAATGGTGTATCCGCAAATGTTATGTTAGGTCAAGTAGCACCTTGTGGTACAGGTGATTCAGAAATCTTATTAGATGAGGAATATTTACAAGATTTAATAGAAAAAACAAATTTCAACGTAGATGTAGATTATAATAGTTTAGAGAATGAAATTGAAATCGATGATTGTGAATTAAGTGAAATATCATTTAATTATAATATTAATAAAAATGACAAAAAGTGTGTATCGTTTAATGAATCAAAAATTATTATTAATTAAATATATCTTCTATAAATTCTATTATTTTTATTATTATCATGATTCATTTGTGTTTTAATATTATTTACAATTTTATTTTCATCATATCTTTTAAAAACTATTAATTCTCTTTTTTTTTCCTGTGTTTCACAACAATTTTCTAATATAAATATTTTTTTCAAACTTTCTAATATTTCGTCCATCACTATACTATATTATTATTTATTTATATCCAATTTCTTTTTCCCAATTTATTATTACATCTATAACACATTGGTCTTAAATTATCTATTGTTGTCGGACCACCATTAAATTCTGATATTACATGACCACAACTATAATCATCTTCAAATATAGTATTTACACAGTTTTTATAAGGACATTTACCGCTCTTTTTGTTACCATATTCTTTAACCCATACTTCTTTTTTAAGTTTTTTTGTAATTCTTTTTTTCTCTTTTTTAAATTTATGTTCTGGTATAACACTTCTATCTAATAAATATTCAATGAAATTATTATTTCTTAATGTAAAAGTAATACCGTTGCTAACTGAATCTTGTTCGTCTTTATAAAAAATTTTAGAACTATTTGTATATAATTGATTATATTTTATTGCTGAATTAAAACTAAAATTAGCATTTTCAAAATCATCTTTTAATTCTTCAAAACTATTAAATTTTAATAAATAATTTTTCTTTTCAATTACACTTAAAAATTCACTTATCGTTCTTTTATATGAATCTTTTTTTTGTTTTTTATCAAAATATAAACTATAATTATCTTCTAAATATTCTACAAATTTATTATGTATATTTTTACTAAAATCATCTAAAAATACATAAGATACATTTTTATATGAATCCTTATTTAATTCTTCATATAATAAACGCATTTTTTCTTCATCGGTAATAATATAACAGCATATATATATATAATTATCATAATTTAGTTCATATAATTTTTTAATTAATTCAATTCTATGTTGTCCATCAACAATATATATATTATTTTTTTTACTTGGAATATAACAAAATACTAATTTATTTTTAAAATAAAAAAATTCTGGATTTATTTTATAAGATAAAAGCATTTCATTTACTTTATCTTCATTTATATTACATTGATATACAGGTTTTTTTAATATATTTTTATCTAATAATTCTATTAAATCTCCAAAACTATATTTATATTCTCTATAATATTGTGAGTTATGATTTAATAAATTTTTCTTAAACTTACTATCTAAATAATTATAAGACATATTAATATATATATATAGACTTTTTTTTATATACTACAATTTAATAACCAACTTGCGTCATCCATTGTATCTGTTTGTATATCTGTGGAAGAATAATATTGTTTATAAAATTTCTTATTATCTATATCATTATGTAAATAAATATTAATTTTTCCATTTTTTGCTAAACAAGATAATTTAAAATCTATTTGTTGATTTATTGGCATCATTTCATTTAATATTTTATCTATACTACTTTTCTTAATCACATAAGAATGAAGACATATAAATTTATTTACTTTAAATAAATTATTTTTTACTCTCGATATTACTACACGGTTTTTATTTAGTAATAAAATATCCCAATCATTCGGCAATTCACTAACATATTTATATATTAAATCACTATACATATAATCATTAAATTCAATATCGTCTTCAAATACAAGTCCATAATTAATATCTTTAGTTTCTTTAATTTTTTTCCACACTTTTAAATGACTTAAATAACATCCTACTGCTCCTATTGTATTAAATTCATGATGATATTCTCTTATTTTTTTATTTAAAGATTTAACACCATATTCTCCTATAATATTATTTTTAATTAGCTTATTAACATCAATAAATTTAGCATTAATAGCAGGGACAACTTCATAATTAATTTTATGTAAATTATAAGTATTATCAAAACGTTCTAAACGGTCTTTACGATAACTTAAATTAATTAAAAAAGATTTTATTTTTTTATAAAAAACTATTTTTTTATTTAAATTAATAAAATGTAAAATCACAACAGATATTAATAAAACTGTTAATATTATTATAAATTGTAAATACATACTATTATATTATTTTATTTTTATATATTACAATTCAATTCCCAACTTCTTCCTTTCATTATATCTTGTGAATTATGAATATTTGATTTTGTTATTCCTTGTTTATAAAGTTTATCTTTATTATTATAAAGATAAATATTTATTTTTCCTAATGTTGCTAAACAAGACAATTTGAAATCAATATGTTGATTTAATGGCAACATTTCATTTAATATTTTATTTATACTATTTTTATTTATTATATATGAATGCGTACGCAAAAATATAGATACTTTAACTAAATTATTTTTAATTTCATCACCTTTTCTAACATTATTCAATAATAATATATCCCAATCATTTGGTAAATCATTTATATATTCATATATTACTTTATCTGTAATATTGTTATTAATAATTACATCATCTTCAAATATTATACCATAATTACAATTTTTATCTTCTTTAATCTTTTTCCAAACTTCGATATGACTTAAATAACATCCTATTGCCCCCATTGTATTAATTTCATAATGATAATCTCTTATTTTTTTATTCATTGTATTCATAACATAGTCTCCTACAATTTGTTCTTTATGTAATCTATTTATATCTAATTTATTACCATCGATTGCCGATATAACTTCATAATCTATATTATGAAAATTATAAGTATTTTTAAATAATTCTAATCTATCTTTACGATGATATAAATTAATTACATAAACTTTTGTATTTTTATAAAATAAATATTCTTTATTAATTTCTAAATACTTATTAATTGTTATTTTGATTAATAAAATAAATAAAATTAAAATAATTATTAATAAGATTTTTTTCATTTACTTAATTTATTTATAAGATTATTTAATATTTCTTCTGTTTTTTCCATATCTATATTATCTGAATGTTTATATTGTATAAATAATATATATTTATTATTTGTCTCTTTTATTACTAATGTTATCCTATTATTTACTTTATATTCTTTAATTTTATAATTTGTTTTTAAATCAATTTTATCATCACAACCATACATATATGAAGGTAATCTTTTATCATTATAAACAATTATAAGATTATTATTATTTTCTTTCATATTTAGTAACTTTTTTTCGTATAAAATTTGATTATCATTAGTATAATCATATGTCAAAATTAGATTATTTTTATAAAAGTCTACATGATTTACTTCTTGTTTAAATTTAAACATATTTGTAATTTTTTTTATAGTATTTTCGTCAATTTCTAAATTTACTCGTGATTTATCAATCATATCTTTTTTTATATATATTTCAACTAAATTAGTATCTTCTACAATTAATTCATTTAACTTAATCATTATCTTAATATATTAATTATAATTATATATCATTTTTTAAATATTTTCCTTTTATATAATAGATTTAATATGAATTTGGAAGATTTTATGTTAATAGTATATACATTTATTGTAATAATAATGATAATTTATGTATTATTAAAAAATAAAAAATTAGTTTATGACTATACTAATATAGATTTAAATAAATTTATGAAAGAAGTAGAGTTTTTTATAAATAAAAATATATAAATTTTTTTGTTATATATTATATTATGAAAAAAAATAATATATATTGTAATATTTGTAATAAAAAGTTAAATACTTTAGCGTCCTTAACTTCTAAATGTAAATGCGAATTATATTTTTGTGATAAACATTTATTTTTTACAAATCATAATTGTTCATTTGATTATAAAAACGAATTTAAAAAATTTTATACAAGTAATCATATTATAGATTTATCAAATAAAGTAATTAAAATATAAAAATATATATAAAACTTTTTATATCTTATATATATATATTAACTATAATGGCAACTATTCCTATGATTATAAAAACAGATTTTAATAATATCAAAAAATATTTTAATTCAAATAAATTTATTACTAAAATATTTGATATTAATGAAAATGATAAAATAGAAAAAATTAATGATTGTGATGTTATTATAAAAAAATATTTTAATGTAGAATATTTACAAAAACAAATTGAATTTAACGAATATATTACTAATAATTTAATTCCTAAAATTAAAAATATTAATGTAGAACTAACTTTAGAAAAAAAACTTGTTTATGATACAGATGATTTGCTTATATACAAAATTATTGCTTATATAGATAAACCATATTATATTAAAACTTTATTAGCTGACCAATCTACTGTATATTATATTAAAATTTATCCTAAAGAAGATGATAAATCATTGAAAGTATTAAGTTATATTAGAAAATTTATACCATCTGATGACCCATTGATAGATAATGATGATTATATAATAAATGATGATATAACTATTAATGATTATTCAAAATATGATAAGATAAATTTTAGTGATACATTATTATTTACAGCAAATACATTTTTAGGAGAAGATATAGTTGATGATATTATTATACCATTTATTTATAGTATATTTGATGATTTCATAAATAAGGTTATTAATAAACGTATTAAATCTTATTTGAAAAAAAAAGGGATAGAAGTATATTCTAATAAAAAAATATAAATTATATATCTACATCTTGTTGTGCTAAACATAATTTTATTTCTCCTAATGATGCTATACTATATCTTAATATAATTGGATAGGAATTTTTAAGATATATTTCAACAGTTGGACATAAGTTCGTACATTTTGTAAAAATTAATAAATATTTTAAGCTAAAAACTCCTTGGATTATTTCTTGATTTGATTCTTCATTTTTTTCTATATTTTTCGAAATAGTAATATTATGCGATCTTTCGCTTCCTAAAATTGTTTCTTGACTACAAAAATCACCATTACATTTTAATATTAAAGATTGTTCTATATTTCTTATTTCAATAAATTCAGATATATTATGCATATCTCTTATAATTTTTTGTAAATAAGATGAAGGCATTGTTATAGTTGTTGTAAAATCAGCGGGAGGTATTGATACATCTAATACATCAATATCGATAGTAGATAATTTATAATTAGTTTCTACATTTTTTTCGTTATTAGTAATTTTAATTCCTAATTTGTTAGGGTCTTCTTTTTCAATATATAAATTAAGCAGATCATTTGTACCAATTGTTTTAATTAACATATGTAATTTAAGCATATTTACGCCAATAAAACGTTTTTTTTCGCAATAATATTCTTCAAACTTATCTGCTTCAAGTTTTAAATGAATTAATACTACATGTGTATTATCCATAGCGATTATTTTAATACCTGTTTCATCAATTTCTAAATTTACATCCATCAAAATGTCTTTTAAAGCATCAATAACTTGTTTAAAAATAGTAGCCTGTATTGTTTTAATATTAATTAAATATTTTTCTTTATTTTGAACCATTATATGTAAAATTAATATTAATAATCTTTATATATTGATTTTTTCTTTCTATTATTTAGAATTAAAATAAATAAATGTCAAAAACTCCAACCGAAAAAAAATTTAGTCAAAGAAATAACCCTTATGTAATGTCTGTTAGTTCTCAACGAGAGAATACACCACCAGAAGAAAATGAATCACAAGGATCATCACAACGATCATCGCGGGAATCATCACAATGACCATCACAATGACCATCACAAGGACCATCACATTCACCATCACAAGGATCATCACAAGGATCATCACAAGGACCATCACAAGGATCATCACAAGGATCATCACAGGAATCAGTAGTATTATCACCGCGTGCCCAACATGGTCGTTTTTTGGGTTATGGAGAATTTGAAAAAGGTGCTGTTGAAGAGACATATGACACCTTCATTAAATTTTGATACAAAAGTAGTTCCTGGTCAAAAGAATAAAAATATTGTATCAATACGTTCATCAGGTGGTCATGAATATTTCCATTTAACTCTACTGAAAGATAATGTAAAAACAGGATTACATGTGAGTATCTTGGGTAAAATATTCAAAATGTATTTAAGACATACATCCTTGTTAGATCAACATAAACATGGAAATGATGCTTATAATAAGATTTTATATAAATTTCTTAATACCGTTTCACGTTATTTTAAAAACGAAAAACATTCGGATGGTGTCCAATTAGAACAATTCATAAAAGATTTTACGCAAGGTGTCTATCAATCTGCTACTACAGCATGGATAAGTAGAGAACAAGCGAAGTAATAATGTTGTTGACAGGAATTTTTATGTGTAACATATAATAGATAATCAATATGACCAAATATAAATATATATGTTTACGTTTTATTATTGACAAAAATGTAAAAATTTATAAAAAAGAAAGTTCAAATAAATTATATTGTAAAAATAAGATTAATACTAAAAATGGTAAGAAAATATGCATGATATCGCTTAATAATTATAAAAAAAAAAGAAAAAAATTAATGTTATTAAAACATAATAAAAAACAGGTTGCTAAACAATCTTCAAAAAAAAAAACTAGAACTGCTTCACAGCGACCTAAAAATAATAAAAAAAAGGGAGGGGGGCTAACATTTAAAGAAAATATAACACATCGTGAAATTTCAGCATTAATGATAGATGATCAAACTAATAAAGAATTAGGACATTTTTCTTTAAAAATTTCTAGACCATATGATTTATCTGTAAGTATAGATGATGATTATCAAGGTCTTGGATTATCTAAAAAACTTTTAGAATTATTTTATAATGTTATAATTAGAAGACATTATCATACTGATCGCAATGGTAATAATGTGTATGTTTTTGAGAATGGAATCACATTGAATGATACTGATATTTTAGTAATAGATACAGATGCTAGTTCGAATGCGAGAGGTGTTTCTTTTTGGGATTATATAGGTATGAAACCGAATAGACATTATGATAGAGGAAATTCAAATAGACATTATGAATCAAGTGGTTATGAAAAAACTATAACTTTAAAAGATATATTAATTAGAATATATAATTTAACAAATTAAATAAAAGTATAATCTAATAATATAAAAACAAAAAAATAACACCAAAAACAAAAGAAAAAGCTAAAAAAGAAAAAGCTAAAGCTAAAGCAAAAGCTTAAAAAGTAACTTGTAAAAAGAGTACATGTTCGAAAAAAAATAAGAAATAAATTAAACATTTTAATAATTATAATATTATTATAAACATGTACTCTTTTTTATTCACTTGATGTAATATCATTGTCACAAGTAGCATCAGGAACATCACAAGTAGCTTCGGGAACATCACAAGTTGCTACAGGAGGATTACAATGAGGTATTGTAATGTTTTTTGTAGTACTATTATAAAAATTTTTATACATTTCTTCATCAAACATATTACAAGTTTCTCTAATTTCATTCCATTTCGCCTTTTCTTCACTAATAACTTTTTTTTCTTCTTTAATATTCCAAAGTTCTGTTAAAGTATCTACTATATTACTACTATTTTTAATATATATTTCTTTAAAATATTCATAAGATATACCATCGGGTGCTTGATTAAATCCTTTTTCCATAATAAATTATTATTTTATATATTTATATAATTTTCTAATATTTTTGAATTATATTCATTTGCTATCTTATAAGCTATTAATTCATAAGGATGTTCATATATATTATTATTATCCGTACATGTCACATCTGTTATTGAATTCGGTCTATCTGAATTATAATAACATTGTAACAATACCTCTTTATTTCTATCATAATATGTATTATAATCTAAATCAGGATTCGCTCTTTTTTTAGGATTATATTCTGTAGTTATTTTATAACCCATATTATTCATTATTACATCCATAATATTTTTATTATATCTTTGATAAATATGTATTTTTTCGTGAATAAGTGTATTTACTAAATCAATAGTAACAGTATTTGGTATAATTTTATCAGGTATAAATATAATATTTTCTCTTGTATGTGGAAAACCATTTTCATATTCGTAATTGTTATTATATGTTAAACAAAACACCCAAGGAATTTTAGAAATTTCTTTACCATTTAATATATTATTATAATTAAAAAGAAATTCATCTGCTTGACTACAAGCGGTTTTAATAATATCTTTTTGTTCTTGAGAAAAATTTTTAGAACATTGTGATATTTTTTTTATATATTCATCTTTACTATCCACTTTTCTTGCCATTAAATCGTAAATAGTAAAATTTCTAACATAATTATCACTATCTCTTAATAAAAATTCTGTAGTATCTTTTTCATCATAAAAAGTCACATCTCTATATTCAACTATTTTTTCAAATTTTTCTACTTTTTTCTTTTTTTTGTTATATATTAAATATAAATAATATGATATAAGTAATACTAAAATAATAATAGATAGATATATAATATTAAGATATAACGAAATTTTTTTTATTGTCATTTATTAATATAAATGGAAAATTATATGAAATATATAGTTACTTTTATATATGTTTGTATTGCGGAATTTATATGGTTATATCTAATCAATTCAAAGAATTATGCTAATGTAACAAAACAAGTACAAAAAACAGAAATGAAAGTGAATGTTTATTATGCATTTGTTGCTTATTTATTTGTATTCGCAAGTATATTTATGTTAGCATTACCATTTTCTAAAAAATATATTAATAAAACAGATAAAAAAAATAATATTATATTGAAATCATTATTTTATGGCGGTATGGTAGGTTTCTTTATTTATGGTATATATAATTTTACAAGTATATCTATTTATAGTAATTATACTTTAGAAATAAGTATTAAAGACACATTATGGGGTACATTTTTATATGGTACAACAGTAGCATTATTTAACATTATTTAATCATATGTTGGACAGCTACTAAATCTAAATCTTTAACTCTATATAATTCATATTTATTATTAGGCAATGGTCTTTTAATAATAAAGGGTATTTTACCTTCTTTTAATTCCTGCATAGCTATTTTTGATAAATTCATATTACTTTCAATTTCTAAATTACTTACATCAACAAATGGTATAGCACCGTGAGCAATCATAGTAACGCGTTGAGAAATAATTTGATTGAATTCGTATTTAGTCATAATAGGTTTAGATATTTTTTTTTCATCTAATTTAGTATATAATTCATTTACAGAAGTAACTTTTAAAGGTTTATTGAAAATTGATGAATATTGCATATTAATTAAAAAATCTTTTATCTAATATTTATATCATTTTTTATTTTAAATAAAAACTTTTATAGTTTTTTGATATATAATAAATACATTTATGTAAATTAATTACATCATATTTAGAATTGTGAGCGTTATCATTAACAGTATTAAAACAAAACTGATATAATTCTTTTAAAGAAGGATTTTTAATTTTATTAATTTTGTTTTTGGCTTTAACTAAATATTTAAATTTCTTAACAGTACATATTAATTTTTTACTATCTATTATTTCAATTAAATCTAATTTATTTCTTCTATATAATTCACTTTTAATTACATTAACATCAAAATTAATATTATGTGCTATAATATATTCACATTTACCTAAAGTTTCTATAAAATTATTAATTGCTAAATCGAAATCATATCCATTATCTGATATTTCATTAGTAATACCATGAAATTCACTATTATCTATAGTAAAATTTTCTCGTTTAATTACAAAATCGCGTAGTTCTTTTTCTTCTATATTTTCATTACATAACATATAACTAAGTTGAATAATTCTTGCTTTATTATATCTATCTAATAATTTATAATCTGGATAAAAACCATATGGTATATCTTTACAATCTGGTAGTCCATTTGTTTCAGTGTCAATAATTAGATACATTATAATTAATAAAAATAAAAATAAAAATCATTTTTTTATATTATAGATATCTTAACATTAATATAAATTTTAATAAAGTAAATATAATACAAGGATAGTTATTTATTTTTAATAATCTTATATTTACTATTAAAATTACTAAAAAGAAAAATCCAATATAAAATAATGAAGCAATAAATAACCATTTATTATTAATTAATGTGTCATATATATTTTCTAATTCTTCGTTTTTAATATTATTATATATATAAGGAGAATTATAATCGATATAATCGATATAATTATTTGTTAAAAAAATATATTCATTTGGATATATATAATCATTTCTAATATATTCATTTGGTGATAATATATCATAATTTAAAATAAACATTTATTTATTACTATTATATATATAAATATATTTAAATATTTTCACGCCATATATGTCCGCAATGATCACAAACATATAAATATTTCATATTTTTATTATCATATTTAATGTATAATATTTGTTGATTATCTTTTTCAATATTACAATCATTATTCGGACAATTAATATTTTCATCTTTAATACGTCTTAGAGTAGGGTCGTGTCTTAAATATTTATTTATATTTTGATGATATAATAGGTCATCGTATGAATATAATGTATCAGATACTTTGATACATTTTTTCTCAGTTTCTTCTTTTTTAAAATTACAATGCTTACAATATTTAACTAAATTATTATCATCATTACTACTAATATATAGCATATTATTACAATTATCACAGAATTCCATAATTATTTAATTATTATCTATAATATAATAATATTCATTTTTTATATAATTCTTCATACTTTATAATTAACCGCCGGTTTGTTTTTATTTCTCAATGACCTACGTACTGATAGTTCTGTTTCTGTTTCTGGTCTGGATGATTGACCTAATTCATCAAATATTGTTGGAGATGATGTAGGGGATTTAGATTTACTTCTTGGTCTTGATGATGTAGGGGATTTAGATTTACTTCTTGGTCTTGATGATATAGGGGATTTAGATTTACTTCTTGGTCTTGATGATATAGGCGATTTAGATTTACTTCTTGGTCTTGGTGATATAGGTGAATTTGATTTACTTCTTGGTCTTGGTGATGTAGGTGAATTTGATTTACTTCTTGGTCTTGGTGATGTAGATTTTTTAGGTGAGATTTTAAAAGTGGTATCACTTAATTCGCATTTTTTATGAATATCATAAGCGGATATAGCTTTAATGCCTTTTTCATAACTATTTTTAAAACTATCAAACATATTTATGTTTGTTTTAGTCCTATTATCAAATATTAAAAGTCTTATTTTAGATAATGCTCTTGGACCATAATATTCTAATAATTTTTTAAAAGTTTCAATTATATTTATTAAATTTCTTTTATAATTTTTATGTCTTATATCAGGCATGCGTGGAACTTCTTGAAAATTATCAATAAATAATCTATATTTATTGTAAGCTCTTGATTTATTACGTTTATATAATTCGCAAATATCTACAACAGACCATGCTATAACTATATTATAATTAATTAAATCATTGGGATATTTTTTAAATATCCAAAAAGGAAATGTAATTCCTTGTGTTTCAAATATTATATTTTTTTTATTTTTTAAATTTTCATTTAGTTTATTAGCAAAAAGTTCTCCACAAGAACCGTGTTCTTTTTTCTTTAAATTAATAAATCTACCAGTTTCACAATTTGTTTCTCTTCTTGCTTTCCAATATAATTTATTAAAAAATATTATAGTTTTAGGCGATGGATAATTAAACTCGTTTTGAATATCAATTTCCTTTTTACTTTTAAAATGTAATTTAAAATATTTATCTATTTCCTGTATAAAATAAGGATTTTTTTCAATATATTCGTCTATTGATAATTCAGTTGTATTACTATCTGTAATTATATCTGTAGCATTTAAATATGATATTATTTTATTTTTTAAAGAACCTTTACCAGATGCTGTAGGTCCGGCTGTAATAATAAAGTAAGGTTTTTCTGTTTGTGTTTGTATATGAGTCATGTGTTTACTCTCTAATATATTTAAAATAATAAAAAAAAATGATTTTATTTTAATAATATAAATCAGTTATGTCTAATACTAAATTAATCATCGATAAATTTAATAATCTTGTTGATATTAATAAAGAATATACAAAAAATGAACTATGTGCTATTCTAAATGAAGCTTATAAAGAGGTAAATAAAAAAACAGAGAAAACAAAAAGACAACCAAGTAAATATAATTTATTTGTATCTGAAAATATTAGTAAATTAAAAGAAGAAAATCCTGAACTAAATAGACAAGATTTAATGAGAAAAGTAGGAGAATTATGGAAAAAACAAAAAGAAGAAGGTTCTGATTAAATTTCTTTTATATATAAATAATAAAAATTGATTTTTTATATTGTATTTCAATACTATTATCAATATGGATAGTATCAGATTACGTTCTAATATTGAATATAATTTAAATGAATTAGATATAATTAATACAGATTCTAATATATTATATAATGAAATTAAAAGTAATTCTTTAAAAGGAATAAATACTATATATAAAAATCAGGAGAAATGTGGAGAAGCTATTAAAAATATATTTGATAATAAATCTAAAATTATTTGTTTATCTCTTGGAATGACACAAACAGGAAAAACAGGTTGTATGACATCTGTTATTAATTCATATATTAAATCTAATAATATACCAATTGAAAATATTTATATAATAACTGGTTTATCTGATACTGAATGGAAGAAAGATACAATAGATAGAATGCCAAATTCAATTAAACAAAGGGTATTTCATAGACCAAATCTATCAGAAACATTTATAAATGATATTAAAACTAAAAAAAATTTATTGATTATAATGGATGAAATACAAATAGCGTGTATAGAGGATCAAACTATTCATAAAACTTTTAAAGAATGCGGATTTTATGATTTAGATTTTCTTTTAGAAAACGATATAAAAATAATTCAATTTTCAGCAACGCCTGACGGTAATATAAATGATATAATGGATTGGGAAAATCATTCGGCAAAGATTAAACTTGAACCTGGTCTTAATTATTATGGAGCTAAACAAGCATTAGAACAAAATAGAGTAAAACAGTTTAAAGATCTTACTAAAATAGAAAATGTAAAGGATCTTAAACAAGATATAGAAGAAAAATTTAAAAATCAAAGATATCATTTAATTAGAGTTCCAAATAAGATAAATAATCAACCTTTAGTAATATCTAATCTAAAAAAAATATTTGGAGAAAATTATGAATATAATGAAAGTTACCTTAAAGCAAAAAAGGATGATATCAATGATCTTCTTAAAATACAACCAGAAAAAAATACAATTGTATTTTATTGTGAAATATTAAGATGTGCTAAAACTCAACACAAAAAATATATAGGTATTTCATATGAAAGATATTGTATAAATATAAATGATTCAAGTATTGTTCAGGGTTCATTTGGTAGATTAACAGGTTATGATGATAATGGTGATAATATATGTTATACAAATATACCATCACTTAAAAATTATATCAAATTATGGGATAATGATATGAACTTCAAAAAGGGAATTGTGTGGAATACAAATACAACACAATATAATATGAAAAACCATATAACAAGTATTAAAAAACCAACATTTAATAATGTAGATAATATAGAACAATTAAATAAAACTTCTTTAAAAAATGAAGAAAAAAAAATAGATGAACCAATAATAAAAAAATTCTATGGAGAGAAAGGTCAAAATGAAATGATTACTTGGATTAAAGATAAACTTAAAAATATTATGCCAACAAAAAGAGGTCCTAATAGGAAAAAAATTAATGATGATGGATTTTACTATGGATCTATTAGGGAAGGTTTGGAAATTTTATCTACTGAAAAAGTTTATAAAGAAAGAAATTGGGGTTTTAGTGCCAAAAAAGATGGTATAAGGAGTTATCCTTGTTATTCTAATATAAAAGACCCGAAAACACTTGAATGGTGGTTAGTTTATTATGATAATAAGTAATTTACTATATTTAAATAATAAAAATTGATAAATTTTTTTATCATATATTATCAAATGATAACAGATATTGAAGATTTAGATTTATTAATTAATAAACTTCATAAAGAGGCTTGTGATAATTCACAAAATAGTTATATAGATCCTACTACGGGATACAATGTATTAACATCATATTTTTTATCAAAGCGTAAATGTTGTGGTAATAAATGTCGTCATTGTCCTTGGAATCATGTTAATGTTAAAAAATGAAAATCTAAAATATTGTTATCTTTGCTAAATTTCTTTGTAATACTTGTATTTTTATTAATAAAAATTTTACAATTATTTTTTTCCTTAAATATAAAAGTAATAAATTCTTTTATAGTTTTGTTTGAAATATTTATTTTAAGTTTTTTAAAATATAAATAACAAATATTAAAATATTTAAATGATTTAATTTCATTATTACTATAATGTCCTTTGTTATCTATTACTTTATTAACTAAGTTATCTATAATTAAATTATCTATAATTTCATTTGAATTTGCTAAATAATCTTTTAAGTCAAAGAAATTATCTGTTACATTCTTATCATTATTTAAATCAATTAAACTTGTTTTAATATTATCTCTAATTTTACCACGCATAGACCATTTAGGAGTACTATCATGTAAATAAGGTATATTATAATCTAATGCTAAATTAATAATATCACTTTTAGTAATATCTAATAATGGTCTCCATAAATATATTTTATCCATTTTTGTAAATTTCATCATACCTGATAAATTTTCATAGTTTTTTTTATTTATAATATTTGTTATTATATTTTCAAAACAATCATCTTTATTATGTCCTAAAAATACATAAACATCTTTACTATAATTAAGAGCATAATTATACATATCAAATCTAATTTTTTTTGTAATATCTTCATAAATACTTCTTAAAGTTCTGCTATTAATACATTGATTTCTATTAATTTCAGTTATATTTCGATATATAAGTTTAATATTATTAAAATAACAATATTTTTTCACAAAATATAATTCTTCATATGAATTAAATTTATTATTATAATTAATATGAATTGCTATTAATGTAATATTTTTATATTTTAAATTATTATTAACAATATTTGCTATAAATAAACTAACATTACTATCAACACCACCAGAAAGAGATATAACAACACAAGAATTATTATTTAATCTTAAAAATTCATCATATATCGTTCTATAAATATTTGTATTATAAATAGATGAATTATATCTTTTAAAATTAAAACTTTTATTTTCTAATATATTATCATCAAAATCATATATATTATTATCATTATTTTTAATAGATATTTTATTAATATATTTATAACTATTATTTAATGTATAATATAAAAACTTTTTTGTTCTATATTTAACATAACTATCTCTCGCATTTTTATAGATAACAATAAATAAATTAATTATTTCTTTAATCTTTTCTATATCATTAATATGTCTATATGGTAAATAAATGAAACATAATTCATCCATTGTAAATGTAGTAATATCAAATAATTTTAATAATAAATCAGAATAATAAGTTGCTTTTTTTGAAAATAAATTTACATTAATATTTTGTTTATAATATCGTTTGTAATGTCTTGGTATTTGGTCTAATAAAATTATAGAACCAATTAATTCTTGTTTGGTGAAATTATCAATATAACATTTATTGCAATACTTATAATATTTGTCACTTAGATATTTGTCACTATCTAAATTTTTATCAAACCAAAATTTAGAATTATCAAACCATTCATAATATAATTTACAATATATGTAATTATTCATTTCATTTATATTAACGAGTATTTTTTTTATATATATTAAATAGTATGAAAGATTCTGGTAATATATTTAGTGTATATGCTTTTAGTTTTCAAACATTATTAATAATATTTTTAGTAACCTTTATTTTAAATTTTATTTATGTTTATTCTACTAAATTTAAAAAAACTATAACTATTGATCAAAAATATACATATGGTTCAAATAATTCAAAAGGTAATCAAAGTATTTCCGATACTAATAATAATATTTATATAGTTAAAAATTCTTTATATTTATTACACTGGACAAGTGTTGAATTATTTAATAAAATGGATATAGGGAAAACTTATGAAGTAGAAGGTTATGGTTATAGAATACCATTTTTAGGATTTTTTCCAAATATAGTTAAGGTTAAAGAAATATAATTTAACTTATATAAAAAAAACATAGATAACTTTAAATAAATATGAGTAAATTAAATATATTTATTGTATATACAAAAAGTCTTAATAATAGAAATAATTATATAAATAGTTCTATATCATTTATTAAAAATCTATGTGAAAAAAATAATATTGATACTAATATAGTTGCTATAAATACTCCAGAAATAGACGAAATAAATAATAATAAAGAATTATACGATAAAAAAATAAATTTGGAAAAAATAGATAATTGTAAATATAATGATTATATTATTAAATTAAATTATAATCAAATTTCAAATATTGAAAAACATAAAGCAGCTTTAAATCAAGTTGTTGATAAAGAATATAATATAATATTAGAAGATGATGTAATTATAAGTAAAGATTTTATTAAAAATATAGAAGAATTATTTGCCGATTTAACTATTTTAGATAATATTGATATGCTATGTACTTGCGATTTTGTATATGATGAAGATGATAAATTAAAATTAAAATCATTTAGAGATTATAATAAAATCTTAGTATCTAAATCATCATATTTTATTAATAAAAATATGGCTAAAGAGTTATATGATTATTTAGATAATTATAAATATGATATGAAGACAGCTATAACAAAATTCATAGATAATAATAATTTTAATGTAAAATTTTTAAATAAATGTTTATTTCTTGAAGGAAGTAAAGTAGGTATTTTTACGAGTTCAATAAGAAATAAAAACTTTTTATCACAAAATACAAATTATATAGAATTAGTAAAGATTGGAAGTAATTCAACAATTACGGATGAAAATTTAAAGATGGCAACCGATATATATAATACAATAGAAAATTTAAAGAATCCCGAAATATATCATTTATATGGTTTAATTTATTATAAAAAGGGGGATATAGATAATGCTAAAAAATATTTAACTTTGGCTGCGAATAATATTAGAGAATCTAAGGCATATTATGATAAAAATAATGAAATTATAAATAATTGTATAAATATATATAAAACGAATCAAATAGATATAGATGATTTTATGAAGCATAAATCAATATATCATTAAACATTGGGTGAAGACATGCTATTTAATTTTTTAGTTAATAAATTAATAGTATCATTCATTTTTTTTAAATTTTGTTCTAAATTGCCAATTTTGCTACTATAAATATCTTGTAAGCTTTTAACATCTTTTTCTAATTTATCTATTCTTGTTAAATCAATCTTATTAACTTTAGTTTCGCATTCTTTAGTTTTAGCATCTTGTATTTGTAAATTTTTAACAAAATTGTCATTATTAGTTTTTGTAACATTTACTACTTCAGTTAATTTATTTTCTACTGCTGTAACTTTTCCAGTTAAATCAGTTTTTAGATTTTGTATTTCTTTATTATCTGTATTATTAGTATTTTTATTTTTTAATTCAGACATAGATTTTTCTAAAAATTCAATTTTATTTTTAAGATATCCTGAACTCATTTAATAATCTAATATATATTAATATTATTTTTTTTATATATAAAAAAAATGATTTATATTATATATATTTATATACTATTAAGTTAGATATAATGATACAACCAATTAGATGTTTTACTTGTGGTAAAGTAATCGCTGACCAAATTGACTATTATAATGCCGAAAAGAAAAAAAAAGAACAAGAAAATAAGACAAAAAAAGACGATGATGTAATAGAACATTTTGATAAAATACATACTAAAGATATTTTAGATAATTTAGGTATAACACGATATTGTTGTAGAAGAATGTTTATTACTGATATTGATTTAATGAATATTATTTAAATATTATTTTTCTATGTATTTTTTAAGAATGGATACAAATCAATTTTTTGATTATAGATACGTTAATAGATATATTGAAGAAAAAATTGAAGATAAATTTAATAAATTAGAAGAAACAGAAAATTCTACAAATAAAAAAGGTGATGAAAAAAAAATACACGAATTAAGTGTTCAAGAATTATATCAAAATACTATGCAATATTTAATAAATATTATAGATGATATTAGTGATTTTTTAAGTGTTAATCATAGTAATTTAAGTAATCATGAATATCGTAATAAGATATATGAAATTTTTTTAAATAACGATAGAATATTATATACTGGTATTATTTTAATATTTATTTCATTAGTGATTTATTTTATAGATAATACAAATGTATAAAAATATAATTTAATTTATTAAGATGAGTGATAAATATAATTATCTATATATATATATATTATTGTTAGCATTAATATATAATATTATAAATAATTTTGATATTAAAACTCTTGTTTCTATTATAATAATTTTTATAGTAGCTTATATATTTTATATGAAGATTATAAATGATAAAAAAACAAATAAAATAGAAAAGGAAAGTATTGAAAATAATATTAATAGTAATCTAAATGATTTTAATAAAAAAAATTCTTTAAATTTAACTTTAAGTAAAATTCCAAATGAATTTAAATATTTATTAAAAGACGAAGTACTTACTAAATTAGTATTAGACATACAGTTTATAAAAAAATTTAATAAAAGTTTATATTTAGATATTTTGATACAAATAAATAAAATTATGAAATTATATATTTATATATTATCAGATATATATGAACCTAAAATATATATTAAAAATATTATAGATTTAAAAAAATCTGTTATTGATTTATTAGAATCTTCTAAATTAATAATACCACTTAAATACAAACATTTATTAAATATTAATATGTCCAAAATAATAGATAATACTATAGAATTATTTAAAATTAGAATTACTGATATGTTATCAATTATTGCTAATTATTCAAAACATCACAATAAAGATTATTATATTTATGATAATATTTATATAGATACATATAACAGTGTATCTAATAAAAATGATAATGTGATATTTATTAATTAAATATATGAACTTGTACTATATTTAACACAATCTGATAAGGGAATATTTTTAAATTTATTAGGTTTTCCTGGATGAGTTAATGGAATACCTAAATCATCATAATTGATATCACTGAATCCTTCTTTTTTTATTTTATTAAAAACAAAAATAATTAATATTAAAAGAAGTATAAATATGATTATATTATAATAATTCATTTCTATATTTTAAGTAAGATATCTATTATTAATATAATCATTATTATAAATAAACCAATAAATACACTTCTTTTTATTTTATCAATATTTGTAGGCATGACATAATTGATATATATTATTATTAATAATAATATAAAATACTTTAATAATATTTCAATAAATTTACTATTATCAATCATTAATATTCTAAAACTATATAAGATTTTATTATTAAATTTATATATAATGACAACGGTATCGACAAAAGAATGCGATTATTTAGATGAAGATAAACCAATTAAAAATCAAAATTATTGTTTACTTTCATTTGTAAGTCCTGAGGAAGTTTTAGTAAATAAAGAAGCATATTATTTAAAATATTTTTTTGATAAATTTTCAAAAGATATGGATACATTATTTAATGGTCTCAAAAATGTTTTTCCCGATAAAACTGATATGATTGATAACATTAGGGATGATCATAAATATTTATTTGATTTGAAAGCACTAGATGAACAATATAAATTTTCAAAATCTGTTAACAATTCAGATGTTGAAAAAGAATTTCATAAGGATAATAATTTTCAAACTACTATTCGTGGTATTAAAGTAAGAGGAGTTTTTGATACAATTGAAGAAGCTAGAAATCGTAGTGAGTTTCTTAAAAAACAGGATAAGGCTCATAATATTTTCATTGGTCAAGTAGGTTGTTGGTGCCCTTTTTCACCAAATCCAGATGAATTAGACAATCAAGAATATTCAGAAACACAATTAAATACATTAATGAAGGAATATAAAAAGAATATTGATGCGAGAGATGAAGTTTTTGAAAAAAGAAAAATGGATTCAATAAATAAATCAACACCACAAATTACAGAAGAAGAAGAAGTTGTAGAAGAACTAAGCAAAGAAGTATCAAATTTAGATGCTGTATTTACTGAAAAAGATGCATGGAGTCAAAAACAAGAAAATAAATAAATATTTATAAATAGTAGTATGAAAGCATTCGCTATTTTTTTTCTTTTTTTAGGAATTATTTTAGTTATTCAAGCTTATTATAAAGACAAAACAACATGTTCAGTACCAAAAACAATAATTAAATATGTTCCAAGAAGTATTTATGAAGATCAATTAAATAGTGAAGAAAGATTAGCTGAATTTTATAAAGTAATGTTTGATGGTTCAGAGAAAAATAAAAGTTTATTTGATGATTTACAAAATAATAGAGGTATGAATAATAGAGGTATGAATAATATAAGTCCAATTGATGCTAATTGTTCTGTTTACAGTTGCTCAAATTGGAAAGAAGCGATGGGGAGTAGAATGGCTTTAGAAAATGTTACTCAATTCCCAATCAAGAATAATAATCAAACAACAGAACCAACTAATGAATCTACTATGGAACCTACGACTTAATAAATTGTAAATAGGAGTATAAATAATCTTTTTTTTTATAAAATATTTATTAGATAATGAGTATTTCTTTAAACAAAATAAATTCTAAATTATATGATTTAATTGATAAATTTAGTTTACAAGAAAGAGATGTTGATGTATTTCAATTTGAAAAAATGATAACTGATTATCATAATAATTTTGAATTTGTTAATAATGATAAAGATATTAAAAAATTATATTATAATGAAAATTTTGAAATACCAAGAAATTTACAATTAGAACAGTATAATGATTATGTTATAAATAGACAAAATATTTATAACCAATGGTTAAATGATAAAAATGAAATTAATACAAATAAATTAGCTAATTATGATAAATTTAATTATAAAGTTATACCAGAAATTTATACATATGATATAACTATAAATAATAATTTAGGCACAGGTAAACAAGAACCCAAACAAAAACCAAAACAAGAATCTAAACAAGAACCTAAACAAGAACCTAAACAAGAACCTAAACAAGACAAAGCTGTATTAGATAAATGCGATGATAAAAAGAAAGAAGAATGTCAGAAAAAAGGTAAAGAATGTAACCCATTAACTGGCAGATGTATAATTCCTAAACAAAAAATTAAAGAAAATTTCAAGGATGATGAAGGACCCAAGAAAGATGATGAAGCGGGTGCTAAAGAAAATGAAATAGAACCTAAAAAAGATGATGATGCTAAAGAAAATAAAGCTGTATTAGATAAGTGCGACGATAAAAAGAAAGAAGAATGTAAGAAAAAAGGTAAAGAATGTAACCCATTATCAGGCAGATGTATAATCCCGAAAGAAAAAAATAAAGAAAATTTTAAAGATGAAATGGGACCTAAAAAAGATGAAGCAGTATTAGATAAGTGCGACGATAAAAGGAAAGAAGAATGTAAGAAAAAAGGAAAAGAATGTAACCCAGAAACAGGCAGATGTATAATCCCGAAAAAAAGTAATTAAGATATTGCGTTAAATATAATAAATGATTAATGTATGTTATTAATATAAAATGAATAATAGTAATCAAAATACTATGTTAACTTCTTTAAATAATATACAAACTTCAAATAACAATAATAATACACAAGAATTAAATGACCCTGATGTTACAAATGTATTTAAAAATATTAAAAATCCTAATCAACAAATGAAACAACAAATGCCTCAACAAATGCCTCAAAGACAAATGCCACCACCTAATCAACAAAGACAAATGCCTCCTCCCAATAATCAACAAATGCCTCAACAAATGCCTCAACAAATGCCTCAAAGACAAATGCCTCAACAACAAATGCCTCAACAAATGCCTCAACAAATGCCTCAACAAATGCCTCAACAACAAATGCCTCAACAACAGATGCCTCAACAGATGCCTCAACAGATGCCTCAACAACAGATGCCTCAACAACAGATGCCTCAACAACAGATGCCTCAACAACAGATGCCTCAACAACAGATGCCTCAACAACAGATGCCTCAACAAATGCCTAAAAAACAATTAATAGATATAGATAAAACTTTTGAAAAAGAAATTGATAATTTATTAAATGATAATATAGATACTAAAAATAAATATGATTATAAATTAATTATAAAAATAATTGTAGTTATTTGTCTTTTAATAGTAATAAATAATTTAAAACTGCTATATTTATTTAGAAATATAATACCAGAATATTTATATTTTTCTTTAGAAAAATATGAAAAAGTTATTTATTATATTGTTATAGGTATTATAATATATTTTTTATATTATACTGATTATATATAATCATTTATATAGTCTGCATTTCAATTATTTGTTTGTTTAAATCGTAACCACCAATAGAATAATCTGTATCGTTATTTTTTATTCCTTGAATATCAAAATCAGTTTTTGATACATTTATTTCTGAATTATTTTCAACAAATACGTTATTTTGAGCATCAACAAGATGTTTTTCACTAATATAATCCATTAATATTTCTTTAGATTTTTCTGTTTTTTTTTCTTCATTATTCATAAAATTTTCAATAAAACTATAATTCATACTTGTATTATATTTATCATTATCAACTGTCTCTTTTTTTAATGTATTTTTTTTTACCCCTATATTTTTATATATTTCAAAATAAATTAACATTAATGTTAAGGCATATATTAAACCACTTAAATAATCAAATATTGATAATATAACAATAAATATAGCTAAAAGTAGTTGTACATATTGTTCTTTAAGTTTAGCATAAAATGGAAAATCGTCCATAATTAAGATTATAAGAAATATAATAATACCTGTAGCTCTAAATAAATTATTTATCATTATTATTCTACTAAAAACTATATAAAAAAAATGAATTATATACTTAAGAATATATCAATATATAATATTGTAATGAATAATATTTTATCTACATATGGATATGGTATTGTTAAAGAAAACAATGAAAAAATTATTGAGGTATTAAAAAAGGAATTAACGGTATCTCCAAAGAACTTTGATTCAAATAAAAAAAAATATTTTATGTTATTTACTGAAAATAGTAAAAGAATTTATATACCAAAATTCTATGGATTACAAAAATTTGGTATTCCAAATATAAATAAAATTTCTAAAGGTATTATATGTTCTAATTTAGAATTTAATGGTACTTTAAGAGAACAACAAATAGAACCGGTTAATAACTTTATAGAAGCGGCAAATGACCCATTAAAAATGGGAGGAATTATTTCTGTTCCTTGTGGTTTTGGTAAAACAATTATGGCTGTATATATTGCTTGTCATTTTAAAAAGAAAACTATGTTTATATCACACAAAGACTTTTTAAATCAACAATTTTTAGAATCTGTTAAAACTTTTGTACCAAATGCTAAAATAGGTAAAATTAAACAATCTAAAGTTGACGTAGAAAACAAAGATATTGTTATAGCATCATTACAATCTTTAGCAATGCGAGATTATGATATCAATGTATTTAATGATTTTGGTTTAGTAATAATTGATGAAGTACATCATACTGGAGCTGAAGTATTTAGTAAAGCATTCAAATATATTAATAGTAAAATAATATTAGGTTTAAGTGCTACTTTAAATAGAAAAGATGGATTAAGAAAGGTATTTGAATATTATATAGGTAAATCTGTATATAAATATGTTAATAAAGAGAATATTGATTTAAATGTAGAATTGCATAAATATTTTGATACAAATATTGAATATTGTAATAATATAATGTTATGGAATGGGAAACCAAATTTGGCAGGTATGGTAAATAATATATGTAATTATGAGAAAAGAAATAAATATATATTTGATTTAATTATAAATTTATTAAAAAAAGAAAAAGACCGTAAAATACTTATTTTAAGTGAAAGAAGAAATCAATTAAAATATTTTGAAAAATTATTTGATACTACTTCTTATTCTATTGGTTACTATATTGGTGGTTTATCTCAAGATGTATTAGATATTTCATCAAAAAAAAAAATTATATTAGCAACATATCAAATGGCAGCCGAAGGTATGAATATCCCAACATTGAATACGGTAATATTTGCAAGTCCTATTTCGGATATTCAACAATCTATTGGTAGAATTTTAAGAGAAAAGCCGAATGAAAGGAAATATATACCTTTATGTATTGATATATGGGACCAATTTTCAGTATTTATAGTAAAAGGTTACACACGTATAAGATATTATAAAAAAAATAATTATAATATGAGATACTTTTGTGATAATGAAGAATTAAATGTAAATTATGATAGTGATACAAATAGTGATAATAAAAAGAAATTAGAATTTATAAAAGACGAAGATTAATATCTTTATTTAAATTAGATTAAATGGATTATAATAATATTATAATATTTGTAATATTTATAGCATTAGTTGTTATTATTTATTTATCTTATAATAAATTTGATAATAAAGAAATTAAAAAAGAAGTAATAGAGAATTTTTATGTTGATGATTTATCAATTGATACTAATCAAAATAATTATTCATTACCTGTTACTTATGTAAATGATTTAATACCAACAAGTAAAGAAATAAATGAATTTAATTATGTAAATCCTTCGATTAAATTGGAAGAAAATAACTTTGAAGTAGGTTCGGAAATAATCAAGAAATCTTCTAATAGTTTAGAGAATTTAGAAGATTTTTATAATCAAACTTTAAATAGTAGTTGTAGTAATCAAAATTATTATGATGAACGCTTTAAAAAACAATTAAGTAAAGATTTACCTTTAGCTAATTTTCATTCAAGTTTAATAAATAAAACTGATGATTTTAGTATTTCTAATTTTTTTTAATTAAGTCATATTTTATTTTCATAATGGCTCCTAATTGTCTAACTATAATATCAACATTAATTGTATCTAAATTTTTATTTAACTTTTCACATTCCATATTATTAAGTTTATCTATTATTTCTTTTGAATATTGACGACTAAAGTTGAATCTACTACCATTATTCCATTCTTCATAAAATTTATTATATTCAAATATACATTCATAATATTGTATAATTAATACATCAATATAAGTATTTTTATCACAAAATTTATCGTAATATGTTTTTATTTCATTAGAATATGTATCAATATAATTGTAATCGCATTTTAATACATTACATAATAGCTCTTTTCTTGTTTCATATAAATCATTAATTTGTTTAATATTTCTATATTTTTTTTTTAAATAATATATTTCTATATCTAAACATTCAATACTATTTAGATTAGTAATAAATAACTCAATATAATCATCTATTGATATATAATCACATTCGCTGGCAAAATGATTTGTACTTCCACATTTATAACATTCATTATTAGAGGTTCTTAATTCATTTTTAAGAAATTTTATAGTTTCACTATTTAATTCTTCTTGATTATATGATCCCCCTCTTACATTTTTAATACCATAAATAGCCATATATTCTTTAACATATCTATCTTCGTCAAAAGGAGAACTGTATTCTATTTGTTTAATAACAGATAAAGGTTTATATTTTTTAGTCCAAAAAGAACCAATACCATCTAAATGTTCTTTATATCTATCATCTATAAGTCTGTTAGTTTTTCCAACATAATATTTATCATTATTAAGTTGTAAAATATAAATAGTAGTAGTCATAATAATGATTATTAAGTAATAATAAATCATTTTTTAAAAATAGTACATGTTTATAAAAATATAAAAAAATAAAAAACTTTTATAAAATAAAAATAAAATTATAAACATGTACTATTTTTAAACAGCCCCTAATATCTTCTCAAAATCTTCTACTAACCCTTTTTGATGACTTTTTGACTTCTCTTTACGTTTTTTATCATGTGTCTTTTGTTTTGATAATATTTTTTTTACATCATAACTTAAACTTTCATTATCTTTATCATCTACACTCTTTTTTTTATTTTCAATTATCTCATTAATTTCATTATCTTTTTTTATAATAAGTTCATCAAATTTATTATAATATTCGTCGCATTTAATATTATCAGTCATAATAAGTATTTATATTATTATATTCAATTTTTTTTAAATATTTATTTTTGATACATTTAGATTATTATTTTTATCTATTACTAAATACTGATAATATTCTCTTCCATACGATCTTGATATACCATTATCAGTATAACATATATTATCTTTTATCATTATATTATCAACAGTATTATGTCCTATAAATATATAACTGAGTTGTAATTTATTTAATATATAATTAATATCTTCTTTACTTTGTTCAATTCTGTGCCATAAAATACTATCGGTATCAAAAATTAATTTATAAAATATTTCTCTATCTTTTGATTCAACTTTACCAGTTAAAACATAATTACTCCATATTTCATTTAAATAAAATATATCTTTATTATATTTATCTAAAATATCTAAATGATTTTTAATTATACCTGCATGACAAAATAATAAATTATTAACTTTAAAAACAATTGGTCTATTACAAAGTATATGATTATAAATCCCTTTTACTTGAAAATTATTAATACGTTCTTTATATAAACTATTTTGTGATACATATGAAAAATTACCCGTGATATTCATCAATTCATGATTGCCAATAATAGAAATAAAATAACTATTTTTTTCTTTTGCTATTTTACTTAATAAATTTGTAAAATTTAAAACTTCTATATCTTGAATTAATTCCCATTCTTCAATATTATTCATACGATTTAAACTATCAATTTGGTCACCCATTTGTATTACCATTATATTTTCTTGTACCCATTGTAATTTATTATTAATAACATTTTCATTAATAAGAATATTTTTCAATCTTTTTAAGTCTCCGTGTATATCGCCAATTATAACAATTTTTTCAAACTTATTATTAATAATATACTCTGATTTATACATATAAAACTATATATAAAATATATTTTATATAATTAAATATAATGTCCATTGAGGATGTTGACTATATGAAAAAAAATAGTATAAAAGAAACCTATACATTTATTGTTGATAGTTCTAAACGTAATATTGATGAATATCCTGAACCGAATGAATATGTTGTAAATTTTGATATACCTTTTAAAAATGTGTTTGGAATAGAAATTATGGATGTATCTGTACCGAAAACTATGTATAATGTGGATACAGATAGTAATAAATTAAATATTTATTTAAATACAACATTGCAACCAATAAATAATATTGAAAATTTATCTATAGGTAATAAGTGGATTAAATGTGAAGATAATGAAATTAATCCAAATGATATACATTTAAATAATATTAATATTGAAGATAAATTATATATAATAAATAATAATCAAGATTTGATAGATACAACAGAAATTAGTGATATATATTATAATTTTAAAGACTATAAAATAACTAATTTAAATAATAACAATTTTATTAAAGTTGCTAATAGTGAAATATGGGAAAAAAGTACTAATATAAATTATATTCATGAAATATATGAACCAACGTTATCAAGTAACATTTCATTAAATATTAATAGTAATATTTATAATAACAATATTTTACTAAATAATTTAAGAAGTGATAATAGTATTGCTGTAATTGATTATAATAATAGTAATTATGATTTAGAATGGTATAATAATAGTAATTTCATTAGTAATTATAACTATGGATATTTTTGGGAAAAAATAAGTTCAAATATTAATAATATATATGCTAATGATATTACAAATACTAATACAGATATAGTTAAATTATTAAAAACAAAAACATTATCAGATAATATTTCATTAAGCCACTATGAAATATTTGATAATAATATAGATTTAAGCAATATTAATAATAATTCATATATTAAAATAGATAATAAAATTTATAAACCTAAATCATTATTTAATGTTGGAAATTCCTGGCAAAAATTTGATAATATAGAAGATATTCATAATTTTGATTATTATACTGAATATAATAATAATATGATAAAAGATACAATTATAGATAAGATTAATGATAAGATTAATGATGATTTAGAATTAGAATTTACAAATGATACTTTAAATAGTTTAAATTTTGATTTTGATTTAAATTTTGAATCATATTTAGAGTTAAATACAAGTATTTTATGGACAACAGATCGAACAAATAAATTAGGCACTATTGAAATAAATAAAATCAATTTTCCTGAAAAATATATTAACTTAAGAACTTTTATTAAAGAAAATTTAAATAATAATATTAATGATTTTGAAATAATAGACCTAAATATTAAAAATAAATTAATAGAACTAATAAATAAAAATAAAAACAGTACTCATTATATTATTGTTGATGGCATAAGAGTTATACAAAAAAAATTATATATAGTTCCAAAAAATGATAATTTTTGGTTAATAAATAAAAATTTAAAAAATAGTATAATAAAAAATTTGGATAGTAATGAAAATAAAGTTAGTTTATTAAGAAATGAATTTAATAATACAAATATATTAAGTCCTTATAATTTTATTAAAATAAATAATGATTACTATAGAATATATCCAAGTTATTTTTATAAACCACAGATTATTTATTATAAACCTAAAGATATAATTGATATAAAAAACAAAACAAATTACAGATTATTATTAGAAAATTTTTTTGAATTATTTGAATTAGAATTAGATATAGGAAATTATACTGTTAATAAATTATTAATACAATTAAATAAACAAATAGGAGAAAATATAATTGAAAAAATTAAAAATAGAATTACTAATAATTTGCTTTTAGATAAAAATAGTTATAATGAAATCATATTAAATTTTAAAGGTAATAGTGATCCAATTGATTTACAAAATATTTTAAAAATAGAATCTAACCGATATATCATTATTGATATGAATAAGTCTACGGCAGATAAGACATTGGGGTTTTATTCAAAAACAAATAATAATAATAATAATACTTATGATTATATTGAAATAAATAAAGAATTAGAATTTAATAAATTTTTTCATTCTATTTATAATTCTGAAAGTACTTATTATGAAATTGTTGCGCCTGGTATTTTATATTTGATAGGTACAGATTATGTAATACTTAGATGTCCAGAAATTGAAAAACATTTATATGGTTCTTTATCATATACACAAAATACAATGGGATTGGCAAAAATTAAAGTTAGTTCTTGGGGTTTAAATGAGGATTCAAATACATATTTAAAATTAAAATTAAGAGAATTTCATCCTATAGGCAAATTAGCAAAAATGACTTTAAAATTTGAAAAAGGAGACAGTGATAGAGAGTTATATAATTTTAGAGGTGTTAATCATAATTTAGTTTTTACTATATATTATTATTCTCCGGAACAAAATAAAGAATTTATTGCTTCTGTAATCAATCCTGAATATGATATGAATTTTATGAAATATAAATATTCAGACGATAATAAACAAGATAATAGCGATGATGATAATGATATTATTGATTTAAATGAATATAAGAAAAAAGAATTAGAATTTTCAAATAAAAAATATAATACTAATAATGTTTTCGATTATGAAAAAATAAGAAATGACTTATACAATAAGGATAACAATGATGATGATAATACAGATTATAGCGATGATAGTGAATAATTATTCTTTATTATCATTTAGACTATATAAACATTTATCATTATAATCATCATAACATTTAATATTTTCATAACAATAATTATAATTGATATATTTATTTTTATTAAGATTATAATCCATATTATCAAATATTGGCCAAAATTGTTGATAAATTTCAATATTATTTTTTTTAACGTTATAAGGAATATTTATTTCGGTAAATAATTTATCACTTTCATTATATGTACAATTATTATTTAATTTTATTATAAAATCATTTTCTTTAATATTTAATATATTTTCTAAATAATCCAATCTATTTTTTTCTGCCTTTTCTAATAATTCTAATAATTCATCGATATATTGTTTCCCTTTATCTTTATTAAGCGAAAATAATAATATTATATCATTAATATGTAACCCTTTACCTTCGCATAAATGACCTATTATTTTTTCTGAATATTCTTTACTATTAATTATTTCATTTGTTTCACTATCTTTATATAAATTCCATCTTTCTTTAGCAAACGTAAAAGAATTATTATCTATTTTGAAAATATTATATAAATATTCTGTACTATCTTTTGATACATTATTATCTTTCAAAAATAAGTTTTTATATTCTGATGAATATAATTTATGATCAATTACTATATCATTTATTGTATCAATAACCCATTGTGATGGTACATAATCAATATATTTCCAATTATTAGTATGTTCAACATTTTCTAAAGTTTTTTCTAATTGCGATAAATCAATTCTTAATTTTTTTATCCAATTATAAACATTACGGATATCACTACTATTTTTTTCTGGATTATATTTTTCATATAATATAGTATAATAATTAGGATGTAAAGTAACATTATGAAGTTTATTATCAAATAAAAATTTAAATCTAAAATTTATATCAGGGACTTGTTCCTTAAAATTAGAGATTATATCTTTTACATGACTTTCCATTTGATCTCCAATTATATGATATTTTTCTATCCATAATTTTTCATTATTATTGGCAGTTTCATATTTTGGTTTACTGGTTATACATTCATCACAATCAGGAACAGATTTATGATAACCACATCCTCTTGGACATTTGTCAAGGATTTGTTGTTCATCTGTTTTAACTGTAAAATTTTCATAAAATGTTTTATATTTAAAATAAATTAGCGAAGCAATAATTAATACTATAATAACAAAAAATATATTTAGTATTTTATCAGTATTTATCATTCTCTTATATAATTAAAATAATATTTTAAATAGTTAGTATATTTATGAATAAAAGTAGGTATAAAATTTATAAAGAATATATTGAATACAAACAAAATTTTGATAATAAAAATATGGATGAATTATGTAAAAAAAATAATAATTTTGTATTACAACCACAACAATTATTTTTAAAAAAATATTTTAATAAAAATATAAATGATATTAAACAATTTTTATTATATCATGAAATTGGTTCAGGTAAAACTTGTACATCAATTATTTTAGCAGAAGAGTTTTTAAAAATAAATAATCAAAATAAAATATTAGTGCTATTACCCGCAAGATTAGTTAATAATTATTATGATGAATTAATATCATTATGTACTAATTTTAAATATTTTGACGAAAGTGATTATAATTTATATATTAATAATAATACAAGTTTAAATATAAAAGAAAAATTACGAAAACAATTTATAACAAATATTAATTTGAAATATAATATATTATCATATGATAAATTTCGTTTATTATGTATGAAAAATAAAAATAATATATTAAAATTTCTAAATGATTTTACTAAAAATACAATGGTTATTATAGACGAAATACATAATATTATTAGTGATAGTTATAGTATTGATGATTATTTAAAAATTGAAGAAAAAGGTAAGTTAGTTAAAATAGATACCTTATCATTAAATTCTACATTAATTAAATTATTATCTAAATTTTCTTATAATAATTGTAAAATTATTTATTTAACAGCCACGCCAATTTATGATAAAATTAAAGAATTGCCTGAATTAGTTTATTTATTAAATCCAGCAAAAGATAATGTTAAAAAAGAATTAACTAATTATAATTATAAAGAAAATTTAGAAAAACTAAAAGGTAAAATTAGTTATTTTCCAGGAACATCTAAAAATGCTTATCCTAAAAGTAATACAATTATACATAATATTAAAATGACAAAAATACAAGATAAAATGACTCAAGAAGTGTTAAATAAAAAAGAAGCATTTTATTCTAATCAAAGACAAATAGGAGTAAGTTGTTTAAGTAAAAAGTATGATATTGATAAAGTCACTAATAATTTAGAATTATATGCTCCTAAAATTGATAAATTAGTTAAAATAATTAATTCAAATAAGGTATATGGTAAACATGTTATTTATACATCTTTCGTAGATGTAGGTATTAATGTAATAGAAGCATATCTATTAAAAAATGGATGGATTTCTATTTTAAAAATTTATAAAGATAAAAATTTATTAGAAAAATATAAAAATAAAATTTATTCTATATGGAGTGGTAATGAAAGTAATGAAAAAAAAGATATTATAAAAAAAATTATGAATAATACAGATAATTTGTATGGTGATAAAATAAAATTGTTAATTGGTAGTCCAAGTATTAAAGAAGGAGTTAGTTTTAAACATATACAACATATTCATATATTAGATCCAGTATGGAATGAATCTGGAAAAAGACAAATAGAAGGTCGTGCTATTAGATTTTGTTCTCATTATGATATAAATGAAAAAAAACATAAAAATTTAAAAAGAAATATTAACATTCATATATATAAATTAGTACCAAATAGTGATAAAGATAGAAATATAGATAGTACAGTTGATCAAAATTTATATGATAAAATTATTCCAAATAAATATAAAGAAATTGAAATACTACTTAAAGAATTACAAAAGGTATCTATTGATTACCATTTATTTAAAAAGATGTATGATTCAAATACTATAAGTCCAAGTAGTAATTTTAATTCAGATATAAATATTAGTAAAAAAGGTAAAGCAGGAAAACATAAAAAAACAAAGATTAAACAAACTTGTAATCCAAAAATAAGAAGACCAGATACAATAACAAAAGAATGTGACGACAAATATCCCATAAAAAAACTAAATAAACATAAACAAATATGTTGTTATAAAGAAAAAAAATTAAAATATACTTGTAATCCAAAATCAAGAAGACCAGACGTTAAAGGTAATTGTAAAAATAATTTATTCAAAAAGAAAAATAAATATGGAGAAGATTGTTGTTACAAAAAATCATAAGCTATTAATTGTTCTTTCAAAATTATTAAATGTATTAATTTCATCTATAATTTTTTGTTTTTCAGGTTCAAGTGTATCATTATTATAAATACTATATTTATTATAGTTTCTTTTATTTGATATATTTTTATTATTTAAAAGTAAAAAATCATAACTACTTTTAAAATCATTTTCTGTTAATTGATAAAATTTTTCAATTATATTTGCGTTTATATAATAATATATTACTAATGATAATATTAATGATATAACTAATAAAATTATTAGAATATTATTCATATTACCTACTCTATAAAATAATTATATAAAATTTATATTAGATATAAAGTTAAATGGTTTTATTTAGATATAAAAATGATAAAGCAACTTTGCGAAAACATCAACAACCTCCTACAATATCTCCCTCAATATCACCACCTGTTGTACAACAACAGAAAGAAGGTTTTTTGTCAAATGTGATAGGAAATCTTGTTCAAGGAATAGCTTTAGGTACAGGATCACAATTAGCAAGTCGTACAATTGATAGTATCGTGGGACCACGAAAAATAGAAATAAATTGTGAACAGTGTGTTGATGAAAATAAATATTATTTAGAGTGTTTATCTAAAAATGAGGATAATATTAGTAAATGTAGAGAATTTTTTAATTTATTAGATAAATGTAAAAATAGTAATAATAATTAGAAATGAAAAAATATGATAAACACTATACAAGTTATAATCTTGTAAAGTTTTGTTGTAAATTATTTAATAAATATATAAAAGTTAATAAAAATGATTTGGTAATTGAACCTAGTGCAGGGAATGGAGCTTTTTTAAAATGTATCAAAAGATTTAAAAATATATTATTAATGGATATAAAACCAGAACATAGCAAAATAAAAAAACAAAATTATTTGAAATATAATTATAAAGAAATTATTAATAAATATAATAATATCTATATTATTGGAAATCCTCCTTTTGGTAAAAAATCAAGTTTAGCAATTAAATTCATAAAACATTCTTGTAAATTTTGTAAATCATTTGCGTTTATTTTACCTAAAAGTTTTGAAAAAAACTCATTACAAAAAACAATACCATTTAATTTTCACTTAATTAAGTCAGTAGATTTACCAGAAAATAGTTTTAATTTACCAATAAAATGTGTATTTCAAATATGGGAAAAAATGGATTACGATAGAAAAAAAATATATAAAATTAAACCAAATAAAAATTATTATTTTGTTAATAAATTTAGTAATCCAACAGTAGCTATTAGACGAGTTGGTTCAAAAGCTGGTTATTTATATTATGATAATATTGAAAATAAAAACGAAAATACACATTATTTTATCAAAATTAATAAAAAATTTAAAAAAATTGTAAAAATAAATATTAAAGAAAGTAAATATACATTAGGACCTAATAGTATATCTAAAATGTCTATTATTAAAAATCTAAATAGAATTATTATCTAAATAAATAATTTCTCATCATACTAGCATTTTCATCTGTTAAATTCTTACTATTTATAATATCTTTAAAAGTTGTATTTTTATTTATTTGAAGTTTTTCTATCCATCTTAATTGATATATAATAGAGAACATACCGCATTCAGTATTTTTTTTTTGATGTTCTAAATAATTATATTTAATATTAAATTTTTTACTTGGATATATTTTTTTACATTGTAATTTTATTTTATTAATAAAATTCATTATTAATACCGGTATTTTTCTTGATACACTATCATAATAATAAGCACCAAATGTATCAGATTTAACATCTAAATGTATAAAAGTAGAAGTCCAATGTGAACCAGGTTGGTCATGTTTATCTAAATTTGTAATAAATCCAATTTTGTTTATATTTTTATTTAGATAATCTTGTATATTTATATCACAAAAATTAGAATGTAAACATAAACCCATATTATCTTTAACTGCAAAATCTATTGAAAATGTACCAATATATTTATATTGATATTTTTTACATTTACAATATTGTTTCATTACATTATCAATATCATAATTACTTAACCATTCTTTTTTATTTTTTAACCATGATTTAGGTTTTTTTGGAATTAATTCTGTTTTAGATATAATTGTTATATTATAATTATTTACTGGTGTCAATTTATTTATAATATCAGGCCATAACCAATATTTTTTACTTCCTTTAGTAATTTTTTTCATTTTATTGTCTAATTTTTTAAATAATTCAATTTGAGAATTATTATCATAATATTTTATATATTCTTTTTTAGTTTTACGCGATTTATTATATGTATCTATTAATATTTTTAGAGATTCTTTAGATAAACATGTAGCATTATTATCTTTTGATGTAGGACTACAATATTGTTTATCTATATTCATTCTATAATTATATAGCTTTTAAAATCCATAAAGTTAGTATAATTACAATAGGATATGCTAGTCTTATAAAAACTTCTTGCATATTTGTTAAAATGTTATCATTTATATATTTATTTAAATAATGCGATAACATTTTATCAATACTAATAGCAAATATTATAATAAATGAAAATAAAAATAGTTTATATACTTCACTTTTTTTAGATACAAAACGATTCCAAAAAGTATCACTATTTATTTCAACATTATTTGTATTAACTGTTTGTGTTACTACTGGAACATTATTCATATTATTCATAACATTCATACTATTCATACTATTATTAGTATTTATATTATTTATAGAATTTGATGGATTAAATGTTTTCTTTTTCTCTAAAGTTTCATTAAAATTTATTGGAATATTTTTATCACTTTGTCTTTCATACATTTTTAAATCATCTATATCTAAATTTTTTACTTGTTTTATTTTCTTTTCAATTGTTTCTTCATTCATTTTCATACCCATGCCTACGTCTCCATTCATATCTCCATAGGCTAAACCTAATTCTGTCATTATTCCTTCTTATATTATAATTATATTTTATTTTATTTATTATGTTTAGTAATAAAATATATAATTATTATATATATTTATTATGACAATGATAATAATATAAGAAAAAATAATAAAAATTGAGGGAAAATATATAAAATAAAAATTGATTATATATATTAAGATATTATAAATATTAAATAATGGGTATCCAAGAAGAATTGAATTTTTTAATCAATAAATATTCAGTTGTCAAAGGAAAGCCATATACAAATACTAGTATTGGGCATCCAAAAAAGTCATTCTTTATTCCTGAAGATGAATATGATGAATTTTTACGTGTTTATAGTTTAGCAATAACAAGTGGAATTCATTTACATTTTACTGAAAAACCCACTAATCCAAGTCCTTTAAGAATAGATTTAGATTTTAGATTTATTATTTCTTTAGATTCAACAGCAAATGATATTTCTGAAAATAATAATACAACTAAATATAATAGGATTTACAATAATAAGCATTTAGATAATATTATGTTCTATTATAACAAAATTATTACTGAATGTTTAGATGTAAAAGATGAATTTAATTTAGGTTATTTAATGGAAAAACCCAATCCTAGTATAACAAGAGGAAAACTAAAAGATGGTATTCATATCATTTATCCTCATATTATATTAAATAATAATCAACAGCATTTTATAAGAAAAAAAATTCTTGATATCGCAAGTGATATGCTTAAAGATTTACCCGTTTGTAATACTTATGAAAATATTATCGATAAGGCTATTATTGATGTTAATTCATGGCAAATGTATGGTAGTCGCAAACCAGATTGTGAAGCATATATGGTAACAAGAATATATAAATGTGGTGAATTATATAACAAAAAAATAGAATTAGCTGATTATGTAAAATTTATTAAATTATTTTCGATGAAAAATAATTTAGTAAATGAAGATATATGTAAAATTAAAACAAATATAAATCAAGAAATAGAAGAATATATTAAACACGTTTTACCTTCTATTGATACTAAACAGAAAACTAAATTACATAATAATATTTTCGCTAAATCACTAAATATTAATAAAAATTATTCAAATGATGATGAGCTTATATTATCAAGAAAACTTGTTTTAGAATGTTTATCTTATAATAGAGCTGAAAATTATGAAGATTGGATTAATTTAGGTTGGGTATTGCGAAATATTGATTACAGATTACTTGATACGTGGATTGAATTCTCCAAAATTGGTACAGCTTATGTTGAAGGAGAATGTCAAACATTATGGAACAAAATGCGAAAAGATAATATGGGATTAGGAACATTACGTTGGTGGTCTAAACAAGATAATATTAAGAAATACGAAGAAATTATTAACGAGTCCTTATTTCCTTGGATTGATAAATGTATTCGTAGTGAAGGTGCTCACTATGATGTTGCTAAAGTTGTTCAAACACTTAAAAAAGATGATATTAGAGCTATTAGTAAAATAGCTTGGTATTATTATGATCGTGATAAGCATAAATGGAGATCTTCAAGTGAAGGATTATTGCTTCGTATAATTTTAAGTGAAGATATATGCAAGAAATTTATTGAAAGAACTCAATATTGGAATACATTACAAAATGAAGATGAATTACAAGTTGAAGCAAATAAAATAAAAGCTAAAATGTCTTTAAAAATTGCCAGTCAACTTAAAAATGCTGGTTTCAAAGATAGTGTTATGAAAGAATGTAAAAGTTTGTTTATTGATGAAAAATTTGAAGAGTTACTTGATAGTAAATCTTATTTAATTGGTTTTGCAAATGGTGTATATGATTTGAAAATGCATATGTTTAGAGATGGTATGCCAGACGATTATATATCATATTCTACTAAAATAAATTATATTCCTTATAATGAAAATGCTCCAGAAGTTCAAGAAATTAATGAATTCTTTTCTAAAATATTTATTAATGAAAATGTTAAAAATTATGTATTAGATATTATTACTTGTATCATAGATGGTAGTATTTCTCAAGAAAGGTTCTATGTATTTACTGGAAGTGGTAGTAATGGTAAAAGTAGATTACTAGATTTAATTCAAAAAACAATTGGTGATTATTATTGTATCTTACCTATCGCTTTATTAACACAAAAACGTGCTGCTTCTAATAGTGCTCAAAGTGAATTAGAAAGAACTAAAGGCAGACGTTTCGCTGTTATGCAAGAACCAAGCGAACAAGATAAAATTAATATTGGATTTATGAAAGAATTATCAGGCAATGATAGAATTCTTTGTAGAGGTTTATATAAAGAACCTTTTGAATTTAAACCACAATTTAAAATGATATTAACTTGTAATGAATTACCAGAAGTTCCAAGTGATGATGGTGGTACTTGGAGACGTATTAGAGTTATAGAATTCTTATCTAAATTTTGTGAAAATCCTACTAAACCAAATGAATTTCCAATGGATTTAGAATTATCTGATAAATTTGATAGATGGGCCGAAACCTTTATGAGTATGTTAATTGAAAGACATAAAAATATTAATCCAAATAATATTCATGAACCAATGGAAGTTAGAATTGCTACTGAAAGTTATAAAAATAATAATGATATTATTGGTCAATATAGAACTGAAAGACTTGTATTTGATAAAGAATGTAATTCAAGATTACGTATTAATATTATCTATAATGATTTCCGTGTTTGGTGTATGGGCAATATTCCTAAAAATAAGAAGATTCCTGATAGAAATCAATTAAGAGCTTATTTTGAAAAAGCTATTGGAGCATATCCTGTTGATAATAAAGGTTGGAAAGGATTAAAAATCAAAGAAGACGAAGAAGAGGAAGAAGAATCTACTTAAAATATTTATTACATATATAATTAAATGGTTTTTTTATCAAAAAAAGAAAGACTTCAAATTGTTTTAGATATTGTTAATAAATTAAAAAAATTTAAACTTAAAAATGGTAATACTATTAATTTATATAATGAAGAATTATGTGATTTTATTAAAGAATTTAAACTAATATGTAATAATTATATAAAACAAGAAGAAGATAATGTAAAAGAATTTAAAGGTATATTAAATTTTGTGGAAATTAATAAAAAAATAGAATATAAATTACCAAATAAAAATGTAAATGATGCTTTATTTGTAATAAGAATATCTTAATTTTACTTTATAAATAAAAAAAATGATTTTTTTCTTTTCTAAATATTAGAAAAATATGGATACTAAACATATTAATTCATCTAAAATTAATGATATGGAATTAGAAATTATTAATTTAAAAATTAAATTAAAAGATAAAAATGAAGAAATTAATAATTTAAAAAATAAATTAGAAGAAGAACGTAAAGAACATCGTGAAATTTATTCTAAAATTAAAATAGAAAAAAATGAATTAATAAATTTATTATCTAAATCAACAAATTCTAATTTATTATCATATTATAATAATTATGATGGTAATATTAGTCTATTAAATATATAAATTATTTTTAATTTGTAACTTTAAAATCTATATATATATTATGGAAATAAATAATATTAATTTGTATAATATAATTATACTTTATATTGTTATATTATTAATATTTAAATATATTGAAAATTCTTATTACAGATTATTTGCCTTACTATTAATATCAATTTACTTAATTTATTTATTTAAAATTAAAACTAAAATATTATATTTTTATATAATAATTACACTATTTTGCGTTTTTACTGAAATATTATTTATTCAATATTTTGATAATACGTGGTTCTATTACAATAAACAATTAATTAATGTTCCTATTTGGTTAATAACTTTATGGTTTATTGCTATAACTTTTATATTTGAATTATATAAAATTTTAACTTAATCTTCTTCTGAATCTGTTGGTAATCCTTTTTCACTAATTTCTATTTAGTATCCTATATTCTATTTGTGAATACTGACATAATATTATGTATTTTTTTGAAATAGGTATAACAGATTTATCAGAAAAATCCCAAAAGTTCTAATAATAATATTTTTTTTTGCTAATTGTTACTACTTATTCTTTAAAATAAAATTTATGAATATTTATTTGAAGGAATGCTTATTTACTCTTATATTAGCATCTTTTTTATATCTTAATCGTTAAATAATTTATTGATTATATCTAATTTAATAATATAATTTAATTAGGTATTATAAATTATATTTTCTTTTTAATATCTTTTAAACAAGACAATTACTTTAATTCTAATTTTATATTAATTATAATAATTAAATAACAAAATATAAATGATATCTATACATATAATTATTAATAATATTTCTTAATCTTTCATCAACTATTTTATATTTATTAAATAAATTATAAATTAATCTCGCACTAATATTTTGTGATTTATTATTTATAATTATATCATAATATCCACGAATTATATTATAATATTTTAAATCTATCATTATTATTTCTTATAATATCTAATCTTTTTATATATATATCTATTTTTAATTTATAGGAAGATATATGAATAATATCAAAATACCACCTGCATATACTAATGTATATATTTATCCAGATGGTAAAAATAATAAAATATTAGCATATGGTTATGATAGTAAAAATAGAAAACAAGTTATATATAATCCTGAATATGTAAATAAACAAAATAAGAAAAAATATAAAAAAATATTAAAATTAAACAAAATTTTCAAAAATATTAAGGAAGATATAGATAATATTATAAATCAAAAAAAATATAAATCACAAGAATTTAAAATTGCTATTATAATATATTTAATATTAAATTGTGGTTTCAGAATTGGTAATGAAAAATATAAAAATGATAATAATTCATATGGTATAACAACATTACTTTATAAACATTTAATTTTTGAGAAAAAAGATTTGATAATAGATTTTATAGGTAAAAAAGGTGTCAGAAATATCTCTAAGTGTTTAAATCAAAATATTATAAATTATCTTAAAAAAATGAAAAAAGAAGATAATGATGAAAATAAAAAGGTTTTTAATATAACAAGCAATGATGTTAATAAATTTTTAAAAAAATATAATGATAAAATAACATCTAAAGATTTAAGAACATGGAACGCAAATAATTTATTATTAGAATATATAAAATTACCTGAAATTAAAAATAAGAAAAATCCAGTTAAAAAGGCTATTGAAAAGGTAGCAGAAAAGTTACATAATACTTATACAATATGCGTAAAAAGCTATATTAATCCTGTATTAGTTGAAAAACTTAAAAATAAAAATAATATATAAAAATTGATTAATATATATCATTATATCTTTAATTATGCATACTGGTATTATTTCTTTTGCAGATAGAATTGCTTTTAATATTAAATCAAATGAATTCAAAGATATGATATTAAATAAAATATATAAATTATATAATATTAAAATTATTCAAAAACATTATTATATATTAAATGATAGCAGCATTGAACATATTAAAAAAAATAACTACTTATGTTGTTTAAGAAGTAATGGAAATCCTTATTATGTGTTTTTCACAAAATATAATGATATACCGATTATTTATTTTATTGATAAGAAGATTCATCCTAATTATCAAAAGCCACGTATTATTTTAATAAGAGGACGTTTTAATCTAAGATTATTTGAAAATACATTACTTGATGGTGAAATGATTAAAACAAAAGATAATAAGTGGGAATTTATATTTAATGATATAATTGTTTATAAAGGGGCGTATTTAAATAATATTAAATTAGATAAAAGATTAGAAATTATATATAATTTGTTAGAAAATGAATATATACCAGATGATATATTAGATGTATGTACATATAAAGTTAAAAATTATTATTATTTAAATAAAAATACTTTTAAAAATTTATTAGATTTATCAAATACTTTAAATTATACTTCAAGAGGTATATATTTATGGAATTATAATATTAATTATAAACCTATATTACATAATTTTAATGAAAATAATATTGTATCTGTTGTTAGAGAAGTTAAAGATGTAACAAAATTTAAAGTTTTAGAAAATGATAAAAATATAGTACAGGAAAATATAACTACTAAAATTGATATTACTAACGATAAAGAAACAAATATTTTAGATAACGAAAATATATTATGGATTTGTAAATCTACAGAAGCTGATGTTTATTATTTATATAAAGATAATACTAAATCAAATTATATTGGTATTGCTAATGTATCAAAATTAAGCACAAGTAAATTGTTAAGACTTGCTTTCAAAAATAAAAATGTATCAACAATTATCAAATTTAAATGTGAATATAATAATATATTTAATAAATGGACACCTATTTGCGAAATATAGGATTATTTATTTTATACATTATAATAATCTGTACAATAGTCTTTAGAAAAACCGTAATATAACCAGAAAAATGGTCCTAAAAATAACATAATAAAAAATCCTAATAAACTAGATGAATTAACACCATATTTAAAACAATATATTGAAGTAAATAATGCTGTTATATGTGCGATAGCATAAAGTATAATTAATATACCGATACTGATGCCGATCATTTTTTATTCTAATTTAATATAAGATAAAAAGAGTACATGTTTGTAAAAATATAAAATAATTTAAAATCTTTTTAAAAATTATAAAAATTTACAAACATGTACTCTTTTTATAATTTATATAAAAGACTAATATATATTATATATTAAGTTTTATAAAACTATAATTTATAATATGTCATCTAATAATAAAGTTATTGATAAATTAACAAAACAAATGATTAATTTTAAAATAAATACTGATGATACTAACGACATTAATAGAAATACTGATAATAAATTATATAAATATCTAAAATATTCTATTAATTTAGATGTAAATGATTACAATTATTTAATTAATGATAATATTACCAATGATTATATAACTGATAGAATAAGCACTTTAAAAAATTATAAAATAATTCTCGATGACCTTCTTAAATTACCTTACATAGAACAAGGTACTGATGAATGGTTTGATTTACGTAAATCATGTTTGACTGCTAGTGATTTATATGATGCTATTTGTACTAAAAATGATAATTTAGCAAGAAAAAAAGCTGGTGTTTTAATTGATAATATAGATTATAATACAATAGCACCATTAAAATGGGGTAATATGTTTGAAGATATGGCAATAAGATGTTATAAACAAAGAAATAATAATATCGTTATACATAAATTTGGTTTAATTAAGAATGATAGTATAGAACATTTTGGGGCATCTCCGGATGGTATTACAGATTTAGGAGTAATGGTTGAAATTAAATGTCCTTATACAAGAAAGTTAAAAAAAGATTACATACCTGAAAAATATTATTATCAAATACAAGGTCAATTAGCTGTTTGTAATTTAAAAGAATGTGATTATGTTGAATGTTATTTTGAAATATTATATACCGACGAAGAGTTTTTAAAATATATTAAAGATAATAAATTAACAAATAAAGATTATGGTGTTATAGGTGAAACTTTTAATAAAGATATTAATAAATATGAATATATATATAGTGATGAATTTTTAGATGGAGAAGCATCATTAGATAATATTAAAAACAATTCTAAAAAATTTACTAAAATACATAGATGGGTATTAAAAGAATTATATGTACAAAAAGTTAATTTTAATATAGATTTGTGGGTTACTATACCGGAAAAGATAAATAATTTTTGGCATAAAGTAGAATTATCAAAAAAAATGCCAATTGAATATAAAAATAAGCAAAAAAATAAATTTGAATTTATCAAAGATGACGATGATAATTGATATAATTCTCCTTCTCTTTTTTATATAAATTAAACGAAAAATAAAATATTATTAAAAAGATTAATATAAATAATAATATTATATTAATATTCATTATATATATATAACATTTTTATTATTGTAATTGTTCACGTGGTACTCCTAAATTTATAGCTGCCGATAATAAATTATCAAATATGGTATGATGTTCATCTAATGTTTCTTTATTTCCAGTTATATATATTTTATATTTTTTTTGAAAGTCTTCTAATGTATTTGATATATTATCTGAAATTTTTTCTATTTTATTATCCAGTTCTTGTATTTTTATATCAGTTTCTTCATTTATACTACTTTTATTAATTATATCTTTATTTATACTACCATTACCAATTATATCGTTACAATTACAAGTTTCTTTTTCATTTATTAATTGTTCTAATAAATTATATTTGCTCATAAATTTTGTATCTAACGATTGTATATTTTGATAATGAGAATTTAAAGATTCATATTTTTTTATATTATCTTCTATTTTTTCATTTAAATTATCTCTATCTAATTTAATCGCATGTATTTCTTGATTTATTTTTAAAATATCCTTTACTCTATCTTTATTATTCTCAGTATTTATTCTTTCTTTATTTAAATTATATTGTATATTTTCATCTATCCAATCTATATATTTATTTATATTTAATAATTGCCCCTTCTTTTCACTATTTATATATAAATCCATCGCATTTAAACGATTAATATTTACACTATCATCAATTATATATAATGGCGAATTAATATCTTTATCTCCTCCTAAATATATCTCATTATTATCAAATTTGGTAATAATATAATCATTTTCATTTAATATATTAATATTATCTGATTTAATATTTAGATCTTTGTTAATTTTATTTATTTCACTACATTCATCAGGACTACATATACTAATTGTATCCTTTTTATTTATAAATTTTGTAAAATCATCATGATATCTATCTATATTAGTTTTATTAGTATCTATATTATCTTTTAAATATGAATTGTCTTCATCTACTTTTTTTTTTAGTTTATCTAAATCTTCTTTTACAAATTCAATAGTTAATTCTTTAATATCTTTAAATCTTTCTATATTAGCGAAATTATAATACATTATACTAACTAATATCATAGTAATTGTAACTATTATTAAAAATAATCTCAAATAAAACATTTAGAAATTATTACTTTAATTAATATAAATATAATTAATTTACTTTATTTCAATAATTTTTAATTCTTTATTTTCATCTTTTTTTATTTTTTCTTCACTATTACTATCGTCATATTCACTTTCATCATCTCTTACATCATCGCTTACATTATTTTTATTATTGTCTTCATCTTCTTCATCGTCTTCATCTTCTTCATCGTCTTCATCATCGTCTTCATCGTCTTCATCATCTTCATCGTCTTCATCGTCTTCATCGTCTTCATCATCTTCATCGTCTTCATCGTCTTCATCGTCTTCATCGTCTTCATCGTCTTCATCGTCTTCGTCACTATCTTTATCACTGTCTTTATCGTCTTTATCAGTTATTTTACCTTCTTCATCATCTTTTTCAACTTCTTCTTCGATTTCTTCTTTGACTTCTTCAACCTCTTCTTTTTTTTCAAATAATGATGTTATTCTATTTTTTAAATTATCATATAAATCTGTAAATATATTTCCAAAAGCACCTCCCGACTGTTCATTGTTATTTTCATCTTCAAAACTTATTAAATCTAACATATTAGTATTATTATCTATGTAATTTAGTTTTTCAGTATTAATACGCAATTGCATATTCATCGCCTCCAATTCTTGTATTAATAATTTAAAAGCATAAGGTAAATTAACTTGAACAATATTTGTATTATTATTACATAATTTACAATATAATATTCTATTTTTAACTGATGGATTATAAACAGCTATTGTACCACAATTTTGACATATAGGTATATTATAATTATCTGAACGTACTGTCATGCTTTCTTGCATAAATTTAGAAACACCATGACTCAATACACTATCCCTTTCCATCTCACCTATACGTAATCCACCTCCTTTACGTCTACCTGCTGTAGGTTGTCTAGTTAAAGAAACTTTAGGTCCTATATCACGAGCATGCATCTTTTCAGCAACCATATGTTTCAATCTAAAATAAAAAGTAGGTCCTATAAAAATATCTGTTGACATTTGTTTTCCACTAAACGCATTATAAAGTATTTCATTTCCGTGTTTATCAAATCCTAAATCCTCTAAACTATTATAAATTAAATTTTCATCAAATGGTAAAAATACTGTACCATCACCTAAATATCCATTTAAACAACACAATTTAGCAAAAACACACTCAACTAAATGTCCTATTGTCATTCTTGATGGAATAGCATGTGGATTAATAATTATATCTGGTTTTATACCATTTTTTGAAAAAGGCATTGATTCTTCGGGTATTACCATACCAATTACACCTTTTTGTCCATGTCTTGAAGCATGTTTATCACCAAATTCTGGTTTTTTTATTTTAAGGAATCTAACTTTACATATCATTGTATCTTCATCATTAATTTTATTACCAACAAATACTTTATCTATTTTACCAAATAATGAATTATCTGTTGTTATTGAACAATCAGTATAAATAACTTCTTTAACATATTCCGTAAAAACACCTTTTGTTACCTTTTTATATACATACTTTTCATTTAACATACCTATTACTACTACTTTTTGTCCTTTAGGTATATATGTTCCAACCTTTATAAAACCATTTTCATCTATTAAATTATAATTTGCTGATTTCAAATTATTAATTTTATAACCTAAATTAATATATTTAGTAGGATTTGCGAATATTATTTTTTCATATTGAGATTCTATTTTAGCTGTTGCTGTAATAGATTTATAATATGATAAGGAAAATAATCCCCTATCTATAGAATTTTTATTTATCATTATACTATCTTCTTGATTAAAACCCGTATAAGTCATAATTGCCACTATTACATTAAAACCATTTGGTAAACTATTTGAAGAACTATAGTGTGATAAACGTGTAGTTACAATTGGTTTTTGTGAATAATGTAATACATATGACATTGTATCAAATCTTTTATTAAAACTTGTAGCATATACTCCAATAGCTTGTTTACTTTGTGCAGCATTAAATACATTTCTCGCAGATTGATTATGGTTCGATAATGGTATATTTCCACTAATGGCACTTAACATAGTAGATGGATGTATTTCATGATGAGTATGAAATGTATTTAAATTTGTTTTATACATTGATACGTAACAAGTATTAATCTCATCCGTATCAATATATTCAATACAAGACCCATTCTTTTCTAATTGTTTTAATATTTCATTAAAAGTTTTATTAGAAAATATTTGTAATGTATTTGGTGATTTATAAAAACTTTTGTAATAAAAGTTCTCATTTTTATCACTATCCGCTAAAGGATTATTTGTACCAGTTAATAAATCATACCAATTATTAAATTTGTTTAAATTATCTATTTTATCAGCTATTATTAATGGTCTACAACATCTTCCTGGATCTGTCAATATTATTATATCATTTTCTTTAATATTCCATGTTATAGATGTTAATATATTAATCATATTATTTCTACGATAAGCTTTTAAGGTTCTTATTAATAGTTTAGGTTCATATGTAATAGCATATAAAGTACCATTTAAAAATATTTTAGTTATATTTCTATTAAATATTGAATCAAAATTTTCAAGCAATATAACAAATTCTAATTCCATTAAACATTCTTTTATATAACTTATATCTGATGATGCCGTTATTTTAGCAAGTAAAGCCATATTTTTTAAATATCCTACTGACCCTCCATCTGGTGTAGCAAAGGGACAAATTATACCATATTGTTGTGAATGTAATCTATGAGGACTTGTTAATTTAATACTTCTATCTAATGGTAAATTAATATTACGCAAATGTGATAAAAATCCTATATAACTTATACGTGATAAATCTTGTACCATACCTAATTCAGGGTCATCATCATCTTCGAGACCCCACATACCTTTAAGCGATCTCGAAAAACTTTTAGTAATTATTAAAGATGGTATTATTTTATAAATATTATTATCATTTATAAAATAATCATAATTATTATAACTCTTCCAAGCTCCGTAATTATATGTTCTATCTAAACTATCTCTAATAAATTTACTTAATTTTGTATAAGATTCATAAAATAATTGGGATAATAAATAACCACTTATATCTACTCTTTTATATATGTAACTGTCTTTATCAGTTTCCGTATTAATATTTAAACAAGTATTTATAAATTGTTTTATTAAATAACCTAAATAAACAGATTTATTTTTGAATATTGGTATATTTGGAAATATATCCGTTATTAAAGCACTTTTAATATGATCTATTGTGCCATACATTGATATTGGCTTTAAATATTCAAACGCTTGTTCTTGTGTAAATACATTTCTATTATATGATAAAGATGGTCTAATAAAATTATAAAATATAGATGTTTCTGTTTCATTTAAATCATTTCCTAATATACTTTCACATATATCTTTATCACTTTCAATACCTAATAATCTAAATAATACAATTATGGGTATTTTGTTACCTTTAATGGCTTTAAAAGAACACATTATTACATCATTTTTAGATAAATAAAACTCTATATTTTTTGGTGATAATACTGTTTCTCCTGTTTCTGCTGTAGATTTTATAAAACCTTTAAATTTATAATCATCATCTTCTTTTAATTCAGATATATATAATTTATTTGTTGTCATTCTTTCTTGTGCTATAATTACCTTTTCTTTACCATCAATTATAAAATAACCACCCGTATCATATATACATTCCCCTAATTTTTTTAAAACGTCTGAACCTTGATTATTTAAAACACATATATCACTATGTAACATAATAGGTATAGAACCAATCGCAATATTTTTAAATGTTGTTTCATAATTGTAATCATCTTCATTAGTAATTTTAACTAATACATTAGCATATATATGTGTTTCATAAGTAAGATTTCTCAATCTCGCATCATTTGGTGTAATAATTTTTGGTGAAGAATTTTCAAATGTGATTGGTCTATCAATATAAATATCTTGACCATCTAATCCACCCACAAAAATTTGTATTTTAACAATTAATTCACCCGAGTCAGTATATTTAATCATAGTAATAGGATTATAAGATTGAATAATATTTGGTATATTATTCTTTAAAAAATCTCTATAACTATCTAAATGGTGACTTGTAAATGAATATTTATTATCTTTAAAATACAAATCTAATATGTTCCATTCATTCATTTTATTAATCTATATTTATTTTATATTTTTATATATATAAAATATTAATATAAAGTAATAAGTATGTATGATGATTTAAATATTGTTGATAGATTTATAATTGATTCGTCAGATTATAATATAGCTAAAAATATTCAAATAATTCTTAAAAATAAGCATTTATATATAGGTAATAATAATTGGAAATATTATAATAATGAAGCAAATGAATGGTATGATGATAAGTTAAAAAAAAAATTAATTAATAATATTGAAAAAAATATATGTAATTTAATTTTAACTAAAATAAATAATTTAAACAAAATTAAAAGTAATTATGAAATAGACCAACAAAATGATATTGAAATAAAAGTTAATAAGTTATTAGAACTCATAAATAGAATAAATAATAAAAAAAAATTAAATAATATTATTAAAGAAGCTAGACAATTTTTTACACATGATTAGTATAAAAACATTAATTAATAATTGTAAAAAATATTATAATTATAATAATTTATATGATAACATTATCATCAATGATAATTTATTAAATAAAAATGAATTACTTGATAATATTAAATATGAAATTAATAATAGTAAGTTTTCTAATTGTAATAAAATAATTAAATATACAAATAATTGTAATAATATTATTTCAATAAGTAAATTAAATTGTAATATTAAAATATTAATTTATTATAATAAAAAAACAAATATATTATATGAAAAAATTTTAAAAATTTATAATAGACTTATTATATTATCAAATATATATAATATAAATAAAGATATTTGTTTTCATCTTGTTTTAACTAATTCTAAAAGAATTATGCCTAAAAATAATTATTTTGAAACTAAAAATTTTAATGGTGGATTTACCTATATATATAATAACAATAATATACAAAAAGCTGACATATATATATATAGATATGATGAATATTTTAAAGTTATGTTACATGAATTAATACATCATATTGGTATAATTAATGATTCTATGTTAAAATTACCAAATGAAATTATATTAGATTTAAAAAAATATTTTAATATATCTTATGATAGTAATATACAAGTTAATGAAGGTAACGTTGAATTTTGGGCTACAATTTATAATTTAATATTTATTTCTATTGAATATAATATAGAATTCAAAAAACTTTATAAAAAAGAATTAGAATTTTCAATTAATCAATATTTTAAATTAAGAAACATTAACAAATATAAAATTTGGAAAGAAAATACTAATGTTTTTTCCTATTTTATTGTTAAATTAATATTATTATATTATTATAAAGAATTTATTAATTTATCTTTACCATATGATAATAATATATTTTGTAATTTTATTAAAAATAAATATAATAAAAATTTTATAAATAAAATAAAAAAAATTAAAAACAATAAATTGAATTTAAAAAATAAAAATTCTTTAGATGCTATGATATTTAGTTCATTTTAATCTTCTGTTTTTTCTAATTCATTTACTAAATCAGATATTTGACAATTTATAAAATCTTTTGAATTATCTAAATTACTAAAATCTAACATATCATAACTTTGTTTACAACTACTTTTACCAATATCTAATTCTTCTTCTTTTTTGGGTTTATTAGTTTTATTTTGAAAATATTCTATTTGATTACATTTTAAATGTTTAACTAAATATAAATAAATAAATAATAATAAAATAAAATATATAATATTAAATATTATTATCAAATATAATTTCATTTTTAAATCTATTAATATATAAATATTTAAAAAATAATCAACTTAATTATTTAATGATTACTATTAATATCGACACAAGAGAAAAAAATCTTTATAATAATATCATTAATAGAGATTTAGATAAATATAAAAGTTTTATTGATATTAGATTCAAAACTTTAAATTTAGGAGATATTGAAATTATAACTGATTTTAATAATTTTATTATTGAAAGAAAAACATTATCCGATCTTAATTCCTCTATTATTGATGGTCGATATAAAGAACAAAAATTAAGATTATTATCTAATTATAATTCTAATAATATTACTTATATTATTGAAGGTGATACTATTATTAAAAGTTTACTTAAAGATAATAAAAAAATTTCATCTGCTTATTTTAGTCTTCTTTATAGAGATAATATTAAACTTATATTTACAAATAATATTGACGAAACTGCTACATTTATATTATCATTATGTTGTAAAATAATTGATAATCCAGATAAATATAAGAAAACAGATAGTGAAATAAATTATATTGAAAACATAAAAATAAAACAGAAAAAAATAGAAAATATAACACCTGAAATTTGTTTTATAATGCAGTTATCTCAAATACCTACTATTTCTCATACAATCGCTAAAAATATTGCTAATAAATATAATAATTTTAAAGTACTTATTACAGAAATAGATAAAATGGATTCATATAATAATAAAATAAAATTATTAACAAATATAGATAAAATTGGAATAGAAAAAGCTAAAAAAATTTTAGAATATCTAAATATAACAACATAATATTACAAAACCTATAAATATAAACATAAAACCAATTATCATCTGTAATGATATTTTTTCTTTAAATATTAATCCACTTATTAGTAATATTAATAACATATCAATGGCACTAAATATTCTTATATAAGCCGGATTTGGAGTTATTTTAATTAATTTATAACTAACTAAAATAATTGCTGCTGCTGATATAGATGATAATAAAACTAATTTATAATCTAATTTATTAATATTTTTATATTCCTTTGTTTTTAATAATATAAATATTAAAAATATTGAAGATACTATATGTATAACTATTGGAAACAAATATTCTGAATCTATTTTATAATATCTTTGTGTTAAAATTAAAAAAGTAGCTAAAAAAACTTTAATTATACCTAAAATTATCCAATTTGACAAAATTTTCATTTCTATTATACGAATGTTATTTTTTTATTTTTTAATAATATTTCTTTAAACCCCATTAATGATAATGATTCATTCATTATACCTATATCATTTGTATCTACCGCATTTTCTACCAAATTATTATTTCTTATTTCATTATTTATAAAGTCCCTATATGATATTACAGCTTTATTAAATTCTTTGATATATGCTTTATTATTTAGTTTAATTTTTAATTCTTGATTTATTCCCTTTTCATTATAATAATCAATCATTCTTATTATCATAGCTGTTGTTATACCAGTTTTATTAAAATCTGTTTCTGTTACATACTTATATAAAGTTTTTTTATTATCTATAAGCTTACATACTACTGATATATTTTCACAATTATTTTTTTTAGTTATTTTTAAATCTATATATAAATTATCTGTTAATTTTTCAATAGATATATCAGGAGTTTCATATTTATTTTTGATTTTTCTTGTTTTTATGACTGGTTCTTTTAATTTATTTATATAATTGTCAAATAATAACTCTTTTACCATTTGTAATTTTAAATTACAAATTCTATTGTATCTTTTAATATCATCTTCATATATCGGTTTCTTTTTTAATTCTTCACTTATTTCATCCCAATAATTTATACTTTTATCATAACCTGGTAATTCATCTAATGCTAAAGCATACAATTGTATTACAGGTTTCATAATTTGATTTGTTATATAATGAAGATAATCAGGTATTAAATTATTTTGTTTTATAAAATCTGGATTTTCTATTTTATCACCTTGTAATGTTGTTTTATCCTCATTTTTAATTTTAATATAAATAAATGGTATTCTATCATTTACCGCTGGTTTATTACCAGGATCACGAGAACCTATACGATCTGCTAATACTTTATGAGCAATTTTTGTAGGATCTTTATATGAACCTCTTAATGATTTAGTAATAATTAAGTCTTTTAAATCGGTATTACCAGATACAAGATCATTTAATTCTTCATTTAAAAACTCAATTGAAGCGTTTAAATCTTGTTTATTTAATAATCTATCGATAATACCACCATAAACCTTTTTAACTATATTCGCATTATCACGTCTTTTTAAAACGATACCCATAGATTTTTGTTTAAATTTATTTATATCAAATTCATATAAATTACCTACATAACGTTTTTTACTTAAGATTATAAATGGATATAATGTTTTCTCATAATTTAATTTTTGAGGATATGGCATTATTTTTGCTATATTTTTTTCTACATCAATACCAATATCTATAGCACTTTGTAATGCTTGTTTTCCAAATATTTGATTATTATTTTTATCTTTTAATGGGAATTTACAAAATATTGAATCTGTATCTCCATAAATTACCTCAGCATTATAATTTACTTCTACAAAATTCTTCGCTGTCATAATCATTTCTCTTCCTGTTGCCGTTGTACAAGCAGCAATTTCTTTTAAATATATAGGAGATGTTCTCGCTCCTATTTGACCGTATAATGAATTAGCTGTAATTTTATATGCTAATTGTAATGAATCAAATACATCTTTTTCAAAATTATTATATGTTTCGTATATCTTAATTACATCATTTTTCATTACTTTTACTTTTTCATTAGTTTCAACATTTAATAAAGTATATTGGTCATCTTTTTCATTTAGTAAACCACTATAAGTTTTATCTTTAGTTTCAACTGTTTGATATTCTATCTTCTTACGTGTTTTTTTTCTTTCATTTAATAACATAATTAATATTTCCGCTATTATTCCTCTTTTTTGATTTCCATTTTCATCCTTTATTTTAGCAAAGGTACACGTTTTAATACCTACTTTCTTTTTTTTATCACCTTTGCCTTCATATAAATCATAAGATACATCTATATATTCAATATTAGGATCTTCTATTCTATATTTTTCATCTAATAAATATCTGTCATGTGATAAATCCTTTGATATCATCGATGATGGATATAAAGAACCATAATCAAATACGACTATGGGATCATTTAAATACATTCCTTCTTTTGGATCTAAAACAACAGCACCTTCATATCCATCGTTAGTTAAATCAAAATTAGTATTATTATTTATAACAGGAATTGTTAGATTTTTATTCATACATTGTTTTGATATTAATGAAAATATTTTAATACCTTGTCCTCTTTTAAATAAATAATTTAAAGGAACTAAACAGACATTCCCCATACCAATATTATTCTCTAATATCTTTAATTTATGTAATAACCTATTTACTAAAGCACAATCCTGAATACAATATTTCGCAATTACACATCTGTCTTGTGAATTACCTCTATATTTTTCAAATAATTCTTTTGGTTTTAAATCATCTTTTTTATCTCCTAAATATATCGACGCTACATTATCTAATTTATAACTGTCTAATTTATATTCTCTTTGCATTACTTTAAATAAATCAATTATAACTATACCGTCATAATCAATATATTTTAAAGTATTATCTCCTAAAGCAGATGAAGATAATTCTTGAATAAATAGTTTAGATTTTCTTGTTATTTTTCTACCTAAACCAAATGAAAATTCTTCATTTATATTTAATTCTAAACTTCTATCCCATATATAATTTAAATCAAAACCAAATATATTATAACCAATTAATACATCTGGATTTAAATCACTAATTAATTTTTTCCATTCTAAAATAACCTCCTTCTCCGTTTTACATTCTACTACATCACAATTATCAATTTTATCACAAGTATTTAAAGTAATTATATTTTTATAAATAATCTCATCACTACCATACTTATGAACTGTTGTACCAATTTGAATTATTTCATCTCCTTCTAATTCTGGTAAAGATTTTGTTAATAACTTACAAACATCGTCTTCTAATTTATTTATTTCACTTATTGATAAATTTTCACGCTCTTCTTCATCACTTTCATCATCACAATTATAAATTTTATCTAATATTTTTATTATATCATCAACATTATTTTCAAGTAATTCTGGTATCTTTTCATAATTTATTTTCTTTTTTGTATAGATTTTATGTATCTTTAAATCATCATCTATAATTATATCTTTATGTAATATACACTGAATCCAATTTATTAAACAGCTTTTTGTTATATCATAACCGTTTCTTGATACATTTGTTAAATCCTGAGCAAGTTTTTTATAATTTTTTTTCGCTAATGGAAAATCTCCATGACTACTTGTACATTCAATATCAAAACTTGCTATTAATAATGGTGCTATTTTATTAATATTCAAAGCTTGAATATTTTTGTAATTAGTAGTTATATTATAGTTTGATTTAGTATCATTATCAGATAATTCATAATCACTTATTGATATCCAACCACACGGTTTAATATCAATTTCGTGAATATATTTTAAAAATGGATCAATATTGCTTTCATATAATTTGAAACCATCTTTTTTTAAAGATTGAAAATAATATTTCAAACCATTAAATAAGGCAAGTGATTTAGTTTTCACTTTAATATAATTAAATAATTTTTCATTCGTAAAACCCCAAAATTCTTTTTTACGACAAAATGTTAAATTATTAAAGTGATCTTTTAAGTAATCTGGAATAATTTTTTTATAATATTCTTTTTTATTCCAAACACACTTATATTTCTCCTCTAATAATTTTATATTTAATTCATTTACCTTATTTTCATACTGTTTTTTTGATAAATTATCCCATGAATCAGGTCCTTTTACATAAAAATATGGTTCATAATCTGTTACATTTACTGATACAGTAATACCAGATGATGTTGTACCATAAATTAACATAGTATATTTATCCTGTTCTTCAGTATATGATTTCTTTTCTCTCATTTTATCATTTTCATGTATATACCAGTCTGTAATTTGTAATTGTATTTCTTCAGAATTATCAATTAAATCATCTACTTCTTTTCTGGGAAATTCCATTAATAAGATTATCAATTCTATTTTTTATATAAATCATTTTTTATTTTTGTCGCTTTTTTTATAGATAGATATGAATATAAACCTTGAAGTATTTATTATATTAATACTGATTACTATTATATTATATCTTTGTTATATTTATTATTACTATTATAGACTTGTTAAAATAAAAAGTCAATATGATAATAAAGATTATTATGTTCAAGATACTGAATATTCACAAGAAGCAGCCGATTTACTATCAAAAATTACTGAAAAAATAGAAATATTTAATGAACATATTAAAAGAAGTTATCCTAATGATCCAAGAACTATTAGAATTCTTGAAAATTATAAAAAAAATTCAATTAAAGAAGCACCTAATGATCCAAACTTTACAAGTTATTCTGTTAATAAAGGTGAAGAAATTAGACTTTGTGTTACAAATAATGATAAATTAATGGATTTAAATACCATGATGTTTGTAGCATTACACGAAATGGGTCATTTAGCATCAGAATCTATAGGACATACAACAGAATTTTGGGATAATTTTAGATGGATTTTAGAAGAATCTATTAATATAGGCGTCTATATAAGACAAGATTTTAAAAATAATCCAGTTGAATATTGTGGTATATCTATTACCTCAACTCCTTTAGATCATAATAATATTAATTTAAATAAGGGTAACGATAAAACCATAGAGGCTTTTAAATTAAAAGAAGGTTTTAAATATTAAGTATTATAATAATAAACCATAGTTACGGCAGTTAATAAAACAAATTTATCAACAATATAAAATAATTTTATAACTTTATAAATTTGTGTTCCATAATATGTAAATAAATCTAACTTATTTTTTAATATATTATTATTTATTTTTAATTCCATTATCGCATTATTTTGATTATTTATTAAATTTTTTATAAATATTAGCAATTTATATTTTTTTATTACATCTATATCATCCAAATTTAATAATTTTTCATATTTACATACTGGACAATCATATTTCAATATAAAATTACGCTGGTCATATTTTTTATCCATTTTAATAAAACATTCTTCACATATTTTATTTATACATCTATCACAATCATATAATTCATTTATATCTGATAGACATATACAACATTCTGTGTTATTCTCCATAAAATATATAAGCATTATTTATTTTATATAAATAAATGATACCGAAAATCATTCATCTTATTTGGATAAGTTATCCTAAAAAACTACATGAATTACCTCCAATTTTTCAAAAAATTTATGAATATAATAAGTCGATTAATAGTAATTTCAAATATATTTTATGGACTGATGAAAATAAACATACTAATGAATACAATATTGACCAATTTATTAAAAAGGAATATCCATATATATATAAAATATACGAAAAAACTAATTTAGCTGTGCAAAAAAGCGACATAGCTCGTTTAGCTATTTTACACCATTATGGAGGATTTTATATTGATATGGATATTTTATTATTAAAAAATTTGGATGATTTATTAGATTATGATAGCGATAAGTTTAATTTTTCATATGAACCTAAAGAACAAACTACTTATCTATGGAATAGTGATAAATATATATGTAATGCCTTTTTTTGTTGTAACAAAAATAATGAAATTATTACAATAATGTTAAATATTATTATACAGATATATAATAAATACGGAGATAATGTATTAACTAATTTTAATGTTTTTGGAACTAATATTTTCAAACTTGCTATTGAAAATAGTAATAATAATCTTTACAATATAATTGATACTAAATTAATTTATCCTATTAATGATATTAAATTAGATAATTTAAAATGTTCTCAAGATGATATCAAAAAAATTAAAACAGGTAATTATGATAATGCTTATATGGTACATTATTGGATTCATAGTAACTTTGAATCAAAAAAATTAATTTATAGTTTTAAATATAATGATAGTTTAGATATACATACTAATATTTATAATTTTTATAAAGAATTATATCCAAATAATAAAACTATACTATATGATAATAATTATATTAACTATTACTAAAATGTCTTCTATATATTATTTTTTCTCCATTGGATTTAATATTTACCCAATATAATCCATTGAATTTCCATTCTGAATTATTTGAAAATTGTTTGAAACTATATGGTGATGTGATTATTATTAATTTATTTTGATTATCACTATAAACCATATTTCTTGATGATATTGATATTATATCATTATCCGCAGGATTTTCTTCAAATAATCCTTGTGCTTCTAATGCTATTTTTTCAGTATTATAATAATTATAATAAACTATATAACTTATATATATTGCTGCTAAAACAAATAATGTAAATATTAATATCAATAATAATATTTCTGTTTCCATTTTATATTAATAAAATATAAAAAAAATTTATAATGTATATATTTTGACTTTTATGGGGATTTTTGTTTTGTAATTTAAATTATTTTTTTACACAAAGCCCTTTTCGATTAATTTTTTTAATTTCATATTCTGTTTTAAATTAATATTATTAAAATCTATTTTATTAACTGCTTTTAATATTTTACATGATTTCTTTTTTTTATCATTACATAATTTTTGTGCTATTTTTTTTATAGATTGTAAACCTTTTTTATGTAATTCTACACATTTTTTATAACTACATTTTGCAAATGGTATAGATTTAATATTATATGATAAATCTTTTAATAATTTTTCAGATTCCTTCATATAATATTTACCAATTTTTGTTTTGTGATATTCTTTTAATAATTTCTTAATTTTTTTTTGATGAATTTTTGCTTCTTTGAAATATTTATTAGCTAATTCCTCTTTTGGAGGATTACCTTTTTTAATACTCTCAAAATAGTCTATTACACTCTTTTTTTTATTAAATTCATCAATTAATAAATTTTTTTTTTGATTATAAACCTTATAGTCACTTGTCTCTGACTCTTTTATTTTTAATTCTGATAATTTTGATAATACACCTTCTTTATATTTTTGTAGTTCTTCAAATTCTTTCTTACATTTTTCACGATTACATGCTGATAAATCTAAAACTGTAGTAAACATTTCATTAAAATCACTTTTATATTTATTATATAAATCTGCAAAATTTTTATTCATCTAATATATATATATAAATTATATAAATATATATCATTACTTATTATTTATGACCAAGACTTATAATATCTTTTTCCCAATTTGCTCTGAATGGGAATATGATTTTTTCAAAAAAGATCTATTCCCTCTACATAATTTTTATAATTATGATTATGATTTTGATTTTAGCAGTTTTGAAAATCAATTAAATGTATTAATTATATCATTTACACAATCTTGGGCAACTAAAGTTCCTGGACTAATATTACAAAATGGCAATGATAACGATATTCCTGATTTTTTAAAAAAAACAATTGATTTTCTAAAACCTTTTTGTATTTTTCATTTAAGTGACGAAGATGCTAAAACACAAAAATATCATAATTATTATATTAATTCAAATTGTAAAGCAGTATTCCATCAATATAATTCAAATAATTTAATATATCATAATAATCACTATCAAATACCATTGGCTTATATTAAAGGTTTTCCAACAGAATTAAAATTAAATAAAAATAAAAAATACGATTTTTCTTTTGTAGGACAATTAAAAAGTGATAGAATGATTATGTTACATTTATTTCAAAATAACTTTCCTAGATCTGTTATAAATGTTGGCAATACAAATTGGTCTTCCACTAATAATCAAAGAATTAATCCACAATTGTTATATCAAATCTATAATGAATCTATATTTATTCCTATTGGTAGAGGTAACGTCAGTTTAGATTGTTTTCGTTTATATGAATGTATTATAGCTGGATCAATTCCTGTAATTGTTGGAACTGAAAAAGAAATAAAAGAAAGATTTAATTATGATATGCCAAATATTATATATAGTGATAGCTGGGAATCGGTAATAACAAAATGTAAAGAAATTTATAATAATAAAGAAGAAATAGAAAAAATAATATTATCTAATTTTAATTGGTGGAATAATCAAATTAGCTTTATTAAAAATAAAGTCGATAGTTATCTCAAATAAAAAAGTAGTTTTTGTTCTACTTTTTTATCTTTTTTTTGTGTTTTCTTTTTACTCTTGAGCCTCCTTCTTGGCCCTCCATATCTCCCCTACCTTCTTCATCAAGTCCTGACGAGAGAGGTCTGGGAACTCCTCTTTGAGGAGTGGCATCTTCTCTTTTACAAAGAGATTGTAGGCAGTCGGCTCCCTTTTCTTTTTCTCTTCTCCGTCTTCTTCCTTCTTAGGCTTCTTTTCCTTTTTGGCTGGCTTGCCTTCGTTCTTCAAGTCATTAAAGACCTGAGTAAGAAGCTTACCAAGTTCGGCACGGGTGTATTCCTTGTTGGTGTCAACCTGCTCGGTGAATGTAGTGATGATCTGCTGGGTAGTAGTCATAGCGTTTGGGCTTAATAGTAAAGGTAACCAAAAGCGTCATTTTTTCACAAAAAACTGAAAAAATAGAACATTTTTAGTTCTTATTTTTCAAAAAAGAACCTACATCTTTGTATGCTTTTTGACTTTCTCTACTAAAATCATTTTTATTTTTATTCAATTTTATTATTGGTATATATGGAGCAAAAGATGAAATTCCATTATTCCCACAATGCGTATTTTCATATTTTCTATTCATAATAAAAAAAATAATTTATAATTTAAATCATTTTTTTTCTAATAAATTTCAAACAAAAAAAGTAGTGGGTTTCTACTTTTTTTTGTTTTTTTTGTTTTTTTTGTTTTTTGGTTTTTTGGTTTTTTGGTTTTTTGGTTTTTTGGTTTTCTTAGAACTCCTCCTCTTCCTCCTCTTCCTCCTCTTCCTCCCCAAACAGGAGCTGGATGATTACACGAATCTTCTCCTTTTTCATTCTCTTTTCATCCTCTGTCGCCTCAATGGGACGGTAGTCCTTCAAGAGCTCACTGAGAGTCACAATGTCCTTTGCCACAAGGGCAAGGACGATGGCGGTGGTGTTGGTCTGCTGGATAGCGGTCATAGCGTTTGGGCTTAATAGGAAAGGCTACTAAAAGCGTCATTTTTTCCCAAAAACGGCCAAAAATAGAACATTTTTAGTATTAATTTATAAGAAATTTCATAATCGCGAAATCTCTTGCCGCTTTGTAAATTTCATATGAAAATTTACTTTTTATTTCATTATTGTAATAAGGCAGATATCTAATAATAGCGTTCTTATTAGTAATGCTATCCATTTAGTTTTCTGTAAAACTTAATTAAGTTATAAATATAAGTTATCAATTTTTATAATATATTTAATAAAAATAAAACAATTTTATTTTTTAGATTTCTTTTTTTTTTTATAAGGAACATTATCTGCTATCATTTTTCTATCTAAATAAACTTTTTCCCCATTTTTTATATAAAATTTACCTTTTCTTGGGCCCGTATATACCTTTGTCGTGCCACCTTCCATTATGTTTTCTATAAATATTAAATATATTTATTTAATTAAAAAAAAATGATTTAAGTATATAAAACATATATTATGGATAAAGATAAAATATATATTATGGATAAAGATAAAATTTATGGTGTCATTTTAGGACATGCCCTTGGTGATGCGTTAGGTTCTCCTGTAGAATTATTTCCATTTGCTTATTATAGTGGTAGATTAGATACACCAATTACTAAATATAATAGAGCCTATGGAAAACAAGTTAGTGTAATAGGACAAGTTTCAGATGATACAGAAACAGCTATAGTTTTAACAAAAACTATTATAAGTGGTTATACAAAGGAAAAAGCTGTTATTAATTATATGTTATGGGCAAATAATAATTTTGAAAATTGTAAAGGGAATGCTCCTTTTATTGGAAGAAATACAAGAAATTTATTTATCACCCCAAAACCTACATATAAATTATATGAAAATCGTTTTAAAAAACATTATTCAGACCCAGATGTAATGGAACAATCTCAATCAAATGGACCACTAATGAGAGCATATGCTCATATATTTTCAAAAGAAAATATAATTAAAACTGATGTTTTTATTACAAATCCTTCAGAATTAACTTATAATTGTGTATTTATATATGTATCCGCTATAAAAATGGCATTACAAAATAAGACAAAGGCATTTATTAAAACAAATATTAAAAAACTTATTGAATTTAATGAAATTATGTTAGTATTTGATCAAGCTTCAAAAAATATATTTAGAAATGTTACTGAAAATAAAGGACATATTCTACATGCTATATATTGTACTTTTTGGGCATTGTTTAATTTTGATAATTATAAAGATGCTATAGATGCTATTATTTGCTTGGGTCCAACAGAAAAAGAAAAAGCTAAAATTTGTTTAAAAGGAAAATGGAAGAAAAATGAAATAATTGTTGGTGACACTGATACAAACGCAGCAATAGCAGGAGCATTATTAGGAGCATTTTATGGATATGAAGAAATGTGTAAAAATAGTGTTACAAAAAACAATATAGATATTATGCTAAAAGCAGATTCTACAAAAGGTGATATAATTAGACCACCAGAATATAAATTAGATATTAGTTATATTGAAACTATATGTAAATTATATTGTTAATTAATACTAAAAATGTTCTATTTTTTCAGTTTTTTGGGAAAAAATGACACTTTTGGTTACCTTTACTATTAAGCCCAAACGCTATGACTACTACCCAACAGATCATCACTACATTCACCGAGCAGGTTGACACCAACAAGGAATACACCCGTGCCGAACTTGGTAAGCTTCTTACTCAGGTCTTTAATGACTTGAAGAACGAAGGCAAGCCAGCCAAAAAGGAGAAGAAGCCTAAGAAGGAAGACGGAGAAGAGAAAAAGAAAAGGGAGCCGACTGCCTACAATCTCTTTGTAAAAGAGAAGATGCCACTCCTCAAAGAGGAGTTCCCTAATCTTTCTCGTCAGGACTTGATGAAGAAGGTAGGGGAGATATGGAGGGCCAAGAAGGAGGCTCAAGAGTAAAAAGAAAACACAAAAAAAAGATAAAAAAGTAGAAACAAAACTACTTTTTTATTTTTATTCTAAATTAGTGTTTTTAATTAAATCCCTAATATTCTCTACTTGTTCTTTATAATATTCTTCAGGTTCATTTAATAATATTAATGAAATAAGTTGGTCTATTATTCCTTGATAAATTTGTATATCAACAGTTAAACATATCTCGTCTCTATTTTCAACAGCAAATTGTTGCATAATACCACCTTTATTTTTTATTAGTTCTTTTGCTAAATTGTTTAAATTTTTATATATATAATCATTTTCTTTTTTTATTAAACAACCTTTATTGTCGATATATTTTATATTATTATTTTCAGGAAATTCATTATTAAAATGTATTTCTTTTGTTAATAAACTTGGTATATTATATGACTTCTTAAATATATTTAACATTTTCTCATAACTTAAATAATCTAATCTCTCATTACCATAATTATTTATAATAAAATTATTATTATTTGTTTGATTATCTATAATATTATTAATTTGTGTTTCTATATTATTTGTTTGATTCTCTATATTTTGTGGATTAGGTGTTCTAGAATGTATTATACTTCTTGGCTTACAATTATCATTTTTAATATGTTTAGATTTTGCTTGTCTCGTTGTAAAACTTATCATACATCTAGGACATGTTAAATCATCTACACCTTTACAAGTTTTTTCATGTTCTATTAAACTTTTTTCCGTTTTATAAATTTTATTACACTTTTTACACTTTTTTTCCTTTTGATTTACATTTTTTTCATTTCGGCTTACATTTTTTTCATTTCGGCTTACATTTTTTTCATTTCGGCTTACATTTTTTTCATAATTTTGAGTATCGTGAAAATTATTAATTTCTATTTTATGTATCCTTAACTGATGCTTTTTTAAATCGAACTTACGGTAAGTTGAATAATTACAAAACACACATTTATGCTTTTTTCTGTCGTCGTTTTCGTTCATTACTATCTATAATGTATGTTTTCTTTTTTATATAGAGATTTTGTTACGAGAATTTTCCGCAAATGACGACAACGACAAAAAAAAATATTTTTTGAAAAATTTTTTTTGTAAATTTTTTATTTTTTTTTTACCCCATTTTTTTCGATTAAAAATACACCATTTTCTATAATAGCTATTATCTGTTACGTATCGTAAAAATACTAAAAAATAGGCCTTTTTTAATAATTCATATAAATAAAAATTGATTAATTATTAGTATAAATAAATATTATGTCTTTAGATTATTCTAATTTATCTAAAAATATTACTAAATCTATAGATAAAAATATTAAAAAGAAAGAAGGTATCTATTTTACACCTCCTAAAACTATTGATTATATTACTCAATTATTTAATCAATATTACAATTATGACATTAAAACAGTTTTAGAACCATCATGTGGTTCTTGTGAATTTGTTACAAAATTTGATCAATTATATGATTTAGATTTTACTTGTATTGAAAATAATTTAACAATTTATAATGATATTAAACATATAGAAAAAAATAATATTAGTATAATTAATACTGACTTTATTACTTATAATAATAATAATAAATATGATTTAATTATTGGTAATCCTCCTTATTTTGTTATAGATAAAAATACAATAAGTAAAAAATATTATAACTATTTTGAAGGAAGACCAAATATATTTATAATATTTATTATTAAATCTCTTAAATTACTTAATAAAAATGGTTATCTTATATTTGTTTTACCTAAAAGTTTTAATAATTCTCTTTATTATAATAAAACAAGACAATATATAAATGATAATTATACTATTATAAATATTAGTAATTGTTTAGATGATAATTATTTGGAAACTAAACAAGAAACAATAATTGTTTTTATTAAAAATAAAAAACCTACAGAAAAGTGCGAATATTCTTTTAAGATAAATAATAATGTTATATTTGGATCTAAAGAAGATATCGATAATATTAAACTTTTATATAATAATTCTACAACATTGAAAAACTTAGATTTTAATATTACTGTTGGTAATATTGTTTGGAATAAAGTTAAAAATTTATTAACAGATGATAATAATAATACCAGACTAATTTATAGTAGTGATATAGAAAATAGTAATTTAGTTGTAAAAAAATATAAAAATATAGAAAAAAAAAATTATATTAATAAAAAAGGGTATAAAGATATTATATTAGTAATTAATCGTGGTTATGGTGTAGGTAAATATAATTTCAATTATGCTATCATAAATGATAAAAAAGAATATTTAATAGAGAATCATTTGCTTGTTGTAAAATATAATAAATCACAAGAAATAACAGATGATGAACTAATAAAAAAATATGAGAAAATAATTAATTCTTTTCAAAATATTAAAACTTCTAAATTTATTGATATTTATTTTGGTAATAATGCTATTAATTCTAATGAATTACTAAATATTTTACCTATTTATAATTATGATATTTGAAATGCTGGATATGCTACACCATTACCGTTTTTCCATCTTAATAATATTTTAATAGTATTTCCTGATTTGGTTTTAGCAACATATCGTGAATTATTTGGTTCTTTAATATATGAGGTTATAATGTAATCATCGGTATTTGCCATTTCTAAATAGATATTTTTATTTTTATATAGCATATAGTGTTTCATATTTTGACTTTCTAATAGATATTCGTTCAATTTCTCAACATTTAGTTCAGTTGTTTCTATAAATTTACTAATACTTTTTTTAGATTCTTTTATCATATAGTTATAAAACTCTATATCATCAATGTTATTTTTAAATTTACTACTTGATTTACAACCATTATAATATTTAGTTTGAATTTCTTTGACACAGTTCGGATTACTACCGTGAATAGTTTTTAAATAATCTTTCCTGTCTGGTATATCTAAATTAAATTTGTCTTTCAATTTAATTAAATAATTATCATAATAATATTCTTCATAACTATTTGATAAATATTTAGATGGTTTCATTGGTGAAACAAATTGTGGAGTATCTTTAATAATTTTGGCATTGAATTTCCATTCTAATTTTAATTTATATTCGTTTATATTTAATTCAAAATCGTGATTATTGCCACGACCTGCTTTAGGAATACAATTAATTTTATTAATTTTTTTTATTGAATATTTATTAATTATTTTTTTAATAAAATTATCAATTTCTTTCTTTAGATTATTCCATCTTAAAGAACGTCGGTAATATAGATTGGGGGTTTTTTGATTTATTATAGAAGTAATAATTATTTCTCTTTTTTTATTACTAATATCATTATTTTTTTTTTCTAAATTAGTAGTTTCAAAATAGTTAATATCTGTAAATTTAATTAGGTTATTTAAATAGTTAAATTCAAGTTTATTACTTTTTTTTAGATATTTTTTAATAACTTTTTGAATCTTAATAATAGATTTATCCATTTTGAAATTTAATTAAAATAAATAAATCATTTTTTTAGTGAGTTAGAATTTATTTTATTTTTACGCGTTTTTTTTCTAACTATAAAATAGAATATGGTAAATAGCAAAAAATATAAATTAGTTAAAGGTAAAACCGGTAAATCTAAAAAAGTTGTAGTTATGGGTGTAAAGAAAGTTTTATATAAAAAAGTAGGTTCTCAAAAGTTATATGTAATATCAAAAGGTAGAATGATGAACCTTGTAAAATACAAAAAAATGAAAATGGCAGATAAATCAGTATCTAAAAAACGTAAAGTAAGAAAAGGAAAAAAAAGAGGCGGTGGTGATTATTTAGCTCTACTTACTGAAGCTTTTGGATCAAGTGGTCATAAACAAGACGAAATGGCCGGTGGAAAAAAGAAAAAGAAAAAGAAAAACAAAAAGAAAAAAGGTAAAAAGTAAATAATATTTTATTTTTTTAATTAGTTATTGGTGTTCTACATATTGGACACCTACAATTACTAACTGTTGTACAATATCTATTTATACATCTTGTATGAAAAGCATGTCTACATTCTAATATTCTTCTACCTCTACTTGTTAATCTTCCAAAGCATATTGAACAATTGTTTCTATCCCCATATATTTCTGTTGTTCCCGGTGAATTACTTCCTGTTCTACTTCTTGAATTACTTCCTGTTCTACTTCTTGAATTACTTCCTGTTCTACTTCTTGGATTACTTCCTGTACTACTTCTTGAATTACTTCCTGTACTACTTCTTGAATTACTTCCTGAACTATTTCTTGAATTACTTCCTGAACTATTTCTTGAATTACTTCCTGAACTATTTCTTGAATTACTTCCTGAACTACTTCTTGTTCTTGAATTACTGCGGGTTCTTACATTACGAATATTATTATTTAAGTTTGTATTACTTCTAATACGTCTTATTATAACATTTTCGTTATTATTTATAATATTTTCGTTATTATTTCTATTATTTCTATTATTTGTATTATTTGGTATTCTAATTGGTATAATATGTCTAATAGGTTCCGTTATAATATTTTCATTACTATTTCTATTTGATTGCTGTGTTCTTGAATTATCTCTACCTCCTTTCATAATATATATATATATTCTATATATTCTATAATAATATAATATAAAAAATGATTTATATAATCTATATATTATAATAATGGATATTGACGCATTACTAAAGGACCCAATAAATTATTTGAAAACAAAAAATAAAAAGGATATTATAAATTTTTTGAAAGAATGTGATACAGCTTTCTTTAATACTAATAAAATTATTTTAAATGATGATATGTACGATTTAGTTAAAAACTATTTAAAAGAATTAGACCCCAAAAATGCCTATTTTAAAAGAGTAGGTGCCGACGAAGATAACAAAGTTAAATTACCTTTTTGGATGGGTTCTCTCGATAAAATTAAAGATGATGAAAAAGCTATTGATAGTTGGAAAAAAAAATATACTGGTTCTGCTATTGTTTCAGATAAATTAGATGGTATAAGTTGTTTATTTTATAAAAACGATAGCGATATTAAAATTTATACGCGTGGAAATGGTACAGAAGGTCAAGATATTACACATTTAAGAAATTATATTACTTTTCCTAATGTAACAGAAACTAAAATTGCTATTAGAGGGGAATTAATTATATCAAGAAATAATTGGGAATCTATAAAAGACTTAGGAAGTAATGCGAGAAATGTTGTAGCAGGTGCTATACATTCTAAAATTTTAAATAAAAAGATTTTAGCAAATATTGAATTTTTAGCATATGATATATTATTACCTAAAATGAAAATTGATGACTCTTTTAATTATTTTATTAAAAATAATATTAAATGTGCTTATTATAAATTATTACAAGAAAGTGATATAAATTTACAAACTTTATCTAATCAATTAGAATTAAGAAGAAAAAATAGCGAATATGAAGTTGATGGTATCGTTATTTATAATAATAAACAACATAAATTAGTTTCTGGGAAAAATCCTAAATACGCTTTTGCTTTTAAAAGTATATTAACACATGAACAAGCAGAGGTTATAGTAACTGATGTTGAATGGAATGTATCTATGCATAAATATATGAAACCTATTATAAAATTTAATGAGGTTTTTATATCCGGTGTTAAAATTCAAAAAGCAACTGGATTTAATGGTAAATTTATTAATGATAATATAATTGGTCCTGGTTCAAGATTAGTTATAATTAGAAGTGGTGATGTTATTCCACATGTTTTAAAAGTTTTAAGTGTTAGTTCTAATGGTAAACCAAAAATGCCTGAAAATAAATATAAATGGACTGATACACAAATTGATATTATATTAGATGAAGATGGTAAAAATAAAGAACAGGATATTAAATCTTATACATATTTTATGTCAAAATTGGATGTAGGTTTAGTTAAAGAAAGTACAATTAAAAAGATGTATGAAAATGGTTTTGATACATTAGAAAAAATATTGAAAGTAAAAGTCGAAGATTTAGTAAGTCTTGAGGGGTTTCAAGTGCGAAGTGCCACAAAAATTGTTGAAAATTTTGAAAAAATAAAAGAAGCTGAATGTGATTTATTATTAGATGCTAGTAATATATTAGGAAGAGGTTTTGCTCTTAAAAAAATTAAATTAGTTAGTGAAAAATATCCTTTAAATAAAAAAGCAGAAATATTAAAATTAACTGTTGATGATTTGCTTAAAATAGATGGAATTGGTAATGTAAATGCTAAACAGTTTGTAGAAAATATTAAAAAGTTTTATGAATTTTTAGATAAAATTGGATATAAATGTAATAGAGAAGAAGTTAAAAAAGAGGATATAAAGGATGAAAATAAAGTAGAAATATTAAAAGATAAAAAAATTCTTTTCACCGGATTTAGAAATAAAGATTGGGAAAAATTAATAACTGATAGTGGTGGTAAAGTTGTTACTGCTATTTCTAAAACAACAGATTATTTAGTTGTCAAAAATAAAACTGACAAATCTGGTAAAATAGATAAAGCAAATGAATTAGGTGTTAAGATATTGGATATGGGAGAATTTGAGAAGATGATAAAGTAGATTGGTTTTTTAATTTGTATATAATAATATACATTAATTAAAAAATTGATTTAATATTTTTTAAATTATTATTAAAATGCCTTGTAATCATCATGATTGTAAAACAAGACCCGTTTATAATTATGAAGGAGAAACTAAAGCAATGTATTGTGCTACTCATAAATTAGATGGAATGATTAATGTTAAAGATAAACCTTGTAATCATCCTGATTGTAAAACAATACCCGTTTATAATTATGAAGGAAAAACTAAAGCAATGTATTGTGCTACTCATAAATTAGATGGAATGATTAATGTTAAAGATAAACCTTGTAATCATCCTGATTGTAAAACAAGACCCGTTTATAATTATGAAGGAAAAACTAAAGCAATGTATTGTGCTACTCATAAATTAGATGGAATGATTGATATTAAAAATAAATCTTGTAATCATCCTGATTGTAAAACAATACCCCATTATAATTATGAAGGAGAAACTACGGCAATGTATTGTGCTACTCATAAATTAGATGGAATGATTAATGTTATAAGTAAATCTTGTAATTATCCTGGTTGTAAAACACAACCCTGTTATAATTATGAAGGAGAAACTACGGCAATGTATTGTGCTACTCATAAATTAGATGGAATGATTAATGTTAAACATAAATCTTGTAATCATCCTGATTGTAAAACGCAACCCGTTTATAATTATGAAGGAGAAACTAAAGCAATGTATTGTGCTACTCATAAATTAGATGGAATGATTAATGTTAAAGATAAATCTTGTAATAATGAATGGTGTCATACTCTTGTTTCTGAAAAATATGATGGATATTGTCTGTATTGTTATATGAATATGTTTCCAGATAAACCTGTATCAAGAAATTATAAAACTAAAGAAAAAGAAGTAGTTGATAGAATTAAAGAAAAATATCTTGATTTTACTTGGGTTAGTGATAAAAAAGTAGAGGATGGTTGTTCTAAAAGAAGGCCAGATTTATTATTAGATATGGGTGATTATATTATAATTATTGAAGTTGATGAAAATAAACATACTGATTATGATTGTAGTTGTGAAAATAAAAGATTAATGGAATTATCACAAGATTTACAACATAGACCAATTGTATTTATTCGATTTAATCCTGATAGTTATATAAATCAAGATGGTAATAAAATAACATCTTGTTGGAGAACTAATAAACAGGGTGTAATACAAATAACGAAAACAAGAATGTCAGAATGGGAAGAAAGAATAAACATATTAAATCAACAAATTCAATATTGGATTGATAATAAAACCAATAAAACAATAGAAATTATACAATTATTCTATGATAATTAAAATAGTACATGTTTATGAAAAATAAAAAATTTTATAAAACATTTTTAATATTTAATAATTTTTATAAACATGTACTATTTTATTATATTTATTTTTAGATAAACTTAAAAATAATCACAATATAATAATAATCTATTTATTTAATCAGTTTTTATTATTTTTTAATTGCGTAATTGTAACATTAAGTTTATAAAAGTAATAGATATTTAATTAAACATAAAAAAAATTTGTAAAGGTATTGATGAATTAACAGGTGTTCTAGATGTTTGATGAATTTTGTAACGAAACACAGTAAATATAATAATTTTACAGCTTTGTATATTTTAAACGCTGATTAAATCTTAAAATAATTATTATTACCTGGACAAATATTTATGCCTAAATTATTTACTAAATATATTTTTTTATCATCTATTAAATTTGTAACTTTGGCCCATTTCCATTCAACACTATCGTATCCATTAGGTATTTCAATCTGTTTTACATATAAACAAGACATCCCAATTAATCCTGTAATACAATTATTCGTTTTATAATTTACTGGTTTAGAATAACAACCATATTTTATTACACATTCATAATTTGTAGTATGAATATTTTTAATAACATTCATAAATTCACTATTATCATCTAAAATATATCTACCTGTCATTTTTACAATGAAATCGGTATCATTAATATTGTATTTGTTTATACAATCTAAAATATCTTGTAATTCTATTATACCTATATTACCAGTTTGCACAAAATTATTTTCTGTATAGTATACTTCACAATCTAGTGTATCTAAAAATGTACATCTCTTTCCATTATTTTCAATAATAATAATTTAGTAATTTTCAAAATTTAAATCTTGTATTACATTTTTTAATTTATTAATTGCTTTTATATATTGGTTTTTTCTTATAGAATAATTATCATATATATTATTAGTTCCTCTAAAACATTGTTTTTTTTTAATAGAACAATTATCATATACAGATGTAGTTACAATAAAATATATCATCAATATTTTAATAGTTTAATTTATTATTTAAGTATTTTTGGTTATTTGATTTATATCCCGATTTATATTTAAGAGTTAAATTTAAATTATGATTTATGGAATACAAACTTATTGAAAAATATAATTATTATTGTAATAATCGTTCTGATATAAATGAACATCTGCCTACTTTATATAAATATGCTCAAGAATGTGAAAGTGCAATTGAATTAGGTGTGAGGGGTGTTATTTCCTGTTATGCTTTGATTTATGGTTTGGTTTCAAATAATAAATCAAAAAAAAAAATACTTTTAAATGATATAAATCCATGTAATATAAATGAATTATTATCAATTACAAATAATCTTCCTATACAAGTTTATTATGAATGGATAAATGATTTAGATTTAAATATAAATGAAAATTACGATCTAACTTTTATTGATACTTGGCATGTTTATGGGCAATTAAAAAGAGAATTAGATAAATTTTCAAAAATTACAAATAAATATATAATTATGCATGATACAACAGTTGATGAGATATATGGTGAAACTATTCGTTTAAATATGAATGCTCAAATCCAATCTAAAATGACTGGAATACCTGTAAATGAAATAAATAAAGGGTTATGGCCTGCAATTGAAGAATTTTTATCATTTAATAGAAATTGGAGGATTAAAGAAAGATATACTAATAATAATGGATTAACTATTTTAGAAAAAATATAAAATTTATTTTTAGATAATAAAACTTAAAAATAATCACAATTTACTTCACGATGCCCTGTTTTTCCACATATATCACACGGTTTATTATATTTTCTATAATTTAAATTATTTTTTTTCTTACAATAAAAGTTTTCATGAAATTTTGCACCTTTTTCTGTTTCAAATTCTTTATTACAATAACTACAACACCATACTTCTTCGTATTCCGTATCTGTATCAGATTCAGATGTGTCATTATCTATTAAATTTCCATTAACATTGGTTTTAGCATAGCAATCTTTGACAAAATGACTATTTCTACCACATCTTGTACATAAATTTTTTGAATGCCATATTTCTTTTTGTAGTATATGTAATGAACTATCATCTAATTCTATTGATGAATATGTACCGCCTCTTACATTTTCTATACCATATTTAGCCATATACTCTTTTACATATTTGTCTTCATCAAATAAAGATGTACTTTTAATTTTTTTTATAATAGATATTGGTTTATATTTTTTCGTCCAAAATGAACCATTACCATTTAAATGTTGTTCATATCTATTTTCTACATTTTGTGTTTTACCAATATAGTATTTATTATTTTTTAATTTTAATATATAAATATATTCCATTTTATATAATATATTATTTTATATTTAAATATATTTATGATTATGATTTATTTTATTTAATTATACTTAATATATTTTATAAAATTAGAATATATGTCAAGTAAAGTTGCCTCACTAACTATAAATAAATGTACAGATAAAAAAATAAAAGAATGCCAAGATAAAGGTATGAAATCTATTTAAAACCTTTCATGAAATCATCCATATTTTTTGTGCCCATACTTGAATTGCAATTTTGGCAAATGGGTTTCAAATTTGATACTATTACTTCACCACCATTAGCCTCTGCTATAATATGTCCGCAATTAAAAGACAATTGTGTAATATCTGTAGTTTTACAACAAAGACATTTTGCCTTACCAACATCTTCACCAATATAAGTATTCCATACAAGTTTTTTAATAGCAGCAGGAATAGCTTTCTTTTTCTTGGGTTTCTCATGTAAATGTTTGTTTTCGTTAAAATCTTTGATAATACTCTTGATATCAAGATTAATTACTTTTAATTCTTCTAAATTCTGTGCTTTCTCAATATTTTCTAGTAATTTATCTGTACTTTTATATTTCTTAGCAAATTTACTGTAGAATACCTTTTTATCATTATCATTAGTGTTTTTCATAAATGACATGATATTTTCAATAGTATTATTTTTTAGAATTTTGTGTGTCATCATTGGAGGAGGAGGAACATTGAGAACCATTATATTTATAGTTAATTATTTAACTATATAGAATATCAATTTTTTTAATTTATATGATTTAAAAATAAAAAAATGATTAAATTATTATTTTTTTTAATTTAAACAATGTCCAAAATTGTAGAAGAATTTCATGATGCTCAAGAAAATATTTCTGATGATAAAATTATTAAATTTGATATTACAAAAAATATTATATATGGTATTGATAAAAACAAATATTTGCTTAAATTTTCAGTAAAGGAATTTGTTATGGAATCTGAACCGTGGGATTATAATCGCAAAATTGATGATGAAAAAGTCAAAGAACTTAAAGAACAAGTTAAGGTATTTGATGTTAAAACAAGTCCTGTATGGACTGTTAGTCTTATATTTGATAAATATACTCATGTTAAAAAAGATGAAATTCCAACATATCTTAAAATATTAGACGGACAGCATAGGTGGAAAGTGTTGGATGAATTGATTAGTGATGGTGAAATTGATGAAAATAAAGAAATATTCGCTATATGTTATTGTATTGATTATTGCGAAGGAAAAAATAGAAACATCGCAACAGAATTATTTAAAAAAATTAATAACAATACTCCATTATGTATTGATGATATTCCAGATACTCGTATTCAAGAAATTATTGATAAAATTATAGAAGATGAAGTATTAAATCCTAAAAAAGAAGGCATTAAAGTAGGGAATGGTCAAATGACAGCAAATGAACCTGCTATTCATAAAAAAGAATTATTTAATATATTAAATACACATTCTAAAAATTTCAGTCATCTTAGTCAAGATGAAGTAATCGTTAACATTAGATTAATTAGAAATAAGATTATGATGGCTGGTTATGATAAAATATATAATAAATGTCCAAAACATGCAAACTATTTTGAAAAAGCTAAAAGTACTGATTTCTGGCTTGGATTGAAATCATCTAAACCAAAAAAACATACTTGTGGATATAGTCCAGAACAGTGGGTGTTATTTATAAGTAATCCACAGGAATTTGGTAAAGTATAAAAATAATAAAATATATATGTTTAAATATATTTAATTATAAAAAATCTATTTTTTATGTATCATGAAAATATCTAAACCTATATTAATAACTATGTAATCTTTTTCTTCTAAATATTTTATAATAGGAATACTTGTATCATAATAATTATTTTCATATCCAATTACATCAATATAAACCTTAAAATTAATAGATTTGATTAATTCAAATTCGCCACCTTCTACATCAATTGATAAGTAATTTATATGTGAAATTTTATGAATATCACATATTGTTTCTATTTTCATAGTTTCGACTTCAATAATTTCAGTTGTTGAACCGTGAATATTATTTTCTTTATTTAATCTATGTTCATGACGAATATCATACATTTCTTTAATTATATAAATCATTTCGGTGTGTCATTTATTACATATAAATTGAATTTTACCATTATAATTACAAACGGATCAATTTATATTTATACATTATGTTCTATTTCTGACTAAATTATTATATACTTCTTTTATAGGTTCAATATTTATACCAGTCCAATTATTATTTTGTTCAAAATATAATGTATTGTTTATTTGTTTGCCATCGTGTGCCCCAATATCCATAAAAACACCATTTTTATAACCTTTAAAAATACGTGTTTCTAAATAAAAGTATTGCTTGTCATGTGAATAATACATTATTTTATTATATATTTTTAGTAATTGCTTTCGGTTTTTTATTATTAAGTTTTTCTTTTCCCTTAGGTTTTTCTTTTCCCTTAAGTTTTTCTTTTCCCTTAGGTTTTTCTTTTCCCTTAGGTTTTTCTTTTCCCTTAGGTTTTTCTTTTCCCTTAGGTTTTTCTTTTCCCTTAGGTTTTTCTTTTCCCTTTTTAAGTTTTTCTTTTTCCTTTTTAAGTTTTTCTTTTTCTTTAGCTTTTTCTTTTTTAAGTTTTTCTTTTTCTTTTTTAAGTTTTTCTTTTTCCTTAGCTTTTTCCTTTTTAAGTTTTTCTTTTTCCTTTTTAAGTTTTTCTTTTTCCATAGCTTTTTCCTTAGCTTTTTCTTTTTTTAGTTTTTCTTTCAATTCTTGAATTAATTTATTATTTTTTTCAATTTCTTTTTTGTTTTTAATTTTGTCTTTTTTTAATAATTTATTTTTTTTTTTAAACTTATCAATTTTAACTAAATGCATTACTGTTTTTATAGAGCCACCATCCTGGGACTCGAAGGGAATGGTACTAGGGCCATCGGACTGCTCACGGGGAGGAGTGGAGCTGACAGAAGAGGGGCCTCTCGAGGCGGCGGGTGAAGGCGGTTGAAACGCTTGAGACGGTTGATCGAAGAGTTTATCGTCGAAGGCTGGCTCTGCTGGTCTACTCTCTGCAGCAAGTCGGGGACTTTCCTTCCTATTTTTTTTGTCATTCTTTTCATAATCCTGTTTCTCGTCCTGATCGCGCATTTTATTGATTTCATAATGTATAATAAAAGAAAATATTATACTCTGTTTATCTATGTCATGAGGAAGAGTAATGAAATCGTCTAATATAAAAGTATCATCCTTTAATATTTTTAACTGAATATTAAGAAAAGACTTAAGTAAATTATAATAATAATTATATTGGGAGTCGGAGTCTTTTTTTTGAAAGAGAGGATAAAGATTTTTATCCTCTCTTAAAAAATTATTGTATTGATCGTCATAATCTGTTTGAATAAAACTTCCATTTTCAAATAATTTTTTTATTTCTGATTTTAAATCAATATATATTTCATCAAAACTGTGTTTTTGTGCATGACTTTCTATATTTTGAATCGGGCGACGACGCCTGTCCACCACCACGCCACTGGACTCCTCCACCTCCTCTTTGCTCCGCTTGGGCCCTCCCCCTCTTCTTACAGACCCCCCGCCACCCAAGCCGACAACTCCACCCGCCGGTTTCTGCCTATTTGAACTTCTATGTCGCGTCGTTATCCTATCCTTTCTCTTTTTTTTTCCTCCCCATATCATATCTGTTAGATTGGCTCCTGCCGTTGTTTCAATATGATCCAAAAATTCTTTAATACTCATAAATTTCAATGTTGCCGGATGAGCTGCAGGTGGGGGCACCGGCCGTTTCGTATTAAAATTTGCCGCAGTGGCACGTGCTTGATTGGACGCGGACGCTGCTGGGTGGGCAGTAGGATGTCTACTAATATTTTTACCTTCCTCATATGGTAACTTTTGGATATATAAGGGACATCTATCTGTTGTCTCCATTTTATGTAATATTGTATGATTATTAAAAATTTTATGAGATATTGCTGATAATATTGCGTCATTTGTAACTAATGGAATTATTTGGTCTTTCAATTGACTCAAATGATTAATTTCTTTTGCCTGTAAATAATCGCCAATTCTCTTAAAGTCAGTAAATAATGATATAGTAGCAAAATATATTTGTATCAAGTCAGCAGGCGAGGGTCCTGCCGGCGGCCAATTTATCCCAAATATTTCTGCAATCTTCTGAAAATTTATTCCTATAATTTTACCAGACACTTTATGAAAAATATTTAGATTTTTAAATAATCCTTTATCAAACATTTTTGCAAACTGTTGAGAATAATTAAATATAATTCTAAATAAATCTTTTATATTGCTTACATTACTGTTCGCGTTTGTTAAATTTTGTACATGTCCAAGAGCTAATGCTAAGTATCTCTTTAAATGATGTCTTTCTGGCAGATGATAAGGAACTACAACATTATAGTCTCCAGCCGCATTCAGTTTCGTCCATGTAAAATTATCATCTTGAAGTCTTATACTATCTATTCCAAAAACATTTTCATAATTATTTAAACTAACATCTAATGATAGTGACAGACACGCGCCCGCATAATAATCGCATTGAGGCCCGTTGGGTGGGGGCTCCTGACAAAATGCTTTTTTCATTTGTTCCACATCTAAATCTGATTTACTTCTATCATACTGACCTGCTAAACCTTCCCACCTAAACCAATTTGTTGCCGGCCCTGTCACCTCCTGACAATCGAAATCCTTAAAAATTCTTTCATTTCCCCCCTGATCCCACGAATACCATAAAGATTTGTGTGTTTGTGGGTCGTCGCCGGGAGCTTCATCAAGACTGTCTATTTCTCGATCATAGGGTATATAACCCGTATTGTGAGGTTGATTTAAAGTCATTTGCCATTTTTTAGCATTATCAGTTTTATTTATTTCATCTTGAATTTTATATAATGCCAATGCTGATGTTTTAGAATAATCTTGATCTATTTCTATACCCTCCTCATCATCAGTTCTGATCGTACACACATATGGATAACTATGAACTATAAAATGGTAAGGATTCACCCCTGCGGCCAAATCCTTGTTTCCATCTGTTCCAATAACATCAGCTGGATTCGTAAAAGCAACATCAGCGACTCCGTGGCCGCCGGGGGGGGGCATTACATATTGTGGATTATATTCAGAATTTGTATAAAAAATTCCATCATTATAATATAAGTATTTTAGTACAAAAATTTCAGCGTGTGTCATTATTGTTTTAATATCATCATTAGTCACCGCGGCGGCTGCTGCTGCTGCTGCTGCTGCTACTGCTGCTGCTGCTGCTGCTGCTGCTGCTGCTGCTGCTGCTGTTCCTGCTGCTGCTGCTGCTGCTGCTGCTGCTGCTGCTGTTCCTGTTCCTGTCGTGTCGTCCGATATATTTTTATCAATAATATGTTTTGCCCATTCTCTTAATATAGTACGCCCTGATGTTGTAGTCAGCCCTTTAGGCAAATTTTTATTATCTACATGATTAAAATCATGAAATGTATCTGCTATAGAAATTAATATTTGACACCCTCTATTTAAGCTTGAGTAGTTTTGTGCAAGGTTACCAGCAGGGGGAGATTCAAAATAATTATAATTATTTAGCTTTATTACTAAATTATCAACTGGATCAACTGCTGCCGCCATATTATTTATACTAAAATATAATAAGAAAAAAAAATATAATAAATTTTTTATTTAAAGTTAATTCTATAATGATTAGTAAATGAAAACTATAAAAATATTTATTTGGGCAGTACATTATGACGAATGTTTATTTATTCTTAATATTTTACAAAAATTATGTAAAGAAATCTATCAATTTGTTATAACAAATAATAGTGATGAGGCTGATTTATATTTTACAAATCAATGGAAATCTAATCATAAAAATGTTAATATTAATAAGAAAATTATGTATTGGAGTGGAGAATCTTATCCAAATAAAATTATTATGAATAATTTACCTTATTTAGAATTAAATTCTTTTGTATCTAACTCTAATACATCTTGTCTTTTTCCTTATATAGTTGTTTCTAAATATTGGAATAAAGATATAAGAATGTTTAATAACGAAAAAAGTAAATTTTTAGCATTCTGTGTTAGTAATAATAATGCTTACGCTAATTGTGATAATAGAGTTAATATTTTTAACAAATTTTGTGAAGCTTTTCCAGATGAAAAGATTGAAGCATTAGGTTCAGTATATGGTAATTATAAGGAAAAACATAGAAAAATAGAAGGCAATCATTTAACTATTAATACAATTGAAGAATATTCTAAATTTAAATTTATATTAGCAATTGAAAATAATATTAAAGTAGGATATGTTACAGAAAAAATTATGAATGCCTTTACTTCAGGTTCAGTACCAATATATCAAGGTTGTAGTAAAACTGTAGCAAAACAATTTAATAAAAATTGTTATATAGATATTAATGATTTTTCATCTGTAGATGAATGTATAAATTATGTAAAAAATATTACAGATGAAAAATATAAAGAAATGGTATCAAGCCATATTTATAATACAGATACACCAGATGTTTTAAATATTATTGATGAAGATGGTAATTACAATTTTGATAAAAGTAAATATTGGACTGATTTGAGAACTAATATATGTAATTTATTAACCTAATTTGTATAAAAATAATAAAAAATAAATAAAAAATGATAATAATATATTAAATATCTAATTGCCCTGAAAGATGGGCTCAAAAACTCTTTCTAAAAGAGGTAAAAAAACTATCAGCAATTTTATACAAAATGGGCAAAAGTATAATATCAACAGAAGACTATCTGTCAAGAATCTTTTATAAGAGGAATCGCTGTTCTATTATATTTCCAGAGTAGTTTATCTTTGTCTGTAGTTTTTTTATATAAAAGTTTAAATATATTATATATATACCATCACAATGATAATAGATGATTATATTTTTTATACTAAAGAGTATAAACGTAAATACGGAGATAAAACAATAGTTTTGATGCAGGTAGGTTCTTTTTTTGAGTTATATTCAATTACAGAAGATACAGATAGTGAAATATATAAAATCACCGATATTTGTAATATTTTAATTTCGAAAAAGAATAAATCAATTAGCGAAGTAAATTCAAGTAATCCTTTAATGGCTGGATTTCCTTTATATACTATATCAAAATATCAGAATATATTATTACAAAATAATTATACTATAGTTATGATAGAACAAATAACTGAACCACCAAATCCTGAAAGAAAAGTAACAGAAATATTAAGTCCAGGAATGAATATTAATAGTAATACTAAAAAAACAAATTATTTAATGTCAATATATTATGAAAAAATAAACAATTTACTACTAGTTGGTATATCTTTTTTAGATATTTCTACGGGTAAATCATATGTATATGAAATAGGTTCAACAAAAGATGATACAGATATAGTAAATAATGAGGTATACAGACTAATAATTAGTTATAATCCTTGTGAGATAGTTTTTTTATCAGATTGTAGTTTAACTAAAGCAGATAAGAAAGAAATTATTATTAATCTAAATTTAAATAATATATTAATTCATAAATTATGGAATGATTATGAGTATATTGATGTAATGAAAGATATTAAATATCAAGAAAAAATTTTAAAAAAGGTTTATAAAAGTATTAAAACACAATTATCAATTATTGATTTATTAAATTTAGAATATCTAAATTTGGCAAGAATATCTTTTTGTTATTTATTACAATTTGCTTATGATCATAATTCAGATAACTTAAATGATATTTATAAACCTGAAATCCTTGAAATTAATAAATATCTAAATTTAGAATATGATAGCACGTTACAATTAAATATTATTAGTTTAAATAATAATGATAAACCTTTGATTGATATTTTAAATAAATGTAATACATCTTTTGGTAGTAGATTATTTAAAGAACGCTTACTAAATCCAATAATAAGTAAAAAAGAATTAGGAGAACGTTATAAGAAAATAGATAATTTATTAACAGATAATAAATATAAAGAAATCATTAAATATCTTAAAAAAATTTTAGATTTAGAAAGAATAAAAAGAAGACTAATATTAGAAAAGTTAAATCCTCATGAATGGTCGGGTTTTAATATATCATTAGAAAATTGTTTAAATATTTTAAATTTTTTAAATTATAATAATGAATCAAAAGAATTAGAAGAAATTATAGATTATTATATAAATGTAATTGATATTGATTCTGCTTGTAAATATAATTTAAATGAAATAAAAGGTTCAATATTTAAAACAGGAATTTATAGTGATATAGACGAATTAGATAAGGAACATAAAAAGATTATTAAAGATATAGATTTTATAATAGATGATGTTATAAATGTAGGGAAAAGATATAATACGGATACAAACTGTAAATTAGAATTTACAGATAGAGATGGATATTATATAAATATAACAAAAAAAAGATATCAAAATTTAGAAAAATATAGAAAAACATATAAAATAGTATCACAACAACAAGGATATCTTAAAATAACAACAGATGAATTAATAGAATATTCAAAAAATTTAAATGAATGTTTAATTCATTTATCACAATTAAGTTTAAAATATTATAAATCTTTTATGGCAGATTTTATCTATAAATTTAATAAAAAATTAGAAAATATTATTTATATTATTGCCGATATTGATATTACTTGTTGTAATTCTAAAAATGCTTATGAAAATAGATATTATAAACCTAATTTTATAACAGATGATGAAGATTATGAATGTGGTATTATAAATGCGAAAGATATTAGACATCCTGTAATTGAAATAATAAATCAAAATACACAATATATAGGCAATGATATTAAATTAGATAAAAAAGGTATGTTATTATATGGTGTAAATTCATCAGGTAAAAGTTCATTAATGAAAGCGACAGGTTTAAATATTATAATGGCTCAAAGTGGTATGTATGTACCATCTAAGGAATTTTATTATGAACCTTATCATCATATATTTACAAGAATATTTGGAAGTGATAATATTTATAAAGGATTAAGTAGTTTTACGGTCGAAATGATAGAATTGCGAAATATTTTAAAACGTTCTAATAAATATAGTTTGATTTTAGGAGATGAAATTTGTAATGGTACTGAAACTACTTCTGGTATTTCTATAGTAGCATCTTCAATAAATACTTTAATAGAAAAATCTTGTAGTTTTATATTTGCCACACATTTACATGAATTAGTTAATATCAAATTAATGAAAGATTATATAAATATGTCTAAAATAGATATATATCATTTACATATTAAAATAGTAGATGATGTTATTTATTACGAAAGAAAATTAAAAGAAGGCACTGGTTCTAGTATATATGGTATAGAAGTATGTAAAGCATTAGATATGCCGAATAATTTTATGTTAAATGCTGAGAAAATTAGAAAAGAAATTCAAGGTATTGATACTTTTATTATAGGTTTAAATAAAAGTCACTATAATAAAGAAATGTTAATTGAAAAATGTCATATATGTAATGAAAAAGTAGATGATATTCATCATATTAATTATCAATGTAATGCGGATGAAAACGGATTTTTTGACAATTTTCATAAAAATGCTAAACATAATCTTGTAACATTATGTAAAAAATGTCATCAAAAAGAACATGATAATAGAATAAAAATACATGGTTTTATAGAAACAAGTGAAGGAATTAAGTTAGAGTATGATAATAATGAGGTATCAAATACAAATCCTTCAACAATTAATGAAAATTTTGATAATCCGGAAGAAATTAATATAGATCAATTAAGAAAATACGTATTATTTGATAAAAATAAGAACTGTTATTTACGTTCGACATTAAAAAGTAAATATATAATATGTGATAATACAAATAAAATAATTAAAAAAATAAATAGTGTATTGAAAACAAATTATAGTAATATACCAGAAATTTTTTTCAAACAACTATGCGATTTAACATTGTAAATTGCATTTTAGGTAATAATAAATATTTATAATATAAGTTATTTATTTCTTCAAAAGTTTTTTTTAAAATTAAATATAATTCTAGCATACAATTAAAAAATGTATAAAAATTAATAAATTTAGAAATAACTAAATTTATTATTATTTTATTAATGCATGTATTATAATATAATACTTTATCTTTCATTTATTTTTATAATTTCCTTTAATCTTAAGTATATTGTACTATTAAGTTTTCCATTTATGACCACATACAATACAAGTGAAGAATATTGTCATAGATTCATCACCTGAACGTGTTTGTAATTCTTGATAAGAAACTTTATTATTCTTACATTTACCACATTTAATTAAGTCAGACATAGAAACTTGTTTAATTTCATAAGCTTCTTTTAATTGTAATTTTTGTTTTTCAATAATATTAAACCATTTTTCTGGATATAATTTTTCTCTTGGCATTTTAGCTAAATCGTGAGGACAAAACTCTTTTTTTTTTAGTCTTTTTATTAAATCTTTATTATTTATATAACTTGATGATACTAAATTTGAATAAACAGAGCGCGCTATATTGCTATATATTTCTACAAATTGACTACATAACCACGATAATTGTATTTTATTTTCAATAGCATAATCTAAAGAAGCATTAAAAACACCAATTTCAAGATCATCCACTTCTAATTTTGTTAATTTTGTTTTTTCAGTTATTAATTTTTTATAATTATCTCTTATTATATTATCGTTATTAGACATAATAAAAAGTATTATATAATTATATTAATCATTTTTTTAAATATTAAATTAATATTCATCATCGTTATATTCTTCTTCGTCATAATCTTCTTCATAATTATTTATTTCATCTTCATATTCATAATCTGAAATATAACTTTCATTATCACTAATATAGTAATTATTTTCTTCTACGAATTCATATTCTTTATTTTCATATTCCTCGATTAATTTTTCATAATAATCAATAATATATAATAAATCTTTGTATCTGCCAAAATATTGTTGATAATGTAGTCTATGGTCTTCATTATATTCATCATCATCACTATAATCTTTTTCATTATAGCAACAAGGTTTAATCTTATCAACAATTTCTTTATTATTAGTATTCAATAAACTATCATAAATCTTTGAATATTTAAGAATATTTTCATTAGTTTTTTCAATATTATATTTATCTAAATAGAAATCAATAGTAACACTTTTAATTACATTATTAATATTATTAACTTTGTTGTCACATTTATTAATTTTCATTTTAATAATGAGATTACCGTTAATATAATCATGAAGACTATCATCAAACATAACTTTATTAAATTCTAGAACTTCTTGAGACATAGTTAAGGTTTTATTTGTAGTTATTAACTGTTAATAAAATAATCATTTTTTATTTTTATTTAAAATTATTTAAGATATTATTAAATAAGTGTAAAAACTTTTATAATGCAAGGTCTAAATAATTTAGGAGCTACTTGTGCCGTTAATACTTTAATACAAATTATTTGTAGAAATCATTACTTAAGGGATAGTATCTTAAAACAAGATATTCCTAATAATACACTATCTATTGAATTAAAAGAAATATTAAAAATTATGCATGTAGATAATAATTCTTTAAGTCCCAATAAATTTATTAAGAATTTATATCAAAGATTGCCTATGTTTAATTTTGGCGAACAATTAGATATAACAGAATTATGGCTTATATTCTTTGATAAAATATGTGAAGAAATAAATTATAACTTACCTGATATTAAATATAATAAAAAATTTGATAATTGTATGTTAAATGACCCATTAATAAATAATAAAGCCGATTATATTATTAATAAATTTAATAATAATAAAGCAAGTACTTGGCTTAATAATAGTCAAGGTGTAATTATAAATATTATAGAATGTAATAAATGTAAAAATATATCTTATAATTTTGAACCGTTTGTAGGAATACAATTGGATTTACCATCTAATAGTGATAAATCTGTTTCATTAACTTCTTTATTTAGAAATTATTTAAAACAAACAATAAATAAAGATGAATGGAAATGTGAAAAGTGTAAAGAAAATACAGAATATAAAAAAACATTAAAATTATGGAAGGTTCCAAATGTATTAACCTTTTTTCTAAAAAGATATATAGATATTAATAAAAAAAATAATCATAAAATAAATATAAATAAAAATATAAATATACATAAAGGTTGTATCTTATCAGATAAAGATTTATATGCCTCTTATAATATTTCATCTATTGGTTGTCATATAGGTAATTTAAATAGTGGTCATTACTATGCGATATGTAAAAATGAAGATGGTGAAAATTTTATTAAATATGATGATATGAATATAAATGTATATAATAAAGATAATTGTAATTTTTTAAATGATAATAAGGATTGTTATATGATTACCTATTCAATATAATTTTATCTTTGATTATAATAGTAAAATGTCAAGTAAATCAAAATCATCTATTTCTGGACTACGTAAATCAAAAATACCTGATACTGGGAAACCAATCTCAATATTTAGCATTGTATTAAATTTACTATTAATTCTTACGCCGCCAATATTAGGTTTAATATGGATAATGAAATTAAAAAAAGAGAAATGTTTATGTTCTGAAAACTGGATGAGAGAATATATAAATTATTATTATATTTTCATAATAATTCATAGTCTATTAATGATAATATTAACATTAATATATGGACCATTATTTGATAGAGAAGTTCCGTTAATATACATATTTTTGCTTTCATTAAATATCATATCATATTTCATAATAGTTTATTATATAGATATGTTAAAATATAATAAATGTAAATGTTCTGAATCTATAAAACGTGATATTTTGTATGTGTGGCATATAATTCAAATTATTTTCGGTTTTATTGCTCTATTTACTTTTATATATATAATGTATAATAACGTAATATTATTTAAATAATAGACATATTATATATATAATGACGTATAAATATTTTTTCTTTTTACTATTGATATCATATGTTAATAGTTTTATAGTTAGTTATAATTATAACAAAGTTAAACCCTTACTATTATCAAAAGATAAATATACTGATTATACAAATTTCTTAAATAAAAATAAGTATGATAAAGGTAATATAGAATATATTTATTTAAATAATAATTATGATTATAATAATATAGTAAAATATATTAAGAAAAATATTAATAAAAAAATTTTAATTGTATTTATTAATAATAATAAAATAATCAATAACTTTATGGATATATTAAAATAATACTAAAAATTATATAATACCCGAACATATGGATTTAAATAATGTAATTAATAAAGATACACAATATATTATTTATGCGGATAAAAAAGTTAAGAATTTAAAAGATTATCATCATATTAATCAATGTTTAAATATTGGTCATTATTATAATGTATCAATTATAGATAATAATCCTTACTTACCAAACTATAAATTAATGATCAAAACTGAAAATTTAAATAATATCTTTGATAATCTTATTAGTCAAGAATAATGTTTTACCCCAACCCATTTTAAAAATGGTTTTTGAATTATATTATTAATATGATTTATATCAATTTTTTAATAATATATCATCTATTATTTTATTAGTATCTACATTTAATTCTATTTTTTGTCTTAAAGGACATATGATTTCCTCATCTTTTTCTAATTTTTTATGAATATATTTTTTAATACATTTTTCATGTAAAATACTTTTACAAGTTGTATTTAATTCAATTATATTTTCACTATTATCAATATCATCTAAACAGATTAAACAATTTGTTTTTTTTTCATCTACTTTTATTTTTTTTAATGGAGAATTGATAATATGCCAATTATTATTCATTAATTGTAATATATCATAATACAAATTATTTGTGTTTTTAATATATTTTGTTGATAATATATAAGTATTTAAATTACAAATATTTTCAATTATTTTACTATATAATAAAGTTTTTTTTACTAAATTCATTTTATCTATTTTTGGTATTCCTGTATTTTTAGATATTCTTGGACCATTTTTAGTCATAATTAATAAATCTGTTATCATTATTGTTTTATTAAAAGGTGGTTCTAACATTTGATTAACAGGCAGTTTAAGTAATATATTTAATTCTAAATCTAAAATTGTACCCGTAGTAGTAAAACTATAACCAATTTTTCTTGTTAATCTATATATATTTTTAAGATAGTTATATTGATTATTTAAACTAATTGTTTTTGTTATATTAAAATCGTCACAATGTTTTAAATATTCAATAAAATTAACATAATCATTTAAATTTTTGAAATAAACATCAATTTTATTAGATGTTAAAGTACGAAGTTTAGTTTTTTCGTCTATTTTTTCATTCCAATAATCAGAAAAATTATTTTTATTATTTATAAATTCATTCTTAAAATATTTAACCAATATTGTATTTATTACTATATCACCATATAATATACCATTATATTCGTATATTTTGTTTTTAACTAAATGTGTAAAGGCTCTTTGTTCTTTTTCTAAAATAAAAAATTTTTTAATAACAGTCATTAATTAATTGATATGAATAATACTTATATCAGTTAAATAAAAAATAGTACATGTTTATAATTTTATTTTTATTTTATAAAACTTTTTAAAATTTTTAATTTTTTATAAACATGTACTCTTTTTAAAAATGTTCTATTTTCCCTTTTAATTCTAAAAAAATGATTTATTCTATTAACCTTAACTATTAAGTAACAATGACAAACTACACTTGGGCCGACACTTGCGAAACTATGGAAGACAACTATTACACATTCAAAAATATGATCATCAACAATATCTCTAATCTTCTAGACGAAGATATGGACTATCTCACAGAGAATGACAAACTCGCACAGTATTGCGAGGAAGAATATTATATGAAGTTCTAAGAAAAATATGTGTTACGTGTTATATGTTATATATTTTTTTATTCTAATTGATTATGTTTTTTATATAAAACAGTTGTAAATTTGGGTATATCAAAATTATAATTTTCTTTAATAGCATATTTTGTATCTTTAATCCATATTCTTACAATATAATAATTTTTTTTAGGACTAATTGATATTCCATTTATATTTTCAGATATTTCATTATTAATACCTAAATTTTCCCCAAATAATAATGATAATATATTAAATAATTTTTCATATAAGTTATCATTATATAACTTATATGAAAAACACCCTCCATTATTATTATATTCATCTTCCCAAATTGGTAAAATATGTTCTCTCATAAAAAAGAACATGCCTTTATGAATAATATCTTTAAAACATAAATATATTTCAATAAAATCTTCTATTTTGCTAATATTATTTATAAATTTAAAACTATTTATACTCCAATCCATTTCATATGGATCGTGAAAATAAAAGGCCCAAATATCATTTAAGTACATTATATATATATTTTTGCTATATCATTTAAGTAGATTTTTAATTATATAAAGTATTCATTATATTATATAATAATAATATGTATCAGACAAGCATAAGAAATAAAAAACAAAAGAAAATATTTAATAATAGTCAAAATAATAATTATGAGATTAATAATGATTATGAAGAATATGCTTATGTTAAAAAATTATTAGGTAATTGTCGTGTATCATTGATAACAAATACCGGTAATGATTGTATTGGTGTAATTCGTGGTAATTTACGTAAATTTTCACATAGAGTTTTAATAGAAAAGGGGGATATAGTGGTAGCATCAAAAAGAGATTTTCAAGATAATAAAGTAGATATAGTACATAAATTTAATCGCGAACAGATACAAATTTTAATAAAAGAAGAAAAAATATCGAATGTTTTAATAAATTATTATAATAATAAACTAACAAATAATGATAATGTAGAATTTAATATAAGTGATGATATTTATTTTGAAGAACATAATAATACAAATTATACTGATATTAAAGATATAATTGATATTAGTGATAGTGAAAGTGAGAGTGAAATCTAATAATTAAAATATAATTTAAATTAGACATATGAAAGATAAAAAATATAAAGATAAAAAGAAAATATATATATCAAAGGAATCTATTGAAGATAATGATAATAATATATCAAATGATAATGATAATGATAATATTAATAAAGATATTAATAAAGAGCGGGATATTATTAAAGACAGGGATAGAGATAGGGACGTATTTAATAATATATTTAATTTATTTAGTAAAACAAGATTAAAATTCGAATATTATTATTTAACAAGTAATAACATATTTATAAAAAATAATTTAAAAATATTTAATGAAGAAATAAATGAACTTATATCAAATTATTATTTAAAATATATCTATAAAATAAAAAAAACAGATAATAATATTAATATATCTATTAATACAAATTTAATAAATACAAAAGAGTATATTATTAATGATATTGAAAATTTCAAAGAAACCATTATTATGATGAAAAATAATAACTACATGTTTAATAATATACTTACTGATATAATTGAATCAATTGATAAATTATTATATAATTTATTATTAGATAATGTCTAATCAATTAGTTAAACAATATGATACTAATGCGAGAATTAATACTTTAAAAGAAAAATGTGAAGTTATGTCTATATTATGTCAAAAAGGTACAAACTATTGGAATATAATTAAATATTGTTTTCAAATTCCTTTAATTCTTATTAGTTCTGTTATGTGTATTTTAAATTCTTTAGATAATGAAGAAACAAATATGAAAACACCCAATATAATTATAAATAGTGTAAATGTTTTATTATTAGGACTACAAAACAGTTTAAAAATAAGTGAAAAAGTTGAATTATTTAAAAATTTATCAAATAATTTTTTACAATTGGCTCATGAATTAGATGAAATAAAATATCAAGAAGAGGAAATTGATTCAAATAGAATGTTAAATTATATTGATAAATATGATTCTTATTTATTTCAATGTCAATTTGAAGATATTCCTCGTAAAATTAAATTACAAGTTATCGATACTTGCCACGGTTATGCCTTACCTTTACAATTAAATGGAGGCAGTGGATTAAAAAAAAAAGATATTAGTAATCGTTCAACAGTAGAATTAGTATCAATCCCTTAAATCCTCTTTTATTTTGTTAAATTTATTATTTAAAATTATTTTGTTATGTGTGGTATCTACTTTATATTTGTCTCTATTTAAATTGATATCATTAACTTCAATAAATCTTTTAAAATCTATTTTTTCTTTCTCAATATCTGATTCACTATTTATTATAATAAATTCTAATTCTTTTTGTTTAGTTATTTTTTCTCTATTATTTGTTAATTCTGTAGTAATTTCATATATATCACTATCAAATTTAGCTTTATTTTTATTATATTTAATAATATCTCTATTTTTAATAAATTGAAAATAATTAATAGATTTTACTAATCTATCATATAAATTAATTTTATCAGAAATTTTAATAATATCTTGTTCAGATAAATCTTTATTTACATAATTAAATTTTATAATATTATATTGTCTTAAATATTTATTTTTATATTTTACTAATTGTATTTGAGCATCTTTTAAACCTTCTAATATTTCTCTATAATTTCTAAATCTAATTATACTACTTAATATTGTAATTATTGTACCATTAACTAATAATAATAAATTTAAAATTAAACTTGAATATAATAGATTATCAATTTCCTTATTTGTATTTAATTCAATTAAAGTTAATCGTAATGCCTCTATAAATGTTATTATTGAAGATAATACTAATATTGTTAGTGATATTATATAATGTTCTTTATTATATTTATCATAAGCTTCTGTAACCATAAATAAACGTGTACTCGTATCATTTTTTGATTTCATAATTCTTTCTTGTAATTCAATTACTTTTAAAGTTATATTACTTTTATTTGAATCATATAATATAATATTACTTGTCATAATATATAAAATAAAAAAAAATTATTTGTAAGGATCATATAAATTATTATCGTCCTTTGAATAATCGGGTGTTTTATTTTCAAATTTTTTTTGTATATTTTCAAAAAAATTACTTTCCTCTATTTTAATATTGTAATCAATATTTATCATCGTAAAAAAATTATTTACATTTTTTTTGAGCATTAAACCAATCTTATTATTAAAATCATCAATACATTTAAGATTAATTAAATTATCGCTCATTTATATTTTGTTAATATATTTATTTTTATTTAAATAAATTATCAATAGGTTTTTTAATATTATTTTCCGCAAATTCATTTATCGGTTTAGTAAGATTTTCTAATTCATTTAATATTTTTTTAAATTCTTCTAATAAATCTTTTTCGTTCATACTATAACGTTAGATAATTTCTATATTTATTCTATTATCTTTTTGATATAATTTAAGTTCTTTTAATAATTCAAAATCAATTATATTATGCTTATTATTATTTTTCTTTTTTGAGTTATTAACTATTTTTGCTATTCTTTCTAATATTTTATTATTTTGTATATTTTCTATACTATCATCATTTATAAATTCCGATAATGTTTTAATATAATAATTATACATCATATCTTTAATAAATGTATCGACATATTCTCTATAATATCTAACTTCATGTGTATCTGTAATATATTTTAATAATTCATTATTTTGAATATCTTCTTCTAATTTATTTAAAGAACTACTAAATTCTTTTAATAATTCCGTTGTTAATATATTATGTTTATTGCATTGTATTTCATTATTTATAGTATCAATTTCTGGTAAAGAATATGTAGATAATTGAAAACGTATAACTTCAAATTTTTTTTGATATTGTAATAATAAAGATAAACGACCACTTATAATTTCTAATTTATTTTGATAATCATTAAATTTGATATAACCAGTTACGATTGTTATTAAAATACCAATAAATATTGAAGATATACTTATTGTATATGTTAATGCTTTTATTCTTTTATTTTCAGTATTTTCTATAATTAGTCTTACTGCTTCTATAAATGTAATTACTGATGAAAATATTAAAATAAATATAGAAGACCACCAATACTTATTATTAATATTATGATAAGACCTTCTTGCAATTATAATATTTTTACTTTGTTCATCTAAGCATTTATTTAATCTATCTTCTAAAATTTTTTTAGATTTACTTAAAACTTTTAAATCATCTAATTTAATTATTTCTACTTTATTTGTTAAATCTTTTAATGATTCTTCAATAATACCTTTATTATTTATTACTTCTTCTAATTTTAACATAGCATCTTGCTTTTCCTTTTCTATTTTATCTTTATTATTAATAACTTCTTGTAAATTTATCATAGCATTTTTTATTCTTTCCTCTATATCATCTATATTTTTTTTTGGAATACATACTTGATTATTTTCTGTATCCATTTATATCCACCCTATATTATAATATCTATTATAGCATTTTATATAGTTGTCATAATTATCAAAAGTAAAACACGCATAATCTCCCAATTTATTTGTCATAAAAAAATAAGTCATTTTATATATCAAAATAAAATTATTTTACATAATATCATGCGAACCTAATACAGATATATCATAAGTAACTTTTTCATCTTTTTTTAATTTTTTGAAAATATCATTATAATTATTTCCACTTACTTCATTTCCTGATGGAAATATTACGCCTTTTACTTTATTTTTTAGTAATTTATCAATTGTAAAATCCTCCTTATTTTCATATCCCTCCCCGAAAAAACATTCCTTAACACTTTTACCCATCTCCTTACATTTTTGTAATGATTTATACATATCTACAGGTTGTGCTGTATCCTTGTAATATACTTCAAAAGTTTTTGAACGTGAATCATTACTTAATATAGATTCAACTAAAACATCAGATAAATCTTCACGAGATATAATTCCACTTTTTGATACTCCTTGATTAAATTCAATTTCTTCTATACCACGTTTTTCACCTGGTGATAACATACCTGGTCTAACAATAGTATAACTTAGTTCGGATTCATTTTCATACATTAATTTGATTATTTCTTCGCCTTCTTGTTTATTATAACAAGGTTCGCAAATAGTTGAATCTGTATTTTCATATTCGTTTCTTGCGTTTCTTTGACATTTAGCACATATTGATGATACAACTACTAATTTTTTAACACGATTTTTAATAATCTCATTAACAACATTTTTTAAACCGATATCTTCGACATGATTACTTTCTTCTACATATTCTTTATTAGCATCATCTTTATTTACTTTAGGTCTTGAAGCAGCACAGTAAATTACAGCATCAATATCTTTTAAAACTCCTTTTAATGTTTCTGGTTTCATAACATCAATAATAGCATTTTTAATTTTATTTTTTTGTTTAATATTATCAAGAACTAAAGTATTTTTTCCCATATGTTCTCTATCAACTATTTTCATTTCTCTTCTTGTTAAGGCTAAAACCTCTTTATTTTTATTTAATAAATTTCTAATAGTATCACCACCAGTATATCCGGACGCACCAAATACAGCTACTCTTTTGATTTCATTATTATCATTAGCAAAAGCAATTTTAGGATTTAATACTAATGGTGATAAGTAAAGTAAATTACGTCTTGAAATATCATTACTAAATCTTGCTTTAAGATTTAAAATATTAGTTGATTTTCTTAAATTTTTATTATAAAAAATATTTTGTCCTTCTGAAATTAAAAAACCATTTATATTTAATATTTGACTAAATAATAATAGATTCTTAATTATATTTTTTAACATTATTATAATAATATATAATATTTTTTTATATAATATTTAAAGATTATTTAATTATTATTAATTAATGAAAGTATTTATTATTGGTCATAAAGGTTGGATTGCTAAACAATTTATTGATATTTTAAATTATAATAATATTCCTTATTCCTTTTCAAATTTAAGAGCAGAAGACGAAAATATTTATAAAGACATATTAGATTATAAAACAACTCATTTATTTTGTTGTAGTGGGAGAACACATGGAGAAAATTGTGATACTATAGATTATTTAGAAGATAATAGTAAATTAAAAGAAAATATTAATGATAATTTATATGTTCCATTAAGTTTAGCATTTTTCGCTGATAAATATAATATTCATTATACTTATATCGGTACAGGATGTATTTTTAATGATTTAAACAAAAAATATACCGAATATGATAAACCAGATTTTTTTGGTTCTAATTATAGTATTGTTAAAGGATTTACTGATATGTTAATTAAAAATACAAATGCTTTAGTATTACGTATTAGAATGCCTGTATCAAGTGATAATAATAAAAGAAATTTTATAAATAAAATAACAACTTATAATAAAATTTGTAGTATGCCTAATTCAATGACAGTTTTAGATGATATGTTGCCAATTTGTTTAGATATGATGAAAAATAATGAGAATGGTTGTTATAATTTTACAAATCCAGGAAGAATAGAACATAATGAAATATTAGAAATGTATAAAAATATTGTGGATACAAGTTTTAAATGGAATAATTTTACAATTAATGAACAAAATAAAATATTAAAATCAAAACGTTCAAATAATTATCTTGATACAACTAAATTAGAAAATAAATACAAAGTTAAACATATTAGTATAGCTGTTTTTGATTGTCTTCAAAAAATAAAAAAAAATAAATTACAAAGCTAAACATTTAGTACATATATAACTATCTTCATAATCATTATAATATTGACAATAAATACAATTTAAATCAACAATATCACTATATAAAAAATTTAATTTATATGTACAAATATCACAAACTTCATTTTTACAATTATTATTACATATTTTACAACTATTTAATGATAATTTACTGAATTCTATATCCATTTATTAATAATATTATTATCATTTTAAATAAATTTAATTGGATTAGTAACACATATATTATCATTACCAGCATTATGCGAAAAAAAACAATTACATTTAATATGACAAAATTTACTTTTTCTTTTTAAATAAGTAGGTGTATTGGTTTTATTTTTATGAGATAATGCTGTAGTATTATTTATAATATTATTTAAGATATTTGTTAAATTATATGTAGTTTTATTATATTGATAACTAAAAGACAATATATTAATAATGATAAATAATTTTAAATATAAAGACATTATTTATTATTAATATAATTATATTTTTTATATAAAAATGTTCTATTTATTTTATTATGATAAAAAAATTGATTTGGTATTAAAAAATATATACTAAGAATACTGAATTACTTGAAAGAAACCGAATAGAACTCAGCAAACAAATTCTATATTATGAATACTGAAAAGACTATCTCTATTATCAAAAAAAAACGTGGACCCAAACCAGGACAACGTAGTGAATATAATAAATTTGTAAAAGAACATACTATGATTGTTCGCAATAAATATGAATTAATGCCTAGAAAAGAACAAAATATGATTGTTCGTGAAATGTGGGAAAAAAGAAAAAAAATTAATAGTAAAATATATGATATGTGTCCTACTGCTAACGCCGAAGAAATTGAACACCTGGCAAAAGTCATCGAAGAAATGGAAAAAGAAGAATGGTAAAAATATATAAATATATACTGATATATATTATTTAATATGATTAAGAAGTGTTGTGTGTTTTTTATATTGTGTTTAAATAGTGTTTTTTCTTATAAATTTAATTTATTAAATAAAAATATATTTAATAAAAATAATAAACTTATAACAAGACGCAAATTAAATACTTTGTCTCCTTTTATTATAACATATTTAGCTAATAGTGATAAATCTATTGACGAATTACGTAATGAAGCTAATAGAATCATTGAAATTATTGAAGCTCAAAAAAAGTCATTTAGTGATTTACCTGAAATAAATAAAGGACAAGTCAGTAATGAAAATAGTAATACTATGGTAATTAAAGAAATTGATAATATTCTTAATGACTTGTTAATTACTTTTAAAAATAGTGATCCTGATGTTTCTATTAATAAATTAAAATCTTATTGCTCAGATGCTAATGCTATTAAATATAAAAAAAATAAAGATTTAATTAATATATTTAATGATTCAAAATATGGTATTTTGTTTAAAAAATTTAAAAGTTTTGAAATTATTAATTATAATTCTTTTAATGAAGATGATACAGATTTCTGCGACGTAGATGTTAAAATTTCTGCAAGTTATAAAGATTTATTATATAATGGAATTCAATTTAATGATATACATTATGGAGATAATACAAATTTAAATCTAAATAATAATGAAAATATCTGTTATATTATTTATAGATGGAATTTCATAAAAAAAAATAAATATGAATTGTTATCTTGTTATTTAGTTTCTAAAGATTATTGAAATATGTGTTTAATTTTGTTAATACATTAATAACGAATTGTATAATTCTTTTTTTAAAATCAATAAATAATAATTTTTTATTTTGAACTAAAACCGTAAATTTTTCATACTTTTTATTTTTATATATTACCAAATTATTTTTAGTATCAGTACATTTTTGTTTAAATAAGTTATAAATATAAAGAATTGTTGTAAGCATTTTATTATTAAAATGATTAAATAATATTCATTTTTTTAAAAAAATGAATATTATTCTTTATTAAAAAGTTAAAGATAATAAATAATGGTTAAAGATAATAAAATTCAAATTCAAAGATTTAGTTTTAAAAATAAAAAACAAAAAGTAGAATTTATTTGTCCTTGTGGTGGCGGTCAATCATGTATTGTTGATCGTAGAAGAAATAATGATTGGGTTCATGAAGATGATGTATTTAAAGCATATAATTTGCCTTTAAGAAAAAATTGTTTTCAAAAATATTATGATTCGCAATATAAAGTTTTATTTCCTAATTAAGTTTAGGTTCAATTTTAGGTTCTAAATTTTTAAGAGGTATGTCTATTTTTCTACTTTTTTTATCAAAATCTTCCCCTCTTTCATTTTCAAGTTTTGTAAATGTAGTTCCTTTATAATTACCTAAAAACATTTCGGTAATATATTCTTTATTTTCTCTTAAATATTTTAATTTAATTTTATCACCTGGTTTATATTTTCTTAAAATAGCATATAAATCAATTGGAGTATTAATTTCATAATTATCAATTCCTACAATAATATCTCCTACTTGTTCTATTTTTTGTGTTTCATTATTTTTTTTAATTCCTCTTAAACCCGCTTCAATTGCTGGAGAATCATTTGGAACATCTAAAATTAAAAGACCCTTTTCAATAATAGGTAACCCGCTTTTTAAAGATTCGCTTTCAGTTGGATTTCTTTCCATATATGTTATTCCTAGGATTGGTTTTTGTACATAACCTGTTTCAATGATATCTTTAATTGATTTAATAGCTGTATTAATAGGTATCGTAAAACCTATACCTGCTGAAACACCCATTCCTAATGAAGCAGTATTTATACCCAATAGTTCCCCGTTACTATTTAATAAGGGACCACCACTATTTCCTGGATTAATAGCGGCATCTGTTTGAATAACATTATAAATTTTTCTACCAGTAGGTGCTGATAATTCTCTATTTATACCTGATATAATTCCAGTTGTAAGTGTATGATCTTGTCCAAATGGATTTCCAATAGCAAAAGCAAATTCGCCTACATTTATTTTAACGCTTGGATTATAATTAATTAAGGTTAAATCGGTTTTAGGTGCGTCAATTTTTAATACAGCTAAGTCATTATCAGGGTCAATACCAGTTAATTTTGCTTTATATGATACTTTTTCTAAATTTTTTTTAGTAATAGTAACAATAGCATTATCAACTTTATTAATAACATGAAAATTCGTTATAATATGTCCATTATTATCCCAAATGAATCCTGTACCTACACCTTTTGGTAAATTATCTTTCTCTATATTAAATTTTTCACCCATACTTGTGTATTCTGTGCTAATATAACATACAGATGGTACTGTAGTATCATATAGTTCTTTTTGTTTTTCTTCCATATAATTTAATAAATTTTTAGCATAAGCATTTTTAGGAAGTAAAGACAATCCTAGACCAGTATAAAGCATATTTCTTCTTAGAGTATTGTAATCACAAATGGTATTTTTATTAGATTGAATATTATAATTAATAATATTATTAAAAGAATATGAATTTACAAAAGAAAATAATTGATATACTAAAAATAACTTAAACAATTTCATTAATATTATATATGTTATTATTTTTATATAAAAAATGATTATTAATAATAATATTAATATATATAATGCTATATAAATATCTAATTATTTTATTACTTTTAACAAATAGTATTAATTGTTATAAAACTAATTTATTATTACGTAATAATATAGTTAAATGTAATATATGTAATTTAAATGTTGATAAATCAGGTTATATTCCGGAAAATTGTACTATTCCATTAGGATGCCCTTATAATAAAAATAAAAAATATTGACTTATAATAGTATATTATGGTTAAAAAAGTAAATACTAAAAGTAATGAACTAAAAAAAAAAACTAGAAAAGTTATAAAAAAAACTAATGTGAAAGAAGTTAAAGGTGGAAGTAAAGACAGTAGAAATTTTGCTACTCGATTTAATAATTTAGTAAATTTATATTATTTATTACAAATGGTATTAAATATAAGGAAGTATAATAATATCATGGCAATTCCTAATTTTAATAAAATGAATGAAAAAGAAAAAATAGATAATGTTTCTGAAAAATTAAAGGAAATTATACTTAGTGAAACAACGTATAGATTTGCGAGAAAAAAAGAAGAACAATTAAATATTTTTGCTGAAAGTATTAAAGAAAATTTAACTAATACAAAATTTGGGAGGACAAAAAATAGTGGATCTGTAGAAATTGATGCTTTTATAAACATTAGAATAAGATATATTAAAGATAAAATCATTTGGTTTATTAATAAAGGAGATTCCCGTATTTTTAATTTTAAATATAGCATTTTTCGTAAAAATTTGAAAAAAAATAAAAATGATGATGAATATAGGATAGAAGAAGATTTTATAAGTGATTTATTTTTGGGTGATATTCATTTTTATTTAAGAAATACTTCTACGTCAGTACGTGATTTCACGGATAAAGAGTCTGTTTTTGTTGATAATAGATCTAAATATAGATTAAAGTCTATAGATTTTAACATAATAAATGACGATAAAACTAAATTAAGAATATTTTACACAATGCTAAAATTTATTTTCTACGAAGATAATTTAAGAAAATTGATAAATTGTCCTTCTGAATTAAATTTTTTTATGTATAATGATAATAAAGTCATGAATTTGTCAATAAAAAAATCACAATTATATGACTGGAATAAAAGTTGTAATGAAAATCAAGAAAATGATAATGCAACTATACAAAAATATATAAATGATAAAATGCCTATATTTAATTCAATTAATGATGAAAAAGATTATCGTGTAACAATACTTTATAATAAATATTTAAAATACATTAAAGAAACAAATAATGCTTTATGTATTAGTTCATTCTTAGAATTTATTGGTTATAAATTTAGTAAATTGCCAGAATTAATAGAAAATAATGGAAAAGAAGAACGTAAAAAAGAGATTAAAGAAGCATTAGATAATATCTTTAATATATTTATAAATACATATCTTTCGGATATAAATAATGTATCATCGATAAATAAAGAACTTACTTTTTCAGAATTATCGAGGGAATTAAATATATTACATGATAAAATATTTTTATTAGATGATTTAAAAGTTAGTGATTATTCAAAATCATATTTTTATAATACTAGTGAAAAAGAAAAATTTGTGAATCAATATAGTAAATTTATAATGGAAATTTATAATAAATTTTTTAAAGATCAAAAAGAATGTAATGAAGAAATTAAAGAAGAATCTGAAAAAGAATTTAAAAAAAAATTAAAAAATCATATTAAATACTATGTAAATGGAGAAAAATATCAAAAAATATTACTTAGATCATTATTTATTAATAATATAAGAAATATAAAAACTGATGAAGAACATGAAAAATATTTTACCGATTTAAGTAAAGATTTAGAGAATATTCTTGCGAATTTTATTAAAGTAAAAAAAACAGGGCGGTTTAATAATAATAATAAAGATAAAGAAAAGATATTTAATTTATTTAAAAAAACAAAAGATGCTTTAGATAAATTTAGTAACTGTAAAAAATTTTATAAAATAATAATTGATATTGATACACCCACTATTCTACCAGAAGATTATGATAATATAATGTTACAAGTAATAACTGATAAATTATCTGAAGAAGGCATCGCCCCTGGTGGCAATAGTGAAAATATTTTAAAAAAAATTAAAAATCTAGAAGGTCTAAAAATATACACTAATATCTCAAGAATAGTTTATTTTAATAATAGTAGTGTAAAATCTATTCCTAATTTTTTTAATGATAATCCGGAATTTGTTAATTTTGTTATAAAAACAATAAATATAATATATTCAAATTGTACGGTTATAGAAGAATTAATATTAGTATATTTATTTAATTTTTTAACATATAATATAAAAGAAGAAAATAAAAGATTTATTGAAGAAGATGAAACGTATAAAAAACTTGATGAATATATAAAAAATTTAAAAAGACAACCTGTGAGAAGGCAGAATAACTCCTCCTCCCGTCATCCTAACATGGCCCTCCTCCCGCCCATCTCCTCCTCTTCCTCCTCTTCCTCCTCTTCCTCCATTCCACCTTCTCCACTTGTGCCTCCAGCGCCCCAATCGCAGGATTCCCTCGACAATTATAACTCTTTGCAACGTCGGCAGGATTCCTCCCGCATCCCTCATCGTATGTCTTTGCTACAACCGGATAGTTCCTCCGTCTCTTCTGGCTCTTGGCCACAATCGCATAATTCCTTCGGCGAGCATTTTTCTCCTATCCGTCATAGCAATATGCAACAACAACGGCAGGGTTCCTACACCCATTATGGCGCTCCGGCCGCTATCGTCTCCTCCACGCCTTCAAGAGCTGTGCGACGATCGCAAGATTCCTCCATCGCTTCTGGCTCTTCGCGACAATCGCAGGGTCACCAAGCCGCTTTTGGTGCTTTTGGCGCTTCGCTAGAATCGCGTCCTCTCCATATCGCTACTGGAGGAAAAGATAAAAATAAAAAAAAACTAACACAAAAAGAAAAAGCTAAAAAAGCGAAGGAAAAAGAAAAAGAAAAAGCTAAAAGGGAAAAAGCGAAAGAAAAAGCTAAAATGGAAAAAGCGAAAGAAAAAACTAAAAAGGAAAAAGCGAAAGAAAAAACTAAAAAGGAAAAGGCGAAAGAAAAAGCTAAAAAGGAAAAGGCGAAAGAAAAGGCTAAAAAGGCGAAAAAGGTAACAAAAAAAAAATGAATGTTATTACCAAATTATTTTTATTAATGAATAATAATTGTGATATTAAAGATGAACTTAGACTACTTTCTAAGGAAGAATTAATTGAATTAAAAAATATAATCAATGATATGACAAAAAAATGCGATTGTGGAATTAAACTAATTAAAAAATATAAAAATACAGGATTATGTAGAGTTTGTACTTGTATCGTGAATCGTAAAAAAATATATAAATTATAAAATATTATATATATTATATATGTCAAAAAAAATCATTATATTTTTTATTTTAAATATAACTAATATATATTCATTTACCAATATATTTTATAATAATAGAGTAATTGGGTTTAAACCACTTGCTTTAATCGATAATAATCCATATATTGAACAATATAATAAATTTTTCAAAAATGATGTTGAAAATATAAGATATAGTAAATTTTTATTTAAAGTACAAAATGGTGATATAAAAAAAACCTTTTTTGCTAATGACGGAACTAAATTATATATTTATGATAAAGAAAATAATAAATATAAAATAGATAAAATACCAAATGATAAAGATTTAATTACTATTTTAAATAAAAATAATATAGAAATTGAAGTTGAAAATTATATGGGAAAAATGTATGTAGAAACTTTGAAATTTATTATTATTTATCTTGCTACATCTTATATTGTTCTAAGACTGACAAGATATATATTAACAAATAATAATCAAGAACAACAATATAAAAATAGGAAAGAAAATATAAATATTACATTTGATGATATTGCTGGTATTGATAGTTCCAAATATGAATTACAAGAAGTTGTAGAATTTCTTAAAGATGATGAATTATATACTTCACTTGGTGCTACAATTCCTAAAGGTATTTTATTGGAAGGACCTCCTGGAACTGGAAAAACCTTATTAGCAAGAGCAGTTGCCGGTGAAGCAAATGTTCCTTTTTATTCTACATCAGGCTCAGAATTTATTGAATTATTTGTGGGTACAGGAGCATCAAGAGTTAGAGAATTATTCAATAATGCTAAACAAAACTCACCTTGTATTATATTTATTGATGAAATTGATGCGATTGGAAGACAACGAGGAAATGGAATGAATACTAATGATGAAAGAGAACAAACTTTAAATCAATTATTAACGGAAATGGACGGATTTGAAGGAAATACAGGGGTAATTGTTATAGCAGCTACAAACAGAGGAGATATATTAGATAATGCTTTATTAAGACCTGGGCGTTTTGATAGAAGAATTTTTGTTGATAATCCTGATTATGAAGGTAGAATAGAAATATTAAAATTATATGGGAAAAATAAACCAATGTCAGAACAAGTTGATTATGAAGAAATAGCACAAAGCACTCCTAATTTTTCAGGAGCAAGATTACAAAATTTACTAAATGAGGCTGCTATTTTTACGGTAAGAAATAATGAAACAGAAATAACAAATAAAAATATATATGATGCTTTAGATAAAATTACCATTGGAATTGCTAAAAAATCAAGAGAAAATTCTTTAAAAAATAAAGAATTAGTAGCAGTTCATGAAGCTGGACACGCTATTGTCGCTTTTAATAAAAAAAATTATGATAAAGTTTCAAGAGTTTCAATTATACCACGTGGTAATGCCGGTGGTGTTACTATTTTTACACCAGATGAAGAAAGAATTTCTTCAGGACTATATACAAAAGATTATTTAGAATCATTAATAGAGGTTGCTTTAGGTGGAAGAATAGCAGAAGAGGTAATATTTGGAATTGATGAAATTACAACAGGAGCAAGTAATGATTTGGAAAGAATAACATCTGTTGCAAGAAATATGATAATGGATTATGGAATGAATAAGGAAATAGGTCATTTAAATATAAATGATATGGAAATATCTATGTCTTTAAAAAAAAAAATAGATGAAGAAATCTTAAAATTAGTTAATAATAGTTATAATAATGTAAAAAAACTATTATTAGAAAATAAAGAAAATATTAAAAATGTTGCTAAAAAATTAATAGAAAAAGAAACTATTACAGGTGAAGAATTTGAGAATATTTTAAAAGATAATTATGATTTATCAGTACTTCCATAACCTCCTTCATTGCGATCTGTTTTTTCTAATTTATTTAAATCATCACAATAAATTAATTCAGAATATACTTGTTTTTTAAGTATAAATTGACAACATTTAAAAGGCATAACTAAATCATCTTTGGTATTATCTATTTTAGCTAATGCGATAAAAATATTACCAGTATAACCTTGGTCTATAATACCTACACTATTTGCTAACATATAACCAGATTTACTTAAAGAACTTCTGGGAAATACTTCAACATAATAGCCATTTGGTATTAATAACTTAATACCGGTATCATATAATATTGTATTATTTGTTAATTTTTTTACTTCTTTGATAATAGTTAAATCATAACCAGCATCTGAGTTTCTATTTTTAGAAGGTAAAATAGCGTCATTATATGATTTAAATACTTTAATTTTAGGCAATTCGTATCCGTTATTAATAATATCTATGTATTTATAATAATTATTATGATTATAAATTTTATCAATTTTGTTATATAAAAGTCCTAATAAATCAATACAATTTACATTTTCGTATAATATATGATTATCAAATAAGATATATGGTAGATTAATTTTATCATATATAGTTTTAATAAATTCTTTGTCTTCATAATTTAAAATTAAATTACATATATTATTATCTGAAAATAATCTACCACGTATTTCTAAATAAGCTAAAATGAAACCATAAATATTTTCTTTACAATTTTCAAGAAAATCGTAGATATTATTAGAAATATTTGTAATATCAGTTATTAATTCTTTATTTTGAATTATTAATTTATTAATTTCTTGACTAATAGCTAATTCTGAAAATAATTTTTTTAATTCGTCTATAACACCACTATAATTATTTGTTAGATTATAATTTAATATTATACTATCCTGATTTTTATTATAATTAAAATAAATTAATCCATAAATATAGGTTTTATTATTATTTAAGTTATTTAAATCAAAATATTTAGTATCAATATTCGCATCATTATTTTTATTAATATATTTAATCATCGGGTCTTACAATATTAAATTATATATAAATCATTTTTTTAAATAAAAAAATTATACATACCGCTACTAAGGTAATACGTATTAACAGCGATTCCTCTTAATCCTAAATTAAGATTCTTGACAGATTGTCTTCTGTATAATACGCATTAGTAATCCTTTTTTGCTCAACAATACACGAAGTCTTTAGATACTTATAGTCAAATACGGTATAATAGCCGCGTTCTAAAATTTTATCACTTCTTCCGGTACCTAATATCTTCGCATAAGTTGATATATGTATAACTTTTTTGTTGCCTTGCTAATCTGGCTCGGCTCTATAATTATAATTTTACTTTATAAAAATCATTTTTTTTATATTTAGATGATTTTTAGAACAATATAAGTAACTGATACTAAAAATGTTCTAAAATTAGCTAAAAACTGAAAAAAATGACAGTTTCTCAACAGAAATACACTAAGGCATCATGAACAGCTACTTGGACACGCTTCCCAACGACTGTATGGAGATTATTCTCACCGAGAGAATCTCTACCATTGAGAAAGAACTAGAAAAGATCAACAAAGAAATTTGCAAAGAGCTCAAGAACAAATACAAAAAAGAAAAAAAACGCAACCCAAGGAGGTTCAATATCAATGCTCTTCGTGCGGCAGTCAATTACCACGTTTATAAAACTGGTGTTCGCTAAATTACACACACACACACACAACACACCACAATACATGTTATATATATTTTTTATTTCATAAATTTATCAGCTTTAATAGGTTCTTTACATAAAATATCTCCACAGTGGTCTCTATTTTGATAGATACTATTGATAATAGTTTTATTATTATTACAACTTTTAAGATTCCATCTACCTAATTTAGTTATATTTTTATTATAATTAAAGATATATTTAATAAACTTTTTGATCATATTTATATTTAAATAATATTAATAAATCATTTTTTATTAAATTTTATTTGATTTACTTTTTGAACTAATATTACTAACAGCTGAAAAATAACTACTTGTTGAATTTGATCTTGATCTTGTTCTTGATCTTGATCTTGTTTTTGATCTTGATTTAGATTTATATTTAAACATAGACATATCATATTTTGGTAAACGCATTGTTTCTGGTTTAGTAGATAAATAAATAGTAGTTTTTTCAGGTGATTGTGTTTTGTTTAGACTTTTTTTTAATCTATATTTATATGGTGATATAGATTTAGAAAGGGATTTAGATGAAGATTTAGAAAGGGATTTAGATGAAGATTTAGAAAGGGATTTAGAAGGAGATTTAGAAAGGGATTTAGAGGGAGATTTAGAAAGGGATTTAGATGAAGATTTAGAAAGGGATTTAGAGGGAGATTTAGAAAGGGATTTAGAGGGAGATTTATAAGGATTGCTATATTCCGTTTTATTTATTTCTTTCTTTTTCTCTTCTCTTATATAATTAGCTAATTCAAATGCTTCAATATCTGTATTATAAATATGTTTGAGAATTTTTCCTGCTAATATCATCTCTTCCTTACTCATTTTTTCAGAACAATCTTTAAATTTTGTTGTTAAAATTTCGCCTTGTATATCTTTTTCAATTTCTTGAGATAAAGATGTTTTATTATATATATTTTTTGATGTAAAATATCCATATCTCGGTGATTTTAAAAGCCTACATAAATGTTTAACATCATCGATACTAACAAAATATCTTTTTTTTATTTTTTTATAAAAATCAATATCAGTCAATTTAGATAATTTATCATAATCATATAGTATTTTTCCATAAAATAATTTATTTGGATTATCTTTTGTTTTTGAATATTCTTCATAAATAAGTGATTTCTTAAGGATATCTTCTCTTTCTTTTAGTGATTTAGATTCATAATATTTAATATAAAATAAGTCAGGTTTTTCTTTTTTAGGCATATATTTTTCCTTTATTTCTTTTAATTTACTTTTAATATTACTTAATTTTGGATATCTAATACCCAAAACTAATTCTGGTATCGTTTTAAATGGCAATACTCTATGTCTTACCTTTTTTTTCCCAAAAGGCATATAATCTGTCATATTACTATTTAATAAGTATAAAATAAAGAAAAAAATATATTATAATATTTATATGAATAATTATAATATTATTAATAATCAAGGTAATAATGAAAAAATAGATAACATTTTACTACAAAAGTTATCTTGGTCAAAAAAGGAATTGATATATTCACGCGAAGTATATCATTATATACATAATAAATATTGGTATTTATCAATATCTGTAATTATTTTATCAAGTGTATTAACAATTGTTGAATCTACAAAATTGATATTTTTAGAATCAAGTGACAAATTAACTATATCAAATAACACTTCTCAAGATTTTAATAACAAATTTACTTATAGTATAACAAAAAATGAATTGGATTGGAACTTGGCATGTGATTTATTCGCATTATTTACAGGTGGTTTAATAACATTAATAATGAGTTTAATAAGATTTAATAAGTATCAAATTAAAATGGAATTAATAAGTAATCGTTTAATGCAAATATCAAATTATGATATAGCAATAAAAATTCTTAAATATAAACATGAAAATAATTTAAATAAAATAAATTATGATAACAATATTCATGCTGAATTATTAAAACTAGAAAAAATAATAATACCCGATAGCGAATTAATGAAAATATTATCAGAAAATAAAGAAAGAGAATTGCGTTCTTACTCCGAAAAAATAGTTACAAAAGGTCCAGAATATAATTCATTTACAAAAACATTAGGTAAAATATTATGTTGTATCAACAGAATTAAATACGAGGATGATGATAAATTTAAATATAATAATGAAAATAGATATAATAATGATAATATTTTAATTAGAAGTTTATATAAAAAATCTGTTAATAATAATACTCAAATGGGAGTAAAAGGTGATATTGTTACTAAAACAGAAGACGTGATAATAACTGATTTAAGTAAAAATAATATAGATAATAATATTAAAATAGATAGTGACAATAGTGATACTAAATCCACAGACGATAATTATGCATAATACTAAAAATGTTATAAAAAAATGATTATCTATTAAAAAATGATTATTAATAAAAAAAAGTAAATACAAGCAATAGCTATGACTACTACCGAGCAGATCATCACTACTTTCACCGAGCAGGTCGATACCAGCAAGGAATATACCCGTGTGGAACTTAGTAAAATGCTTACTGAGATTTACAATAATCTCAAGGGCAAGAAAGCTAAGGGCAATGGGGAGGAAAAAAAGAAAAAGGAGCCTTCAGCTTACAATCTCTATCTCAAAGAGCAAATGTCAGTTGTGAAGGAAGAATTTCCCGACCTTTCTGGCAGAGAGCTAATGAAAAAGATTGGGAAGATGTGGAAGGAAAAGAAGGAAAAGGAAAAAAAAGTAATCGCGAAGGTTACAGAAATTTGGAAAAATAAAGAAAAAAGCAAAGAAGAAGTAGATGATGAAGTGAAGGAGGAGGAAGTTAAAGAAGTAGAGGAAGAAGTGAAGGAGGAGGAAGTTAAAGAAGCAGAGGAAGAAGTGAAGGAGGAGGAAGTGAAGGAGGAAAAAAATAAGAAGGGAAGGAAACCCAAAAATACTAAAGAATAAATAGATTATAATGTATATATAATTATATATTATGTGTTATATATTTTTTATATTTAATATATTATAAATGGTTCTTTATTTATAATATTATTAGGAGTTTTAAATGTATACAAATCGTCTTTTAAAGATGTTTTACTATCCAAAGTGTAAAATAATTTAAACATTAATGTTTGAAAAACATATTGTGGAAATGTTTTATCTTCGTCTTTAGTAATAAAAGAATATCTTGATATATCATTTTTAAAATTTAATATAATATCTTCTGTCTTTTTATTTGGTAAATTAGAATATATCCCCCAACCATTCATTTTCGATAAAAATGCGTGTGTTATTCTGTAATAATCACGAAGTAAATAAGAACCTATTTCTCTATTTGTAAATTTATTTTCTGGCCTCGACAACCCATAATCATATATAATAATATTATAACCACTAGATTTTAAATAAAATGTCATATTACCAAATTTGTATTGATAATAACCAATGTCATTATTTTTTTGATATAAAAAGTTACCATAATGAGCGTCACGATGAACATAATTTAAATGAGATTGAAATGTGCCAATTGATATAAATACTTGTATTAATAAATTAAATAATAATTTTTCATTATTTAATATTTCTTTTTTTTCAACTAATGTTTTTAAATCACCATGTGCTAATTCATTTATAGATACCAATTTATGTTTATTTTGTCTAATTTTTTTAGTACCATCATAATCAATTATACTATCTTTTAAACATTTAGCATAATTATAAACAGCCGCAAAATGTTTTGATTTTTTTGTTAATAATAGTTCATTTGTTAATTTTATCATTAGTTCTATTTCAATATTATTATCATCTATATTTTCCATTACTTTAGTAACTATGGAATATCCTCCTAAACTTTCTTTAATACTTGATAAATATATAGAACCATATACACTTTCAGTACCTATTTTTTTTACTAAATCAATTACATTTTTAATTGTATAACCTTTGCTACCATTTTTAAAAGTTTTTGTTTCAATACAATCATTTTCTTTTATATCAGTCAATCTCGATTTCAAATATTTCGCAAATCGAACACGATTATCAAGGGTATATTTATTTTTAATTAATTTATCTCTTAAAAAACGTTGTATCCTTCGTGCTTTAGAATTTTTTTTTGTTTTACTTGTAGTTTTAGATATTTCTTTAAATATAGGAGTTTTTGATTCAGCTTTTATTACATCTTTTAAAAAAATATTAACATGAAGATTCTTTGGTTTTTTTTGTAATTTTCTTCTTAAAACTGATTGTAATAATTTTATTTTAGAATTTTTAGTTTTAGTTTTACTATTTTTTTTAGTTTTAGTTTTACTAATTTTTTTAGTTTTAGTTTTACTAATTTTTTTATTTAATTCTATAAATTCACTTATTGTGACTAATTTCCCTTTGTATTTAACATATTCTTTTGAACTATTTGATTTTTTGTAAATACATCTTTCTTTTCCTAAAATCATTTTTGTTTCACAATTTAATGGTTTTCTACCACCTCCTTTAATCATTTTACTATTAATTATGAATATTTTATATTATAAATGGCTCTTTATTTATGACATTTTTTGGTTTATTATGTATAATAATATCATTTGATACTAATGAAGATTGTTTAAAAATATATTTCAATAAATGTTTAAAATATTCTCCTTGATTATTATATTCAGTATTTTTAATATTAAAAAGTTCATATATTAATCTTCCAATTATATCTTCTACATTTTTTTTTGGTAAATCACTCCATTTGCCCCAACCACCACGATTACTTGATAAAAACGCATGTGATATTCTATAATAGTCCATTTTGATATAATAATTTTTATTAATACCTTGGAAACTATCTACTTTTCTTGATAAACCAAAATCATATATTATAATATTATACCCACACGCCTTTAAATAAAATGTGAAATCATTAAATTTATATTGATAATAACCAATATCATTATTTTTTTGATATAAAAAGTTTCCATGATGAGCATCAAAATGAATATAATTAATTCTGTTCTGAAATGTAGCTATAGAAATAAATGTTTGAATTAATAAATTAAATAATAATTTATTATCACCTGCTATATCTCTATTTTGTAATAATGTTTTTAAATCACCGTGAGCTAATTCATTAACGGATACTAATTTTTCTTTTGCTTTTCTTTTATCATTTTTTCCATCATATCTTATAATTTCCTTTTTAGAACATTTAGCATATTTATAAACGGCGGCGAAATGTTTTGATTTTTTAGTTAGTAATAATTCTTCTGTTATTTTATACATAAGTTTAATTTCTTGTAAATTATCAGAATTACTACTCATTGTTTTCGTAACAATTGAATAGCCACCTAAACTTTCTTTAATACTTGAAAGATAAATAACACCAAATACACTTTCCGTTCCTATTTTTTTTACTAAATCAATTACATTTTTAATTGTATATCCTTTGCTACCATTTTTAAAAGTTTTTGTTTCAATACAATCATTTTCTTTTATATCAGTCAATCTCGATTTCAAATATTTCGCGAATCGAACACGATTATCAAGTGTATATTTATTTTTAATTAATTTATCCCTTAAAAAACGTTGTATCCTTCTTGCTTTAGAATTTTTTTTTGTTAAAGAAGTTTTCTTAGATAATTCTTTAAATATAGGGCTTTTTGATTCGGCTTTTATAACATCTTTTATAAAAATATTTTTATGAAGTGTTTTCGGTTTATTTTCAGGTTTTTTATTTGTAATACTTTTAATTGCGTTGATTATATCGTTTTTTATTGACATTTTTTTTTTAGAACTTATTTTTTCATTTTTTTTAATACGAATTATACATCTGCCTGTTAATGGATTACACGTTTTTCCTTTTTTCTTACATTCTTCGTTTTTTTTACTATTACATTTATTACTATTTTTTGTTAATTTTTTAGGTTTAGATGATTTACTTTTTTTTTTAGATAATTTTTTATTTATTATACATCTACCTGTTAATGGATTACACATTTTTCCTTTTTTCTTACATTCTTCGTTTTTTTTACTATTACATTTATTACTATCTTTTTTAGAGCTTTCTTTTTTAAATTTTAATAACCTTTTACATTTTTCTTTTTTAGTACCATATTGAGGTAAATGTTTCTTTTTTAATAATTTATCTATTTCTTTACCTTTTAACTTTTCGCATGACGATTGAGATAATTTGTTTTGACTAAAATTCATTTTCTATTAGATATAAAAGAAAAAAAATGATTATATTGATTTTATAATATTATTATAAAATGTTATCAGAGTTTTACGATGAAAAAGCAAATGATGTATATTTCTATATCGGTGGTTTAGAAGATGAAATTAATAACTATATCGATTTAGATAATATTGAAGATTATTATAATAATGAAGAATATACTGATGATTATTATGAAGAATTAGCAGATTATTATGATAGTTATTATGATGATTATAATGATTATTAGATATTAATTATCAATTACGTGTTTTAAATTTTCATTATATAAAAACATATTAAGTAATTTATATCTTTCAAATGGTGTCATAATTTTAATATATTTTTTTATGTATTTCAATTCTTTTTTCTTCATTCTAATATTAGCAAATTTACAATATTTATCTATATATTTTAAGTCTTCATTATAAATTAATAATATATACCATAATATATCATCTATTAATAGATAAGTTCTTTCTATATACTTAATAGTTAATACATAACTTCTAATATCTTCTAATAAATTTTCGGGATAATTATAAATAACTTTTTCATAAACTTTATCAAGAATACAATCTGGCAGTTTATCCCATACTATAGACATAATATATATTATAATGTAAATAAAAAATTCATTTTTTTATTCTTTAAAATATAATAATCTTATTAATCTATATCTATCATCTGTACTAATTTTCATAATATATCTTTTAATATAATATAATTCCATATTACTATTGATTATATTTTCATATTTATTATGTATAGTCTTATTATTATTTTTTTCTTTATCATAATATAACATTAAATACCATAATAGTTCTTTATATTTATTATCATTATTTATAATAATATTACCTTTAATAAAATTAATTGTTAATGTATAACTTCTAATATCTTCTAATAAATCTTTATTTTGTTTATAAATAATTTTACTATAAATATTATCAAGAATACAGTCTGGTAATTTATCCCATATTAACGTATTCATAATTGTATTATTATAGATTATAATTTAATATCATTTTTTATAATATATTTCTATAAATTAATGAAAAAGAAAATAGTAATTTTAATATTAATAATAATTATTATTATTACTTTAATAATTAATAAAAAATCTATAGAAAATTTTAAAGACTATTTATATAATAGTGATTTTTATAAATCTATCAAATTAGATAAAATAGATGTTTATTCCCCTTATAACGGTGATTCATTATTTAAAATATATTTAAATAAAGAATATGATGTAATATATAAAAAATCTCAAGAAGGTATTCGAAAATATATTAATATAGATGAATATAAAGATATAATATATTCTCTTAAAGATACTTTTATTATTAATAAATATATATATAAACCTGAAAATATATATATTGAAGATGATGGTAGTTATTATTCAATTTATATTGTAAATGGTGTTACATTATATGATATTTTATATAATAATAAAAAAATAGATAATAAAACTAAAGATAAAATTATAGAAAAATTAGGAATATTAAGAGATGATTTAAATACTTATATTAATAATTATAATTTATTTGGCGATTGGAATCCTTCTAATATTATGTATAATTATGATGATGAAAATTTATATAATATAGATTATGAAGGTTTTGGTACTATTGGTTACTTTCATATAGCACCATATAATGAAAAAAATCCGTTTGATTATATTAACAAATTAATATTACAAATTAACGAGATTTAGCAATAAGTTCTAATGCGGATTTATATTTTGGTGGAATAGGTTTTAATTTTTTTTTATTTGTTATTTTAATTATAGTATCCTTATCTGTATTATTTGTTGATAATATAATAGTAATGTTATTAGACATTATTTTAATTTTAAAATAAAATAATAAATCATTTTTTAACAACTTGTTAATATAAGTTCGTAATAATTTATTGTATTATCATAATCAATATTATATAAATTGTCGATAATGTCTTTATAGTTTAATTTTTTTAATTTTTTTAGATATATGTGACAATCATTATCAGTTTCACAAATTGATTTAGAAGTTTCTATTAATATATCAAAATATGTTGGATTATCCAAAACTTTGC